TGTGCCGGGTCAAGCGCCCGGTGCGCGGCTCAGAGGAATACGAGGAAGTGCTGCTCTGGGCTTCCGGCAAGAAAATGAACGTGGCGCTGGAGCGCGCCAAGCGCAATCCGGAAGACGTGCCTCAGCAGTCCTGGTTCAGTGACCTGACGGACTGAGTCAGGTACAAAGAGAAGACCCGCAGGGTGTGTTGCCTTGCGGGTCTTTTTATACTCGAAGTATAAAATCAGGCGTTCATCCAGGCGTCCCAGGCAGCCAGGAACTCCTGGCGGTACTGCTCCGCCTGCTCAATCATGCCGGGTATCTTGCTGACGTCGTCCAGCTCCCCGTTGGTGACGCACGGATTGAAGTAGTTAAACGAGTGGTACCCGATGTTCTTTCCCCAGTACCTGGTGGCCATCTCGTTGGACAGCGTGACATAGGGCACGATCACGTCCGTGGCCAGTCCCAACAGGGTCAGTCCATTGTACCGCTTCGTAGTCATCGGAGTGTCGTCCACATCCCGTCCAGTGCCAAGCATCAGCACGTCCATGTCACAGAACTCGACTCCGCGCTTCGCTTTCAGTGCCGTGGTCGTGGTCAGCAGCGGGGCCACCTCGATCAGGCCTCCGTCCACCATGCACTTGCCGTTCCGGTCACGCCCCTTGTAGTAACTGGGTGCTGCAGCCGAGTCCGCTGCCGCGTCCCTGAGGAAGATGTTGCCGTCCTGCGGTGTGATGTTGTCGTAGACCTTGTAGGAGTCGTCGGTCAAGTTCAGCGCCGGCATCAGGATGTCCAGATACGGATAACGGTCACGAACGTCCCTGATGAGCTCGTCCCCGATCATGTCCCTGAGCACTTCGTCCAGGCTGTCCGAGTCGTAAGTGGGACAGGCCAGCGGACTGATACGGGCCATAAAGCGCTTGTCGAAACAATCGGCGGCCCTTTTCTGGAACTGCTCGTCGACCTCGGTGAAACTTCTCCCAGCCGCATAAGCGGCCACCAGTATGGCCCCGATCGAGCATCCTGACAACATGTCCACCTTGTCCAGATTCTGCTGGTCCGGTGGGAGCATACTGAGGAAGTGGGCTGGCAGACAGCCGAATATTCCTCCGCCACAGATAATTAGAACTCGCTTACGTTTGCTGTTCATAATATGCCTCCTTTATATAGCGCCAGCATCAAGTGCACAGTAAAAAAGAAAACAGGGCCCTTGCGGGCCCCGTACCGGAGATCAGCAGCGCTCTTTGAGCTTGGTGATTTCCTTAAACAGCTTGATTGCAGCTGTCAGTGATATTGCAGCAGTGATTGGCGCTGCGATGCCGAGAAACACAGAGCCCTCTCCCTGAGGGAGCTCGATGAGCAGCTGGTTTACCGCGATGCACAGAAGCATCAGCGTAGCCAGCAGCGCCTGCCAGCACTCGCAGTACATGGACTTGAGCTCGTCCTTGCGGCAATGCTCTTTATAGCCGGCCAGGACTCCCAGCCCTGCAACGCAGAGCCCCATTATACACAGCAGTGAAGTGCTCATTTCTTCTTTCTCCTATTCTTGGCTTTGTTCTCCAGGACCTCCCGGTAGATGTGGACCTGGTCCTGGAGATCAGCATTGCGTTTCTCCAGCCAGGTAACATGCTGGTTGCGTTTATTAAGTACGGACTCGGTGAACTCCAGCCTGGGTTTCAGGTCCAGCACCTTGTCCTCCAGGGCGGCAGCGTGGACGGCTGTCAGGCAGAACGCCCATACCACGTACAGAACCAGATACACTGGAACTGCAATAAGAGAGAACCAGTGGTCCTGTACGACGGCCAGGCGCCCCATGTCCAGGATCATGTAGATCCACAACGAGGCAACCACAATGGCGCACCCGTTGGAGATCCCGGCGTATGCGATGGACGCTTTCCGGTTTTCCGGCTTACGTCCCAGAGTCATGAAACCCAGCCGGAAGAACCCGGCCAGGAACATAAACACGAGTGCGATTATCTCAAGTACGCTCATGTTGCACCTCTCAGTCGTCAATCTTGCCATGATTGCCGAACAGCTCGGCAAGGGACGGATCTACGACGTCGTCGTCTGAGGAATCGTCCTCGGGCTTGACCCGGAACAAATTCGGATATTCGATATCCGGATCGTTCTGGTCTCCTTCGTCCAGATGAGGATGAGCGTTGTACTTGGCCAGCACGTCATTCGCGTGCTGGAGATCCTCCTCGGACAGCTCCTGGTCCAGAAACCAGTCCATGTGCAGCGCAGCATGCGCCAACGTGGCGCAGATGCCCTCGTCCGTCTTGATCTGTTCGTGTGCCTTGTCGAGCTTCTCCATGACGTCGGACAGGCCTTTCGGCTCGCCCTGCTTTATGCAGGCATGTTTCAACTGCCATGCCGTTACAGGTCCCATGATGCGATCGATCGCGGGACCCATAGTGATAATGGCAACAGCAAGATTGTGGTCGCCCTGCTGAATGAATTCTCTCCAGGTCATTTTCAATTCTCCTCTTTATACTGGGTTATGTAATCGATGTATGCAGCCTTCTCCGTTCTGCGGAGATGGCCTTTGGTGCATTCGCAGGCTACGGCGAAACCGCCTGCTTCCGCCGCACCTGACGACAGATACAGCATGGGCGGGATCTTCATCACGTAGATCCGAGCCCTGCACCGAGGACACACATGCAGGTCCTTGGTGCTGTGAAACACCAGGAACTGCACGTGCGGTTGCAGCTTCGCCCATGCCTGCAACAGCAGGATGAGAAAGCCGAGAACGAAAAAGAGCCCGACCAGGATGATCAGGCTCCACTGGGCGAAAGATACAAACCACGGGTCAAGCATTGGGTATACCTCCTTTGTTTTGCTTGATTATGATTGCGGGCGGCACATTGTAGTACCGCACCTGCACCTGATGACTGCCGCACAGACTACCTAAAACGGTCATCTGCACCTTGAAGTCCGGATCCACGGTTTCACCCGGTTCCACATAACATACCGGAATCATGTCACAGCTTCCGTGTATGCCGAGTTCGTGCACCAGCAGCTCGTGCCACTTGATGACCAGCTGCTTGTCAGCGTACCCTGAGAGACGAACGTCAATGTCGAAGCCTTCATGCGGAGCCACCAGCTTGCAGCAATCAAAGAGCTGCTCCAGCTTGTAGAAGCTGGTGGACTTCGGGACCTGCAACAGGAACAGCGCCCACAACCTGTAATAGGCTGAGTACAGCTGACGCCGCTGCTCATTGTCGAGCGGCCCACTGGCAGGTATGATGAGACGGCCTGACAGCTGGACCAGTTTGTTATCGATCTTCATAGTTATACTCCTTTTCTGATCGGTTCCAATAGAGACCCGTTCTTTACCTGGATGTCATACACAAGGTTCGTATCCAGGTACAGTCTCACTACTCCATTACAGTGCGGATACGGCTCCAGCAGCTCGTACGCCCAGTTGGTGAACTCACGGATTCTGGACGCGTAGCTGATGCAGGTGGCCCGGTGCACCGTCTGGGTGAAGTGCAGCCAGGAAGCCCTGATCTGCTTCGCCTGACGGAACAGCATGTCGGTCTTGTTGATGTACCGACGCGCCATCCGGTAAGCCGTGGACGGTCTGTAGTTCGTGCCCCAGGGATCGACCAGGAGCACGATACTGCACGGTACCCAGGTCGGGTTACTCATGGCGGGCCTCGTTGTCCAGCCGGGTGAAGTACCGCTGGATGCGTTCCTGTCTCTGCCTGCGGATCTCCCGGCAGATCCACTCCAGCGTGGAGAGCCTGGCCGAGATCTCCTGCAGCGCCCTGTCCTGCCGTTTCGGGCAGGTGAACAGGAACGTGCGGAGGGTGGCGTTGTCAGTCTCCTGCAACAAGGACTGCAAGCTGCGCACCATGTTCTTCAGGACGCGAGTCACATCTGCGTCCTGGTCCATCTTTGCAATGATGTTCCTGCAGGTTTCGGTACGGCGGAGAATCCCGTACAGGGTCTTCTCCACCGCCTCACGCCGGTGCTCCGGAACTTCTTGGAAAAGGGCGTTTACGAACTGCTGGGCTTTCTTCTGGGAATACTCTTTGTCAAACATGTTATACCTCCTTGCTTGACTGGGGCCCACCAGGGGCCCCGTGTTTGTTTTTAGTTTCGGGTGTTTACACCCATCTTATTCTGCCCTAAAAAATGGGCTTATTAAGCACAAACCGAAGCTCCGTGTATATCTACCAGATATACACGGAGCTTCGTATCAACGTGCTCGATATGTGTCTATTGGTTCCTGGTGATCTGGAACACGCTGTAAATGCTGCCCTTCGGCACGTCGAACCGTCTGCAGTCAGTGGACTGCTTCTCGATTCTGTACTTGCCTCCACTGCCTACAATGGAAGCCGCAATCATCCAGGCAATCTCGCTGGCTGTGTACCAGGGACTGTCGGTGATGTCCTCGGCATAGACAATCGAACCTTCGGCCACTGCGACGATCCGGGGCTGGTAGGCATTGTTGTCGTACCAGATCAGGTACAGGCAGCTGTCCGACAACTGTGACATCCTTGCCGTGTCCATGACACGGTCTCTGAGCTCCACTGCGTCGTGCAGCAGGGTGCCGTGGGGCTTCCCAGGAGCAGTGTCTGGCTCACTGGACTGAATGGGCATGCACATGGACAGCACTCCATCTTCGCACCCGGTCTTGCCGTACCCTTCCAGGTACAGCGTGGCCACCAGCTGATGGTACAGCGCGTCACCGGACACTCCAGTAATGCCGACCATCATATGGTAGCCGCTGACGTTGCCGTCGTTGTCCAGCAGCTCTATCAAGGGCACCTCGTAGGGTTCCTTCGGAAAGCGGACCCTGATGTTGCCCTTGAGCAGATTCGGCTTCCTTGTCGACAGGAAGCTGTCGATAATATTGACCGTGGTGGACACGGTCTCTTCCACTTGCTTGTTCTTCATGTCATCCTCCATGTGTAGAAACCTTCGTGTCAGTTACTTGTTGTTGTTGTAGTTGAGCTGGAAGTACGCTCCTGATACGTGCTTGAGAATGCAGTCCGGAGCGCTGCCGTGGATGCGCTGCACTGTGTAGCCCAGTCTCAGGAACTCCCAGAGAATGTCCTGCAGTGCCGTCTTGCACTGCGTATGCGTTGCCATGTTGATCCCATGCCAGCTGGCCAGGGAGAGTTCGTCCTTGCGCTTGCAGCACAAGGCACACCGCTTGGTGGCCTGCAGATAGGGGATCAGGTACACGTCATACGCCTCAGGGCCGGCTGCCTTCATATCTTCAATCAGCATGCGCACTGCTTCCTCGACTGCGGATTCCTTGAAGTCATGCTGCACAGTGGCGCCCGTGTACTCCATGTTGTCGTACATCGGGTTGTGCTCAGGGAACTTCAGTCCCAGGTTGCCGTTAGCAACCGTGTACTGAAGCGTGCAGCCCCTGGACAGCAGCTCTCCGGCCAGCATATACGCAATGGCCGTGACTGACGTGTTGCCCACCTTGCCGATGAAGACGTCAGGCGCCCCGTCGATCTCCGGAAAGGTGACCTTGCTGTCGTCGATGCGGATCTGGATGTCAGCGAGACCTTCGGTGTTCGCTTCAGATTTCCAGACCTCGATCATGGTGACAAGACTGGATACGTAAGCATAAACTCTTGCGTTCATAGGGGTGTCCTCCTTATTTGAACATCTTTTTGATTTCTTTATGCAACAACCACAGCGCAGCGAAGATGCTGAGCCCACTGACAATGGTCGTGTACAAGGAAACATCGCTGGGCACATGCCCTCGGAACAGTACCAAAATCAGGAGCAGCCACAAATTGGCCAGCACCCAGCACAGAAGAAGGAAGAACCTGGTCATTTCCAGGCCCTCCTGATGAAGCCCACCAACGCAAGGATATACCCGGCCGTGACTGTGGTGAGACAGAACACGGGCAGTCCCGCGAACATGATACCCGTCAGGACGACGAACATCCAGTACAGCGGATTGTCGGGATGCCAGGGCAGCTCCCGAAGGACGAACGGGTGGCAGAGCAGTATAAGCAAACTGACCACCCAGACGATTGCCGCCACCACGTGGAGTGCCATCAACTTGTCTCTATGGGATTTCATAATATCTCCTTTTTTGGACCCATTTTATAGGAACATATCTCTCTTACGGTAACACCCCCTATAGGGGGTGTTACCTCCAGAGATATGTTCCGTTATAAAATGAAGTCTCAATTACAACTCGGTTCCTGCAGCAATTTGGCCCTGAAGAAAGCCGCTGCAAGGATATTGAACTGAGCTCCGATTGCAGTACGAACGAGCTCGACGTCGAGCTCATCCAACTGCTTCTGGAGCACGACGGAAAGAGTCACCGGACAGGAATTACGCTTGTTCCCGTACCAGGTATACCAGGGTTCCGAGGCGAAATCCCAGAACGTCATGAAGGTCCCTGTGAGGTTGATTCTGTGGGACTCCATGCGGGACTTCCATTGGTTGAAGCCGTACTCCGGCATCAGGTACGTATGTACCATCGGCAAGCAGGCTTTCCTGATGGTCGGTCTGGTAGTCGGATACTGGAGCTGCAGCCGATTGGAGGCTGCCCAGCTGTGCTGAACCCTGCTGAAGTGCGTCTCCAGCATGGGCTCCAGGAGGTCCTTGTGGTTTTCCATTTTATACTACTAGTATAAAATGTTGTTTCACTTCAGGGCTTTGAGCTTGGCTTCCAGGGCAGCCCTTTTGAGCTGCTTTCTGGACTCCCTGCGGAGATCCCAGAACGAGCCCTTCACCGCCAGTGTTTCACCGGTGTCCTCCCTGAGCAGCTTCCAGGTGTCGCCGACCTTGGCGACAACGTCCGCCTTGAGGAGGATCCAGCTCACGATCCAGGGCAGAGTCCGAGTCTTGACCTGGGGTTCCGGCTCTGGCTCTTCATCAGGCACATCGAGCTTGTTTTCCAGTTCTGTGAGCTTGGAATTGAGCTCAGTGAGCTTGGTGCTGAGTTCGGCATATCTGGTTTCCATGGAATGTACCAGGTCCCTCACCTCTCTGTGATGCTGGACTTGCTGTACCTGTATTGCAGTATACTTCTCTGCAATGGCCTGGGTGAGCTTGTCCAGATCCTGGAACCGGTTGTCGGTGAGCTCCTGATGCTTCAGCACCGCCTCAAAGCAGTCCTGCAGGAACTGCCTCTGCTGTTCCATCATGTAGCCTATACCGGCTATGCTGCCGGGCAGGTCGTTCTGGACCTTGTTGTTCCAGGCCCGGAGTCTGATATCCTCGGTATTGCTGTTCTTGCTCATGGTTGTACTCCCTTTTGATTTGTGCCCCCCTGTGGGGTGGACTTGGTTGAAATTCGGGTTGAGAAACTAAAAATAAAAACGACCGGGCTGGTTGAGCCCGGAGAGGAATGCAGCTGTTTGTGATCTCCCCGGGAACAACCCGGGGAGATCGGGCTGGGACGTGTTACTCGGTAATTGCCTTCTTACCGAGCATCCAAGCTGCCCACAACAACTGGGTACGCAGCCTCAGGTTCAGCCTTCCAATGGAAAGCCACTTACGGCTGATCACCTGCTTGGTGTAGGCGGCGTCCCCGTTGTGGTCCCAGTAGGACCAGACGAAATCATACAGCTCCTCAGGCATCTTGTACCCGATGAGCTGCGGCTTGGGGCCTTCGTGCTGGTCTATGAGAGCACACAGGTTGTCCCCGGCTTTCACGTAGAAGCCGAGGCTGCTGTTGCCCTGGTTGTCAACGTACGCCAGGTAGATGCCATCATCGGCCTCCTCCAGAGCCTCGACACAGTCATTCACGGTGCGGAAGAGCTGAACCGTGCTGTGGAGCCGGAGCTCTTTTCCGTTCTGGCAGCCTCTGCGGTAGGACTCCGAACGCAGCGCGTCCAGGAGTTCCACCACGGAGTCCAGGTCCTGTAGTGCTCGTTCCAGCTCTTCCGGGCCGGGGTTGTCGGCCAGGAGGCTGATGCCTGCCATCCATCCGATCTCATTGCTGATCCTGATCAGGAGCTCTCGCTCCTGGGCCAGCAACGAGTCGTCCTGGAACAGGCACTTCACCAGATCCCTGACCTCGTCCACGAGGCGGAGCCTCAGGGCGATCTCAAGGATGTCATGGTGATGCCGTGCCAGCATCTGGCCGACGGCCACCTTTAGATAAATCAGCCCCAGCGTGCCGCTGGGCTCGACCTCCTTGAGGTCCAGCGCCCGCTTCCCATAGTACCGGAAGAAGGCGATCTCAACGGAGTCGAGGGCGTCGTCCGCCTGGAAGTCGGGCGCCCAGAAGGCGTTCCAGCGGTTGATCAGGTCCAGGGCGGTAGCATTCTTGGTGTTGCTGTTCATGGTTATTCTCCCATGTTGGTGCCCCTTTTGGGGCGTTGTTGAATGTCCGCGCCGGGATTCCCGGTCGCGGGGGTGGAAGTTATTTCCGTCCCATCGTATTATGCCCACAAAAAGCCCGTAATTAAGCTCTAAAAAAGAACGTTTTGAGCTGATTTTCCGGATGCTTGAAAAGGGTGAAAAATTGAGGACTCCTGCGGTGGAGGTTGTCTTGTTCCCGCAGAAGTCCTCGATGTAGGGAGTCTATACCGACGTTGCATTAAATCCCGGGTTCGGTATCACAGCCCGGTTTGGATGGCTGCCGTATTTACTGTGACTGGAAAGGATAGGCATACCGCCAAGAAGCATTGGTATCCCATGAGAGGCGACGGTTTGCCAGGAACCCATCACAGCACGGCTGGAAACGACGCGGGGTACATGCAACTGCATACCTGATACTGACTGACCGCTCCGAGTTGTCCTCGCCTTGACAGGAGAGCGGCACCGCTGACTCGTCTCACGCCTGGTCATACCATATCACTATTCCGAAAAGAGTTCAAGGGAATCCAGCACCTTCGCACGGTGCTTCAGAAAGAACTGGAGCTTTTCCTCCTCTTCCCTGACCGTGTCCTCCCGATACTCGTAGGTGCGGTCCGGGGAGATGTACACCCCTTCCGAGACACCGTCCTCGACGTTGTAGTGCAACGCCAGGCCCAGGGGATGCAGCACCTCCTTGTTGATCTTGTACACCAGTCCCAGCTTCGACAGCTGCTTGTAGTCCAGCGACACGTACGCGCAGGAGTCCACCAGCGCGAGATTGAAGTGCCGGAGCAGGGACAGTCTTTCCAGCTCTCCGCAGTCCAGCAGAAAGCCGCTGGCCTTCTCGGATTCCAGGTAAGCGATCCGCATCATGACGGACAGCAGGTCCTGGCGGTTGGTGAACGGGTACGGACGCAGCATGTGCTCCACCAGCAGGGCGTCGTCCTGGAACAGGTCGCGGTAGGCCTGGTCCCGGAACACCCTGTGGTCATCGTGCAGCTGCGCCCGGTTCTCCTGGAATACCGTGTCCAACTGAGAAATGCTCTCCAGTTTCGTGACGCTGCGTTCGATCTCCTTGGGGTCGCGGCTGTACCAGAACGTACCCAGCACCGTCCGTATCCCGATGGCGTAGCTGGTGAGGCATCGGATGCGCTCGTAATTGTTGTCCGGGATCTTGTCCACACAGGAAGACTCCTTGTAACGCTTCAGCAGCGGATCCAGGAACATCTCGACGATTCTGTAAATGCGACCCTTGAACAGGTTGGCGTGATCGTGGCCGGCGTACCTCTTTTCCAGGAACTCCTGCCACTGTTTCAAGTCGTAGGTTTGGAACACTTTCTCCATTTCTTAGCTCCGTTGGGTTGAATGATTTTATATGAATATTAGACTTCGGCCCTGGTACGGGTCTTGAAAATTTTCGGTCCTCATTACTTGAAAATACGTCTCACTGTGCTATGTTTCAATAACGAACAAGAGCACTTACACGTTTCTAACAACCAGGGGGAACTGCCATGTCGGTCTGCGCAGTCGGTCAAGCCATTCGTACAGAGAACATCTCATCCTACATGCGGGACATCAAGCAGATACCGCTGATTGACAGGAAACGGGAAGCAGAGCTGTCTGTAAAAGTGCACAGCTCCGACGAGAACCAGGTGCTAGACGCCAGAAACGAACTGGTATGCAGCAATCTCAGGCTGGTGGTGAAGATCGCCCATGACTTCAAGCAGTACCGGCTGCCGTTCGACGACCTGGTCGCGGAAGGCAACATCGGACTCATCCGCGCTGCTGAAAAGTTCGACCCCGAGAAGGGAGCCAAGTTCTCCTGTTACGCCGCATGGTGGATCAAGCAGGCCATGCGCAAGGCGATAGCCAACCAGACCCGCACCATCCGAGTACCAGGGCAATGCGCCCAGAAGCTGATCCATTTGGACAAGGCCAGACGGCAGTTCTTCTCCGAGCATCAGCGCCAGCCCACCATAGAGGAGCTGGCGGCCATGACCGGATACAGCGAAAAGTCCGTGCTGGGATTGTCAAGAGCCGCCACGGAGACCTACTCCATCGACGACGTTGTCCGCACGGACAGCGACACCACCTTCGGAGAAATGCTGCCGGAGGAATCGGAAGACCAGCACAAGGAAGCAGCCGACGAAGAGCAAATCATGCACATGCGTCGGCTGCTTCTCAATTTGTCGGACCGGGAGCAGACCGTCATCACCTACAAGTTCGGTCTCAACGGTCAGACTCTGGAGGATTCCGTCATCTGCCAGGAAACCGGACTGACACGGAAGCAGCTTGCGCTGTACGTGGTTCGTACCCTGCGCAAGCTGCGTTCCATGCTGAACGAAGATACAGACAACTAGTCCCTGGGCACGCACTGCCTGAGCAGCTGCGGATGCTCGAACTTGTTGCCGACGACAGTGAACCACTTGACCGCATCCATGAGGATGTCCTCCGGAAACCCTCCGGAGGTGCACAGCGCGTCGTCGAAGCACCCCATTGGACTCCACATGCCGTCACTGTGCCAATACACCTCGGCGAAGAGCTTCTCCTCCGTCTCATGCTGACCGGACAACACGTAGAACGACACGATGTCGCCCTGGAAGATGGGAGCTCCATTGGAGTCGTTCATCCCAGTATTCCTGGTAATGATGAATCTGGTGTCGCCTTCGAGTATCTGGGGAAGCGTTACCAGCCTGCACCTGGTTCCATTCCCCGCCTTATACGCGATGAAGCGGTACTCAGTACCGTCCTCCGCGACGACGTGCTTGTCCACCGGCTGCAGAAACGCGCCAGTGGAACAGTCCCAAACGCGGATGTCGCGAGTCAGCTTCGATATGGCGTCATTACTGTTGCCCATTGCTTTCCTCCAGTAATCTGTATGCGCAGGCTATCCACTGCATGGCACGGACAACGCGCCTCTCAAAGACACTCACATGGCTCATCCGAACCCCTTCCTCCCAGTGAAACATGAAATGCCTGCTGGTGTGGTCCATCGGATCCTTTTCCACGATCTCGTCCGTTTTGTTGAAACAATGATCGTACTGAAACACGATCAGGTTGCGATGGCCTTGGGGCTTGTCGTTCCACAGCACCAGCAGAGAGTTCATCTTGAGCAGCGTGTCGCTGTTGTAGAGGATGAACCCGTTGAGCACATCAGGATATCCATCCTCGGACGTCCTGATGTCCTTGCTCTTGTGCTGGTACGAAAGAATGGTGAACCCAAGCCCGTTCACGTCAGTGATCCTGCCCCGTTGGAGTTTGTCCATGATGTACTCCACCCTGGGAACGATCGAGCGGGTTATGCGCCTGGTGTAGAGCTCCCGCTTGATGCAGTCGAGGATGTACCACTCATAGATCTCGTCAGGCTCCCCGGCGCTGAAGTCGGATTCGGCCTTCAGGATCGCTTCTGCGGTGTCCTGAATGAATTTCTCCATTACCGATTCCATAATCAGTCCTCGTCATCCGGGTCCGGCTCGCACGGAATGGCCTGCGGCGGCTTGACAGAGGTAGTGGTCAGTGAGATGAAATCGTCCGGCTTCCGGTACATGCCGAAGAACCCGTACGGGTTGTAGTAGTTGCGGAACTCCGGAGTCAGCACGCAAGTCCAGCCATGTTCGTTCCGGTACGTGTACACCCCATCCCGAATGGAGACAATGTTGTCCGGTCGGAACTCGAGTCTGCCGCGCCTGTGTTGAAGATTCTCCCATTCATCGGAATCCCTGTGAGTGCTCTCCAAATAGCTCCGGCAGCTCTGCTCGTCGTTCCACCCTTCGATGATGTAATCCTCAGGAAAGTACAACGTGAACGGTTCGTCTCTCAGATCGTAGTTCATGTCCTTGAACGGATTGCTGTGTCCGGTAACGCGCCTGTTTCCGAACATGAGCAGGATGTTGTACTCCATGTCCCTGGCCTTCTCGCAGCTCATGATGTCGATGAACTCACGCGGAGACTCGTTATATCGGTTGCACTCCTCCACAAGGCTGACAAGCACGTCGAAGGACACGTCCTGGATGCCTTTGGCCACGTGAATGATATCGTCGATGTACTCCTTGTTCCGCAGCTCGTTCTCGCAGTATTCGCGGATCACGTTGACGTCGAGACCCGTGTACTCGAAGTTGTAGAACACGCGGCCGGGCCGATTCAGCAGCCAGGAACTGACCTTGTACTTGTTGTTGCCGGTCAGCATGTACAGCTTGCGGCCGGTGCTGGTGCCGTCCAGCAATCCGAGAAGGCAGGTCTGCTTCTCCTCGTCTACCTTGTCCAGCTCGTCCATGATGACGACGCAGTCCGTGTCAATGGCAGACAGGAAGCCGCACACCTGGGGTGAGATCTGCTCAAGCGACACGATGATAGTCGGGTAGTTCCGAGCTTTCAGCTTCATTGACACGAGCTTGGCCAGCAGCGACTTCCCGCTGCCCTTGAGACCTGACAGCAGAACGCCGGTGTTCTTGGGGCGGTCCTCGAAGGTGCGGATGATGCGATCGGCCTTCTTGTCGATCCCGCCCAGCAGCTTGGAAGGAAGCTCGAAGTCCGAGACCTCCTCCAGGAACATGTCCTGCATGGTGATCACGATTCTGTAAATGCCGGGAAACAGTTCACTGCCGGTCTGAATGGAGTTGCCGGGGTGAACGTGAACAGTGTTTCCGGTTTTGATGTAGTTGCTCATTTTGATTCCTTGATTTAATATTTGAGTTTGTGGATTTCTTCCGCATACCTGCGGCACTGACTGCGAAACAGCTGCATCTCGGCCCGCGTGTTGCACACAGGGAACGGGCAGGCGACTGCCGAATCGTACTTCCTGCCGCACAAGTGACGGAAACGACCAGCTGACGTAATGATGTAGACGCCCCAGCCAGGAGGAATGTCGTCCTCCGTCACTTGGAACGTGTCCGGACACAGGTAGAACCTCCAGTTTCCCATGCCTGTTTCCGGTAGTTGCCAGCGGAACAGCTTATTCCTGTCTCGCAGCAGGTCATTACGCCTGATCTTGCACTCAAACAAGATCGAATGCCTGGGCGTCCACCCTATGGCGTCCGGTACCTCGCCTGAGCTGCTGTTGGTCACCAGCTCCTGAAAAACCGGAGCGCAGCGCCAGCGATTCAGCTGCCGTGCTGCGATCCACACCAGCTCCTGATGGTTGTACTGCATGGCGTTACTTAGCCCCGTACTCCTTCAGGAACCTGTCGAAGCCGCGCTTGGAGAATCCAACCGTTACGTCGAACGAAATATGCTGCGTATCCCTGTGCGAGTCCACAGGAGTGCCTACGTCCGCAACCGCGTCCGTCATGTCCAGCTTGCTGTTTCCGTTGTACGGATAGTCCCTGTGCCAGCCCTTGAGGAACTTGGGAACCTCTTCCTGAATGAGCTCTTCAATGGACTTCCAGTTGTACGGACTGAACATCAGGAACTCGGAACACTTGGTGCCGGTATACGGACACCTGACATCCGAATCGGCATGCTCGTTCAGCATAACGGCGCTCTCCTGCCAGGAGTACAGCTTGCTGCCAGCAGGCACCTTGTACAGCTGGTAGAACGGGTCGGAGTTGCCGGCTACATTTACAGGCATTCCCTTAAAATCGTTTTTAAGGACATTTGCAAAGAGCTGGAGCACGTGTTCTCTTTTCCCGGTGACTTTATCGTGGTACCACTTAACAAGGGCTTCACGGCCTCCGAAAGCCTCGTAATCGTCCTGCTGGCGGAACTCAATGTAACCAGCCAGCCTGTGCCGCAGCTGGTAGTAGGCGTGCACCCGCATATGACGAGCTGTTCCAATCAGCTCCGATGGAACAGCCGCACGGATATTGCGAGGCGGAGTGTGGGTCTCCGGACACGACGCCATGAGCCGGGCCTCGCGCGTACTGAGGGCGTCGAACTCTGAGAACGTGAACCCATCCCCGTAGGTGTCGACGAACACCTGGCCGTTCTGTGTGAACATGCCGCATTCGCCGTACTGTTCGCTGCCGGTACTGAACTCGTCGTTGTAGGCTCCGGACATGAACTTGTCCATTGACAGGTTCGCCCGGAATTCGGCATGAGCTTTCACCAGCGGAAAGCTCTTGCACCTTTCCAGCTCGACGCTGTCACTGATGGTCGCTTCCAGGTTCATCGGGAACAGGGAGTTCACCAGCACCAGCGGCATGTACTCCGGCACAAGGTACCACATGTACCGCTGTCTGATCAGCCACATGGAGATGACAACCGTCCTGAGCATCCCAGGGCTCAGCTTGGAGAACGACAGGTGCTCACGGTCGATGACGTGCCTGGGAAGATACTCCACCCCGTCCTCTTTGCTTCTGTACCGGGTTACGACGCCGTAGGGGAACAGTCTGTCGTTGCCAGGATAGGCCCTTCCCTGGTTCTGTCCTTCATACACCTCTTTGGCGCGTTCATTGAGACTGAACAGATTGCCGCTGGACTTGATGAAGTACCCGAAATACCCGTCAGGTTTGCCGTAGTGGCTGATGAAGCACAGATACACTCCGTCCTGTGCCTCCTCAAGCGCGATAAGGCAGTCGGAAAGGTGCTCGAACACCTGAATCGTGGTGCAGAAGTTGGATATCACATCGATATCCTCTCCTGTCTGGTACATCTCCACGCTCAAGTTTTCCATGTCCTCCAGGATTCCGGAGATGCTGCTGAAGACCGCTTCCTTGTCCTCCTTGGACGCATCGTCCGGAAACAGCTTGATTCCGGTCAGAGATGTGATGGTGGAGTTCATGAGGTTGATGAACGGCCGTTCCCTGTTCTTGACCTCGTCAGAGTCGAACGCATCCCACAGGTCCTTCATGGTTTCGTACTTGTCGAAGTCCTTAAACAGATCAACAAAGTTGACAGTGACATGCCTGAGCAGATCCCCAAGCGCATACTTGATGTAAAGAATTCCGAGCAAGCCGGAAGTATCGTACTTGTTGGTGATGCTCATAGCGAGCTTGTTCCTTCTGTACAGCTCGCCCACAGGGCTGGCGGCATTGCAGTTTCCCGCATCCATGTCCGTCTCCCAGAACTCCACCCACTGGTTGAGCATGTCGAAAGTGTTCATTTCAGTTCTCCTTTCATAGTTTCCAATTCCTTCAGCTCGCTGCGGATCTCCATAAGGAGCTTGCCGAGCCGGTTGTCGCCTCTGTCACCGCAGCGAAGACACTTGCACGACCCCCAGAAGTTGTCGTGCCAGGTGTTGCCCTCCACCAGCTTGCAGTTGTCGGTGCTGAGGAGGACACGCCGGCAGTCAGCGTTCTGGGTGAACTTGTCTCTGAGAATGTCCCTCATGATGGCGATCTTCACATGCTCCCAGTCCTTTCGCAGGGGAACAAGACTACCAACTGCCTTTGCCTCGAACGGAGTGGCCTTGGAGAGCAGGGATCGCACCTTGGCTGCGACGCTGTGGGTGCGATCCATTTTGGCGGCCTGATAAGCGGCCTCGGCGTTGTTGTAGTACAGTCCGTTGTACAGGACCTTGCACGGATGGAAGTTGCTCAGGGCAGCCCAGTGCCCGGAGAAGCTATCGATAGTCTTCATAGGATTCTCCTGATTGATGTCTTATGACCGTTCCTGATTTGGTTTTGAATAGGATTTCCACGATGGGTGTATACATCACCCACGGATTCAGTTCCAGTGTTCTGGAGCCGTATTGATTTGCCCAGTTCCACAGGAAGATGACCTTTGCGGAATCGTAGGGCGCATGATAGGCTGCACTGTATGGAAGCAGCTGGTGCCTGGAAGGCCGATCCACATCCTCCTCTGTGATCAGCCTGTCGGCCTGCTCTTCAGATATGTCGGAGATTGGGAAATAACGAGGAGCGGCAAGCTGCACCTGCAACCTGACGTACGCTTCCGGCTGCGCTACCACTCTGCGTGCGGCACCTCCAAACCGCTGTATGGGCAGTCCTCCGGCCGGATAGTCAGCCTCGTACACGGGATTCCCGTTTCCGGCGTCCAGCATGACAGGTTCCACCAGGGAGTACCACTGCAGATCCTTGCCAGAAGTAATCAAAACCTCGCTGCCGTCTGCAAAGGCCATCCAGCGCTTCTTGTCTTTGTCCGGAGCTCTTTGAACTGCTCCAGGGATCAGCCTGGGGCCGCGCAACGGCTGAAGGAGCGCTGTCAGCTCTCCGCTCAGTATGCCGCGCACGTCCCTGGCTGTGACGTAGAGATGCCGTTTGGTGGACAGCATCCTGTCTCTGGCTTTAGCTGTCATCGTCAGAACGGTCCATTGCTGCACGTGGCAATGGCTTCCTCGCACAGTTTAATAGCATCTGACAGGCTGTCAATGCGCTTGGCTACGTTGACCTGGGCCTGCTCATCGTGCTCCGCAAACAAGGACACAAATATGCAGGGCCCGCACATGGTGTGGTAAAATGCACGCTGACGTTTCAGGAAGTCCCTGCGATCTTCCAGAGTCGGATCAGATCCGTCCGGATGAACCGTATCCAGATATTCCTGATACAGCTGCTCCTCGGCTTCCGCCATTTTGATCTCGTCCAGGAAGTTGCTGTAGTCAAGATCGTGCAGCACCAGCTCCACGGCGTTGTTGAAAGTGCTGTTGCCGATCATGGTACTGAGAACAGCCTTGCCGACTACAATGTCGGCGTCCTTGCCGTTGTGCTCCATGTACAAGGCGGCAGCCCGAATCTCGTTGCCCTGATCTCCTGGTCTGTAATCCGCATCATGCCACAGGATGGCGGTGATGAGCTGCTTGAAGCCGTCCGCAGCGGTAAGCACGGGGTACAACTTTCCCAGGGTGTCGGCATGCTCCAGACAAAACTCCAGCATGTTCTGGATGTGCTGAAGCGTGTGGTAGTGCTTTCCGGGTGTGAGCTGGTAATACGGCTTCATGGGTTGCACGGCTGCGGAGACAAAGCTGTGCATCAGTTCTTTCGACAATTGGATCATTTTGTTTCCTCCATGTTGATTGTTGTTTTCTGAAAACAGAGCAGCATTGCGCGCCGCCCTGCTTCATGAAGTTGTTTACTCGAAACGACCTACCAACTCCGTGGCCAGCTTTGAAAATGACTGGATTGCGTTCAGAAGTTCTTTCGCATCTTCACCGAACATAACGTTGTCCTTGATCCGCTGCTGTTCACGATGCAGCTGCTCTGACATCGAGTTGCGCCTGGCGTTGATGCTGTCCATTTCCTTTTGGTGATCCTCGAACGCCTCCCGGATCTCCGGAATGTAAAGCATGAAATCCAGGCCCCTGTAATAGCGATCCAGATTCACGCCCATACGAATGGGATCCTGCTGGTGATCCTTATTGGAGAAGAACTCGGCCATGCACTGGATCATCCTACGCTGAATGTCGGGATCCAGCATGAGGCGGGCGATTCTGATGTTCGGTCCTTCCAGCTTCTCGATCGCCTCGTTGGCCTTTTTGTTGATCTCATTGACAGCCTTCATATAGGTGCTCTCAAGACGATTGAAGAAATACTTGCGCTGTTCTCTGTTCATTTTGATTTCCTTTGTTTTGATTGGTTGGATTATTCGTGATCGACATACGGCATGCTGACCGTGACGTCTTCGGCAATAGCGGCATCTTCCAGCAGCCACTCTATCTTGGATCCCAGTTTGAGCAGCGCTGTCGTTTCGCTGTCGGATTCTTTCTGGACCATCTTATTCCAGTCTTCGTTGCTGAACGCGAGCTCAACAACCATTTTGGTTTTTGTCATCTTGTGCACGAGCACCTCCATTGTTGTTTTGAAGACGCAAAAAGACCCTGCCTTGCGACAGGGTCCTTGCATACGGTATGCTCACTGGACTTCGGTGATGGCCTGCTTAACATCGCTCCACACTTCGAGAAGCCCTTCAGCTCCTCGCTGTGTGTATGCGGTGAACACGCGGTCCCCTCTCTCAGCCTCGATGCGGTACGCTGATAAGCTCTCGTTCTGTTCGATCCTGATCGCACAGCCCAGCTTGTGCAATGCGTCCATGATCTCGAACGGTAACGGCGCAGGAAACGCCTGAAAGACCTCCAACGTGCGCTTGTGCACCGACTCTCTCAGACGCGCCTGGTAATGATTTCCTTTCGGATCCTTAATCCAGATCAGAGCTGAATCCTGAAAGTCGTCTCCTTTGATGAGCTTCTCACAGAACTCCCCGCTGGGGATCTGACTATTGATCTCGTCCATCGTAATCTCCTTCTTCGATGTCTTTGTAAGTTTCCTCAGCCTGAAACGAGTCAGCCAGAAGAAACAACAGGGCCAGCCCCATGACGGCCAGCACAAACGGGAGCCAGAACACCATGACCAGGGGAACTGCCCAGAAGCTCCTGTGCAGAATCCCACGAAGCAGTCCAAGTGACAGGCCGACGCCCAGATACCACCATACCCAAGTCATGTGTGTCCTCCTGTTTTCTACTTCGAGTAGAATTTCTCGTGTTTCATCAACGCCTCGCCGGCAGGCAGCGGACAATCAGGGATCCACTCCATGTCAGTCTTGAGATGCCACAACGAGCTGGACTCAATCTTGCCGGCCTCCTTGAATACGTTACATCTCAGATATTTCTCCAAGACGTAATTCAAATTGTGGCTGAGATATGCGTCCAGTTCACGGAACAACGGCACGTCCTGCGGGTCGTGCAGCGTGACAGTGAGCCCGTCCATGACGTTCATCACATCACGAATGGCAACAGGATCATCCAGCTTGGCCGTATAAAGAACGAGCCGGATGTCGGGATTCTGCTTACGGGCCTTCAATGCTTCCTCCATGATCCTGTCCTGTATAAGCATGGGTTCTCCACCCGTGAACATAACCATGTCGAACTTGGAGTAGTCGCCGTCGAACGTCGGCACCTGGTTCCAGTCCCATTGCTTGTTACAACACCCGGCGCACTGCCTGGGACACGCCAACGTCATCACCAGTCTGAGTTTATTCTGTCCTGTCATGGATTTTCCTCCAGTAATCGCTTCAGCCCCTGTCTGGCTGCCTGAACGACGTGCACAGCTTCATGATCTTCAAGCGAGGCCAGCATCATCCGCACCACGGTAAGTTCCTCCGGGGTGATTTTCATCCACGGAAGGTCCTGTGAATGAGGATCCGGAAAAGCGACCTTTGCAGCCAGTTGTTCGGTGCGTTCCTTCAACACCTCAGGTTTAGGTTTTACCTCTACCTGCGGTTCCTGCACCTGAGTACGGGACTGAGCCATGCGAGGCTTGTTTGGTCGATACGGGTACACCACCGTGTCGAACGGCTTGGGCTTCTGAGTTCGCAGCATCCTGCGGAGCGGTCCCTGGCTGATAGTGACTACGGACCCGTAAGTGTCCACGTTCACAGCGCGCAGCCGGTACATCTCCACGCCCCAGGCAAGACCTTCAGCCCTGACCAGTCTCTCAGTTTGAGGATTGTACACCCGACCGTGGTCGGACACCATGTACCGGTAACACAGCTGGACGCCTTCCACCTCCAGGTAGTACCAGACTTCCTCCTGGATGTAGTCAGGAGGCTCCCACGTGGAGAGCATCCTGATTGGTGATTTATGATGCGCCATTGTCGCCTCCTAACGAGTCGAGCAGTGCGGCAGGGGCCACCTGCTTTTCCTGACCGGACGACAGGGACTTCATCATCAGAATGCAGAAGTTGGACCAGGGATGGATCGGAGGGAGGTTGAATTCCTTCCTACCCTCCTGCATCAGGGCGTACCAGGCTTCAGGAGAAAAGCGCTCCTCCGTTCGTTGGAGCGCTCTCGCCTTTGCCTGTAACGCCAGAGGCATGCTGGACCAATTCTGCTGCAACCACACAGCATCATTGTTCATAGCATGCCCTTACCGATTGGCCTTTCTTTCGCGTTCTTCCCAGAAGTCCGCAATCTCGCGCAGCACGGCAGGAGACAGCAACGGCTTCTTGCGCCGGCGCATCAGCGCTTCCCTGAGATCATCAGGAGTGAGCTTGATGTTGGCGCGGCGCACCAGGATGCCGCCGTTGTACACCGTCCAGTTGACGTCGTTCTTGATGGCGGCCTTCTTGTGCTCCTCCAGCTCGTTGAGATACGCCTCCTGCTCCTTGACAGTGCGCAAATGACCGTCATCGCAAAAGAGCTGACGGATCATCTCACCGTGCACGTTGCCGATCTTGATATTGCGCACGGAGCCGGCGGGAAGCAGACAGGGAACTCCCTCGTGGTAGTATTTCTTCTGCTGATCGATCGGCAGCTTGCTGATATACAGCGACACCGAGAACACATGCAGATTCAAATACTCCTCGTACAGCACACCGGTGCCGACCAGAAACAGAATGCGCCACTGAGTGGTCGTCCATTCCGGATGCTGAGCACGAAACGCGGCATCAGCAACCGGATCACCATTTGAGAGCGTGGCGTAGATCTCACAGGCCTTCTTGCGGGTCTCTGTGGATTTCTTGTACAGAAGATTGAACTGGGCAATGCCAGCTTCGAGTTCGGACTTGAATTCTTCAGCCATTTACTTTTCCTATGATGTTATTGGATTGGGTCGGACAGGATATCTCATCGCTGTCCCTGTACACATTCGGATACTGGTCACGCCGGTCCTCCTACGCCGGCGTGGGTTGCGTGATTATCGGATAAGCTCAATCAATGGGTTTCGGATCCCAATGAGAGCAGACAAACAAGCCGTCTCCGCGAAGCCTGTTCTGTTCGATCAGCTCCGCAGGCTCCAGGTTCCTGGACTGATCCAGATAGCAGGCCCAGCGTCCCTGGTCCCAGATGTAGGCTACGATGTTCCTGGCGTACTTGCAGTTCAGACAGCACCTGACCGGGCTCGTCAACGGAAGCGGAAGACCGCTGCGATGACGGAACTCAGCGGTCACCTGTGTGTGCTGGTGATTGCCGACATTAAGCAATTCACCGCAGTACGGGCACACCTCGTTGCGACATTCATGGTGATGAACGTAGCCTTCTTTTGCTCCGCATTCCGGGCACTGCCCTTTGCAGAAGTCTCCACGATCCTCGTCACCGACACGAACGGCTGGATACCGATCTTCAGTCAGCTCCTCGAACATGAACCAGTCGTAGCAGCCGTCGGCAGTGTCCTTGCACTGGCCGCAGACACTGCAGGTTCCAAACTCGTCATCCATGAATGGGCCCTTTCAATGTTGACCATTTGTTGAGCTCGTTCCACGGAATCACGGCATCTGTGATCAACGTGATACCGACGTCGGTGCATGCAGTGACGACCAGCCAGTCGGCTGTGGGGTCGCTTGACGGTCTCACCGCCTGGCCGACAAGATGAGCGTACTTGGCTTTCTCTTCCAAGTTGCGTGAACGGTTGTTTTCCATTCTGTCCTCCTGAACACCCGTAGAAAATCTACGAGTTTATTTTTATATTCTACTGTATTTTGCCACGTAATCCATTTAAGATTAAGGATTTACATGAACAAGTACCCAGTACCCGTCCGCGTTTCTGCGATACAAGTTGAAGTCCTTCAGCAAGAGCTGCAACGACACTGCCTTCCGGCTGCCGAACGAGAAGTACCACTGCTTGCGCTTCTTATTGACGGACATAAATGACGCACCGGTGATGATCCAGGCATAGTTCATGTTGTCTTTGGACACTGCCATAAGGCCGAGGTAGTCGGTGCCGTCAAGATAGCTGCCGCTGTCGGGCTCCGATGCAGGAGACTCTAAAGCAGGCTGAACATACGGAGCCAGCTTCGGATCCTCGGCATACACCCAGCCATGTTCCTTCAATTTGAACCCGTCATGATCAACTATCAACACCTGATCCGGTTGCCCGTCGTACATCACCATGAACGAAAGCCGTTCGACATCGAGACCATTCGCATCTGTTTCCTGCTCAGTTTCCTGTTCGGTTTCCTCCTGTGAAACTGTAACAGGAACCTGATTGCGAAGCTGGTCAGTGGAGACCCATACTGGCTTGCTCTCCTGAGGATAGGCAACGAGCGCCACCTCGCCTCTGATTGCGAGCAACGTTCCCTGTTTGATGGACCCGCCAGTGTCGTCTGGCACAAACACGGTTTGCCCGGTAATGAATTCACTCATCATATTCTCCTTGAGGTTGGATAGTTGGGAGCGTCACTGCGCTCCTCGAACATGTAGTTGAAACAGCGGTACCACTTGCCGATTTCCAGCTTGCTGTGTCTGTTCTGCCAGTCGGCGTACATGACCGCGCCATGACGGGTATACAGGTTGCACCCGCTTTTGCGGGCAATGAACTGCAGCAGCTCAAAGGTGTCCTTGAAGGCATCCTCTCCTGGGAGGAGCCTCCAGGACAGCGTACGCAATGCCTTGCGTTCACTGGCATAAGGTTGGATCAATCGGTAAGTGCCGTCGGCATTGTGATACACGGACTGCGATTCGAGGGCTACGAACAGCTCCCCGTTCCACATGATGCCATCGTAGTCAGTGCATAGTCCCAGAGTGCATCTGTCAGGACAGTAGCCCTGAAGCCTGTTGTAGTAACACCCTCGTGGACGTTTGCACTGACCTTTGTTCCTGACCAGAGTCAGGTAATGGGAAAGCCACGGACAGCTCATTCCCAGTCGTCGCTCCGCTCGTCCTGGCGTTTCAATCTGCGAAGAATGAGCTCATTGTCGATGGTCCTGGTTTCCACCTTGACCACCGCAACCAACCCGCCATGTACGATATTCGTAAGCAGATCGGAAAACCGTTCCTGTCTGCGAGCAGCGTACTGCTCGTCGGTCTCATCAGGGAGCCTGGTAAGAGGCAGCGTGGTGCTGTCCAACTTGTTCAGATCTTTGAACGGGATGATGTCAAGCACCACGTTGCGCGTCTTGAACGCAGCGGCCGCGCGGAACGGGGTCGAACACGGCACATGCAGCCGATCAGCGTCGAACAGCCCATATTCTGAAAGCAGGTCACAGGGAATTGTGACTCCAGCAGTCAGCATGCCGGAAACCTGAAGAGACGCGTTTCTGTTGACATACGCGGAAGGAGGCACCCCTTCCAACTTGTATCCGATCTTTTCCCGGAACGCCTTGAGTCTCTCGACATGCGACTCGACGTCATGTGCATGGGAAGTGTACTGACAAATATTGAGTCCGGCGCTTAGGTATTGCTGGATCTTCAGCACCACATCCATCGCGTTACTGGTGTAGCTGTGCTTGCTTCCGTTCAGACCCGTCCAGGATATCGTAGCGCTTTTCTCGCTGACGGACTGCAGCTCGCAGGTAGACAGCAGCTGCCACTTCCCGTTGAGATCCTTCGGCATCCCCAGCAGATACTCGATCCGGATAGGTGCAAGCATATGGTCAACAGATGCGGCAGGATCTGTCCACTGCTGTTCCTCCGTGCTGAGTCTCCACTGCTTGTGCACCTTGTGAATGCCCAATATCTTTCTGTTGCCGAGGTCCGAAACCGGAAGGGGTGGACATTCCACCCGGCGGAGATCGAACGTATCGAAATCAGCGAACGTATTGCACGTAAGATCACTGACTTCAGGCTTTGGCACTATAACCATTTACCAGCCCTCCGTTACCGTGTACAGGAACAGTACGATGACGCCTATCAAGAAACCGGTTGCAACCGCGCTCATTCCAGCACCATCTTGGTATCGCACCAGATGACGGAATCCTCGACGTCCTCTGCCGTGGCCTCCATACGGTCCTTGATGATCACGTTGCCGTCCTCGTCCTCAGTCTCGTCGAACTGAACCAGCAGTGCTTTGCCGGCGTACTGCTGGGCGAACACCTCTTCAAACCTGAACTGGTCCAGCTCCGGCTTGAACAGTCCTTCCTCATCGATAATCATCTGGAACCGTCCAGCTTCGAGCGGAAGAGTAGTAATCTGGACAGCGTCACAGTCCAGCTTGTCGTACCAGGCCTGCAGATCATAGTCAACGACTGTGTCTTTGATGGTTCTGGTGGTGGGATCGATCAGGATTGCTTTGAGTTCGTTCATGATGTATTCTCCTTAGGATTAAGAAAGGGCGCCATAATGGCGCCCTTGTGTTTGTTGCTGATTTCGTATGATTACTTGGTTCCGGAGCTTCCAAAGCCCTTGTCTCCGCGATCAGTGGTTCCCAGAGCATCCACACTGGCGACTGCCACAGGATCGTCAGTATAGACCCGCATGAGCACCAGCTGGGCAATGCGCTCACCGTAGCCGATGTTGAAGTCCACGTCGCCGTGATTGTGCAGCAACACCTTCACCTCTCCGCGATAGGACGCGTCGATGACACCGGCACCTGCTTCCACGCAGTAGTTGAACGCGGAACCGGAACGGCTCTTCACCAGACCGACATAACCATGCGGAATAGCCACGTACAGGCCGGTGCTGACGGCAGCCGATTCCCGTGCCGGAACCACGACGTTGTGCTCGGCGCAGCGAATGTCGTATCCAGCATCGTCCACGCGCTTGCGGGTAAGCTGATCGAGACCGGGGTCGGTCACGCAGAACTTGAACTGTTCCTGTTCACTCATTTTGATTTCCTTTCTTTATTTGGAATTCTACTTTGCAACCCAGAGCATCAGCAATGATCTGAAGCTCGTCATGGGTATATTCGTCTTGGCCTTCCTCAGCAGACGCCGGCACTAGAACCCAGTACTTCAGTAATCTGTCAGGAATCCAGTCAGTCTTGATTCTCTCCAGATCACACGTAGGATGCAGCGCCTTGCTCACCCTTGTCTGTATCCTGAGATTCCTCAATCCACGGAAGTGCATAGGCAGATTGGCTTCAGTCTCCCGGGCCGCGAATACAGTGTCAATGACGCGCAGCATCGAGTCCAAATTGGAAACTGTATCATTCACCAGGTGCGCAGCCAGTCCGTTGTTTGTGTACTGTTCCAGCGTGTATCCGAACCACTTGTAATAGGTGCCGGCAGGACCATGGATATGTACACAGAAGTCAGTAACCGCATCTGTAAACGAGTTGTATAAGTTTTGATAGCCAATGCCATTGGACTCGCCGAACAGACGCAGGTTGTTCTCGGAAGTCCAATAATAGATCTCTCTGAGATACATGGTGGGTATCTCAAAAACGCGGGGACCAATGATACGAACAGCCTCCAGCTCATGCGCGTGGTCCCGTATGTAGTTGCCGATAAGCGACGCCCTGATATTGCAGCGAAACGGGTCGTCCGATCTCTTTTCCCAGTCGTTGCAGTGCGGGCATTTCATCCCGCACCAAGCGCAATGAATATCGAGTATGTACTTGTCCGGATCTTCTACTCCAGGCACCATCTCGAGTTTATATGCGAATGTCTTCATTTTCTGATCCTGTTTAAGTTGTTCACTGACACCGACGTAATGCTCGATGCCGAAAATGCCTCTGCTGGTCGTCCTGACAGTGGCACCACTGAGAGGAAGATCCTCCTGGACTCCGACAGCAGAATTCAATACGTTCACGTGCATGAGGCTTCCAGCTCCTCCATGGAAGGAAGTCTTTCGATGCGGACGATCTCAAGGCCCTCCTTCAACACGATAACTGTGGGAACCACCCGAACGCGCCTTTGCCTGGCCTCCAGGCTCAGCATCAGGTTATGCGTTTCCACCTTGATGTCCGGATGCTTCCTGACAAGACTGTCCACCAATTTGTCCAGCTCTCTGCAGTCTCTGCACGACGGCAGCTCGAACTTAAGAATTGTCGTCATCGTCGTCGCTCTGCTCCTGCTCGAATTGTTCCGGCAGCCTGGTGTCATAGAAGATGCGGTCACGCAACGTAGGACACCCAAAGTATGCTTTCTTGAGCAGCCTCCTGGCAGTTCGGATGGCATCGTCCATAACCTTGAACTCCTTTCGAGGCTGGTCAAGGTTGCCCTGTCGCTTGGTGGTGAACCGGAAGACGCCATCGTACTGATCAACGATTCTGGCCAACGCGTTCAACCTCTGGAACACGATGTTTCCGTAGTTGAACGGGGCAATACGCATCAGGTACCGTTCCAGATATCTGTACCTGGTGGTGGTTGAGGTCATCTTCAGCCACAGTTTGGTGTCCCAGCTGAGCCTGGTGTTTTCCTTGTCGTGCCGGATGCGCTTGGCCTTGGCCAGGCTGATATTCAGGGCACTGGCGGCGTGCTCGGCAGTCGGGAAGCTCATCACCAGGTCAAGCTCGTGTTTTTTGATCGGAAAGGATTTCCTTCCTGATATTGGTTTCTTTGATGCCATGGTGGCCTCCTTACATAAAGAGCCCCGGGCCGCTGAACAAGAGCAGAGGTCGGTCACACCGCTGATCCATTCGGCCCGGGGCTCCCTTAGTATAGCCTCGGTTTTCTACTTCAAGTAGAAAATCTCAGCCCACGTGTTCCTCCTCAAACGTGAGCTGCTGCTCCACAATCGCAAGCTGAACCGTGAGATAGTCCTTGATGTGCCGCAGATACCGAATCCGGCTCTGCCGGTCTTCGTACGGAACCAACAGCGTATTGGTCGCCTTAGTAGGCGTATCCACGACCGTGGGAGACTCCACCGGTTTGGGTTCCTCGACGACGTGTTTGCCGGCGATCACCGTGCCGGCGGCTCCATGCATGGGGATTCTGTTGAATCCGCCATATCCTTTTGCGCTCATAACAGTCCTTCCTGTATCTTGTTTACCTTTTCAATTCCTGGCTTGGCGAGCTCCAGCAAATCCGCATACACCAGGGTGGGGATTGCCTGCTTCACGGCCTCAGATCTGAGAATCATATTTGCAAGTACGATCATCTGCGGATGCGCAGCCGTATCCAGTCTGAGTTTCAGGAAATCGGTCCATTGTGTGCTAGTTCCTGACATCACTACCGTAGTGGCGGTACTGAGAGGAAGCACGTTTCTGGCGAACTGCTGGGGAACACCGGACTCAAGCATGATCTTGTAGGTGTCGAACGACTGCTTGCAGGATGCATACCAAAGCTGGTACTCCTTGCTGTCCTCCTGAGTGGCCCAGGGAGCCGGAGACGGGCGCACAAGACTGAACGGCTTCTTGCCGTAATTGATGTACCGCGTACTGGCCTGCACCATGGACATGTCCTCCTGGTTTCCGGCAGGAGGATCGTTCCAGACAGTCGGATACCCGTCATCGTCATAGTGCAGCACACGATGCCTGACGCACTCATTGGCTATGCCTCGATCCGTGACAATCACCACTGTGGCGAACGACGGGTCCATGCAGTAGTTATCCGGATTCTCCAGGAACTCCAACGGAAACCCTTCCATCAGGTAGTCGCGCACCGTGATGGACAAAGCATCGTCGCACACAAAGTACACACGATGGTTCCTGTTTACACGGAAGTCTTGAATGATAGTGTCCGCCACCTTGGCGGCCTCGTCCCCTTTGTGCCAGCGCACAAACTCCAGCAGATCGGAAACAACGATCCCGACACGGGCCGCCTCCAGCGGTGTACCGTGCCCTGCCTGGATAAGCCCTTTCACAAACGGAAGGGCTGTCTCGCCTTTCTTGATCCGATCCGTGCTGTTGTAACACACCCGGCCGGCGAACTCGATGCGCTCCATGGCGTTGTCCATCAACACAGATTCGACGCTCTGATCTATGATGTTCATTTGTAACCTCATATCTTTGATTTTCTTCCGATAGACTCCAGCAATGACTTCAGAATACCTGCCGGAATACCCAACAGTACGAAAGCAAGCCAGAATCCGAACAGCATCTGACAAAATTCCCAGAATGACATGACACCCTCCTATTCAGCATGTGCAGCGAATGCGTTGAACTGTTGCTTCACGTCGTCCAGCAAGGACTGCACTTCAGGTACTTTGCTGCCGCGCTTGACAACAGCCGCCAAACGGTCGGCAGTATCCAGGAAGCCATTGAAACCTGACCACAAGCCTGATCCCAGATTATCGAACTGCTGCAGCCACATATAAGCGAAGGCCTTGTTGTTCTTCATCTGGTTAAGCATTGGCAGGAAGGAATCCATGGACCAGGGATTGTGGTCTCTGATGTATTTGTCGTTTCTGGAGAAGTCCGCGAAAACGGCAAGATTTCCGAGATGATCCAACATGCCGTTTATGGTCCTCTGATAACATGTGATCTGCGCATTCCTGTCCAGTGTAAGATCCTGAACACCGTCGGAGTCCTCTTCCATGTACGGATACAGCCTGACGATAGATACCGCCACCTGCTTGAGTGCGCCGTCCCAGATATGCGCGATCACCTGAAAAGTGCACATGGACGGGCACAGTTCCAGCATCATGCGCACATACCAGACAAACGCCAGGTCTGCCGTTTTGATTCCGGTAGTGACCCAGTCCGTGCTCAGGATCTTGTCCCTGGGAATCGTGTAGGCCAGTGAATTGCCATCCCTGTCAAAGCTGGGATAAGTGATCACATTCAGGCTCTCTGCCGGTCTTTGGTTACTGTCACAGATTGTGGAGTTCCCAAAGAAGTTGTTGTAAACAGTCTGCACCTGACGCAGCACGGCGGACGGGGTGCTGCCACATTCCATAAGATGCAGCAATGCCTTGTATCTGGATGCAGAACAAGGCTCCGTGCTCGTCTTGTTGAACATGCCGGCAATGACGGCGCCATCGTCCTCCTTGTCATCAGAAACAGAAAAGGAGTCCGGAACCCGGACCCCTGAAGCAGACACCACCTGTGGTGTTATTGCCGGGCACCCCAGCTTGACCAGAAAATACTGATCAAACCGGGGTACCATGCAGGACAACAGCCACAGGAGCATTTCCTGTGGTTTATTCATCTTTGGTCTCAAGCTCCTTCAACGTAGTGGCCTCTCCGGCGGCCTGCTTGGTATGAATGTGCTCTTCGCACACCGGCGGGTACGTGTCCGGGAGCGCGTCCCGGTCACAGTAAGTGCACACCTTGTTCTCAGCCGAGTTCTTCTCCATCATAGCTTTCCTCCTTGATTTCGGCCAGGATGATATTGCGGATTCCTGACGAATCCGTGAATGAATTCCCCAGGTATCCGTAACGCCCCGGGACGATCTTGAGCTGAATGACTCCCATCAGCCGGTCACCTTCATAGTGGGCTTCCGCCGGCACATACGAATACTCGTTCAGCCCCAGCACGACCACTCCGGTTCCGACATAGCAGTGCGTGTACTGGGAAGGCAGGATTCCAATCCCCTGGATCTCCAGCTCTACCCTCACTGCCCTTGCCGGTTCCGAGGTCTTCCTGCCGCCTCTTGTCTTTTTCCTGGACTGTTCGACAGGAACAGTCTCAATCACCGGCTGCTGCGGCTGGGGTTGCGCCTCCGGCTGCTCCGCTATGGGCTGGTCGGAAGCGTCCACTAATGCACCGGTTCTGGTGTTCGTGGTATCCGTGGAAGGTCTGGCAACCAGACCTCCTGATATCTTTGTCAGTCCTGATGCAAGGACGACGCCGTTGGCGACGCCTTCATGCCCGACTATCTTGGCATTCAAAGACTTTCTGGCCTGTTCAGTCAGTGCCATTTCTACCTCCTACAAAATGATTGTGCCACCAGGATTGACCTTGATCCTGCACACCTGGGATATGGGTCGCAAGCGGACGCTGCGGCTCTTCGCTCCGTACTGAAAATACAGCGAATCGGTCAAGTTTCTGTAGGCTCCGCAGTCCAACACGGTTACGTTATCGCCTGTATGGAGACAGGAGAAACGTTCCACCTCCGTGTTGCCGAGATGGTAAGCAGTGTAATTGCCAGTGCTTTGTTTGATCAGCTGGTTCTTCTTGCCGATACGAATGTCTCCGGATATCAGCCGTAACGAGAACGAGCCTCCGATGCCGTGCGTGCTGCTCGTGATCACACTGCCTTCCCCGACGACGATCTGCTTGTGCGCCATCATGCAGCAACCTGTGGTCATGACCACTGAATTCGCTACATAAACAGATGACGCTTCAAACTGACAGGTCGTGTTCATACTGGCTGCGACTCCTTCGCCATGGGACACCGCAGTAATGATCTGATCCGCCCTGGCAGCAGGCTTTTCATAGGACTCGTTGGCATATGGTGCTATGCACACATTATCTCCAACGCAGGCATGGTCGCACCCACGACACGTCACCAGCCGACTGCTGTACAACACGAACTCTTTCCCTACAGTCATGTTTGTTGACTGCAACTGCCCTGCCAGCATGACGCAGTGCTCTCCGAGATCAATGCAGCCTCCCTGCACCACACCCTCCAGGATAAGAGCGTCTCGTCTGATGTGCGCTCCGGTTGCCACGACAATGAAGTGCATCACAAACGAGTTCTCGTCTATGATATGGACGGCAGGTGTATCACTGACTCCGGAAAACGCGGCGCCAAGCACCGTGGACCCTCTTTTGACAATGACTGTCGTGTTGTTCTGAACAACGATGTTGGACACGGTGCAATCGTCTTCGACGATCAGCGTTCCCCATATCGTGCAGTTCGTCACTTTAGCGGACGGGGCCTTGTCCAGTCTGCCGTCCTCTCCTACGATCACCATAGGATCGTCAGAGAAGCGCCCGGAACAGTCTGGATACTTCAAATGAGTAGTGATAGCATGCTGGATGGCCGCTATGTATCTCCTTGTGTTCCTGTGTAAAAATGTGAGCATAATCCCTCAAAAAGAGAACGCCGGAAACCCAGAAAGGAATCCAGCGTTCTCGTTTGTTAATGGTTGACTGTTTACTTGCGCCCACCAAGAAGTTCCTGAACCTTGGCCATGCTGATGACAGCGTCCTTGGAAGACTCGGTGATCTTCAGGGAGATATTGGCCATTCGCCTGGCTGCCGCGATCATCAGATCACGCAGGTTGCGCATCTCGGTCTCGGCCTTCTCGATGTCCTCGGCCTTGATCTCATCCACCGGAGCACCTATGTACTCCATGACGGTGGTGAAGTCGTAGCCGACCTTGGCAGGCTCCTTGCGGCGCCTGGAGGGCTTGCGCAGCTGGGCAGGATCTTCCTGTTTAGGTTCCTGCACCGGCTCCTCCTTGACAGGTTCCTCCTGGGGAGCGGTCTCCTGAGCAGTGGCTTCCTGAGGGACAGCCACTGACCCCTGAACAGCGGGTTCCGGAGCAGCAGACGCCTGTTCCATGGCCTTGTTCACTTCCGCGTCAGTATCCGGGACCTCGACTGCCAGCGCGGCCGCCGGCACTGCCGGAACAGCTTTGGTTTCAGCAGCCTGAGCAGCTGCATTGGCGTCGGCTTTGGGTCCCATGGGAATGCTCTCTGCGGGCTGTGCTTCCACAGTCGCTTTCGGAGAGGGCAGCGGGGCAGCCTTCGCGCTACGAGCCCCGATTAACGGATTCGCCAATCCTTTCACTTTCTTCGTTCCTTTCTTCTTGACAAGATTTTTGTATGATCTCGATTTATCGTCCCACCCATCACCGCAGTACGTGATCCCGCTTGCAGGATCAAATACTGAGTCAAGTGAGTTTGGTTCGTTCATGTGGCTTGTGGTTACGTACACCATACTGGTCTCGGAACGCAGCATGAGCACTATAAAGTCTTTCAGCTTGGCTCTACGAAGTTCGGCCTTGAAGTCCTGCAATGTGAGATTGAAGTCCTTCAAAGTGGAGCTTATTTCGGACGGCATCGACACGACGCGAACCGGCAGAGTGTGAAAGAACGTTCCCTCAGGGTACGGGATCTCACGCAGGAGCTCGTATTGTGCCCTTGTGGACTTCTTCACAACCACGACGCCAGGTACACCTGACGGCGCTTTCCTGCACGGAACAAGAAAGACGTCTTCAGGCACGGTAAGCAGCTCCGGGCAGGTTTCCTGCGTTACGGGAATGGACCCGTAATCCAGAAGCACCTCCGGTCGAAAGCTGGACAACTCGGACGTTGTCAGGCAGGGGAGCTCGTCATCGTATGGAACGAACTTGTCCTCCGCCTGGTTGATTTCTTCCTCGTTCGGGATGCCCTTGTAAACGCAGGCCGGGCACAGGTGGTAAATCTCACCCTGAACCAGTACCTTGCAGGCACCCCGCACACCGGCCGTCCGCATCGCCACCCCGTGGAAAAGTTGACGCATGGCGTCGTCCTTTTCCTTCTCTGCAGCTGTCATTTGGAAAGCCGCCATTGATCCTCCTCACCGGTCTTGGCCGCGTTCCTGGCCAGCCGGTCACAAAGTTCGTTGTTCTTGTTTCCGGTATGCCCTCTCACCCATTTCATGGAGATCGGGCATCCGACATTCAAAAGCGCATCGTAGGCCTGCTCCCACAGATCGGAGTTCGGCTTTCCCGGCTCCACAGCCCATTCGTCGCACTGACTGAGCCCGCCGATGACATACCGGCTGTCAGACACCAGAACGATGCGCTCATTCGGGTACTGCCCACGGATGCCGGAAACGAACTTCAATGCGTTGATGGCGGCCGTGAGCTCTCCCCGGTTGTTGGTGCCGTTCGGAATGTAGCCGGCATGATAGGCGAGTCGCTGTCCTTCCCGGACGGCGACCCACGCCCAACCTGACGGCCCAGGATTCCGGATGGCGCTTCCATCTGTGAACAGAAGAATCATCTCATCCTTTCTGTGCTCCATCGAGCAACTGGGTTTTGCCTGTGGCTACGACCTGCTTGTACAGCCGGTTGCGCCGGTGCATGTCGACCAAAATCTTGTAGATCATGTCCACCAACGCCGCCTTCTCCTTGATGCTCTCAAAGTTCATGGACTCGGCTGTCGGATATCCGTCGCACACCTCCAGGCGATCGAACTCGACACAGGCGAAGTTCGCGCCTGTCGCCCTGACTGTGACTCCTGCCGGAGCGAGCGTTGCGTTGAATGTGTCGACGTACTGCTTCAGGTAGTGCTCCGTGAAGCTGAATTGCATGCTGAAGTTGACTGTGGCCTCGGCCTTGACCCGGAAGAACTGCTGTTCCTGGCCGGACATGGTCTCCAGCATGTGGATTCCATCCGGGTAGACAACCGGATCGAGCACTTCCTCTTCTTCCTGCTGAATAACAGGCTCCTGGGGTTGGTTCTCAACCTCCGGTACCTCAGCGTCTGTCCTGATCTCTTCGACTGGCTCAGCCTCAGGATCAGGTTCAGGCTCTTTGATACCGAGCAGATAATGCCCGATAAAGGACTTGACATAACGGTCGTCGTACTTCACGTTTGAGCTGAAGGAATCGCACATCATGCTTACCGCATCGATCTGCAGGTAACTGAACCAGGCTTTAAACCAGTCAACGACGAACACGAAAGATTGATCCAGCATGTCATCGGCAGATGTATCTCCAGTAGACGGAGAGACGTTGTACGGCAACCCAAGCAACTGATCGCACTTCGGCAGGTCGCTCTTACCGTCGATGTAGTAAATCGTCCGGTTCAGCATCTCCCGGAAGTCGGCCACACTTAAGGTGCGGTCTACCCGCACTATGTGGTCGTTGCCCCAGAGACGCCCATCAAAGATGTGGACGAAACTTCTGTATTTGCGCACGCAGGAAGCCTCGACCTCGCCCCTTATTCGGCGTGTAGCTTCACAGTCTGTTTTACCGAGCAGCCAGTAAGAATCACGCACCGGATCCATTGCCTTGCACAGCAGCTGGTACGGGTTATTGGGGAATGTCGCATTGAGCTCTGACACCTGAAAAATCAGCAGATCTTCCAGCGTGCAGTCCTGCTCCTGGTATTTGGCCAATTCTCTTTCACTGGGAACGGCAACAGGTAGCGGTATCCCCATTACGTTCATATACACGATTTTCCTCTCGGAAAATGACGGCTTCTTCAGATTGCAGAATCTTCGCATGTCTGGCCTCTGTGTATCGCTCGCAAGGAGCGAGCATCAATTCACTGTTCTGATACCGATAGCAGAAAGGCCTGCCGGTCAGTGCGCAGATCCGCATACCGAGCGTTGTGCACTCGGCGCCGCAAAACTTGCACTGACGGCAGGGCGCTATCCCGTCCTGCTCCAACATCCTCTGTATCCGCAGGCTTACCTTCAACATCTCGCTGTGATCAAGATCAGAGATGTGCACCGGGTTGTCTTGCTGCAGAATACGGGACAGGAGCGAGTACACTTCTGATCGGGTGTACTCTCCGTTTTTCCAAAGCATGTCAACCAGGACATGCAACGCACCTCTCTCAGATAAGAGAGCAGGTGTCGTCTTGAATCTCGTCTTGATCGTCACTGAGAGAACTTCCTCTTTTGCCGTTGATCAGGACAACGTCAGGTGTTTCCTCGAACTCCAGCAAGATGTGATCGGTAAGTCCATACAACTTCTTGATGCCGCAGACGTGCCATATCTGAGAATCGTCCTCGAACACCACTCCCTTGCAGACGTCCACAACACCTTTGTTCATGTTGTCCGTGATGTCTGCAACGCCCATGTACGGGACCTCGCCGCCGTCCTTGATGTAGCGGACGACGGGAGCCTTTGCCGATTTCGGGCAGCGGAAGTAGTACACGAAGGATTTCACCCGGATAGGCATCTTGGACGGTCGTCCAGGACTGCAGGCACGGATGTACGGAGCAATGGCTTCCTTCCACTTGCGGACAGCCGGATCGACGTGAAAATGACCTCGCCCTCCTCTGGTGCTCTGAACACAGCGAACCCTCAAAGGGATCTCAATCTTCCACGTTCTCATCCGACTGTCCTCCATGGTTGGTTACCGGCAGACGACCTTGACAAAGGCCTTCAGCAACCCGACCTTCTTCGAGGTCTTGCCCTTGGAAGACGCAGCACGGGCGGACAGCGTAATGGTGTCGCCGTTGCGCAGAGTGCGGGTACGGGACACCTCGTCGGAGATCTCCTCCTCGTTCAGGAGGATGGTGCAGTTCGACAGCTGGGCGTCGGTCATACCGCTGCGGGCACGGACCACGTCACAGTAAATCGCGTCATGGACCGTGGTGCGGCCGCAGACGATGTCCACGTTGGTGGTCTGCAGACCGCCGCTGGTGGCCACGACGACCACGCCATCCTCGCCGTCCTCATCGGAGTTATCCTCCTCAACCTCTCCGTCCAGATCGAACAGGAGAGAGTCACCGTCCGACGGCTGAGCGGTGAGCAGGGAGGAGCGGAACGCGCTGACGTCACCGCCGTTCATCTCCAGCAGGCTCTCCTTGATGGTATCGGCTTCCTCGTCGAAGAACGCCATGACCGTCTCGTGCTCGCAGATCTGAGCCAGAGTGGTGTTGTCCTCCGCCGCGAAGTTGATGGAAGCGCCGTTGATGCCGTTGATGATGATCTCTTTCATGATACTGTTTCCTTCTTTGTTTTTGGATTCGGAGACGGATACCATACCCGTCTCCATGACTTGATTGTTTGTTGTTGACGTTGTTTTTACTCTATCGACTGACATTTACTTGCCGATAACGATGGTGACCGTATCACCGTTCATGGTGATCTTGGCCTTGCCGACGACAATGGTGCGGTCACCGGACTTCAGCGTATCGACGCTGACGGACTGCTCGGCGGCGTCGCACTTGCACTCGTGGCAGGTGCAGGCATGAGCCGCCTTGCGGGCTTCCTCCTGCTTCTGGAGGTAGTCCTCGGCGGGGTACTCATGAACGACGGTGTTGAAGCGAACGCCATCGCCCTCCTTGAGTACGTAGTTGTCCACGTAGCCATGCAGGACGCTGCCGTCGGCACGATCCACGTGGGCGGTTGCTTCGACGACGTCGTATCCGCCCTCCTTGAGAATGCGACGAAGCTGCCCGACAGTGGTGCCGGGATTCAGCTGGATGTCACGGGTACGGTCGGAATAGACGTTGAACAGGGTGGTAGGCATGATTGTTTTTCCTTTCGTTTGCCTGGTTACTTGCTGGGCGTTCCCAGCGGGTGATACACGGAAATCATGGACATCCTGTCAGTGTCAATGATCACCTCGTTTTTGCGCACCGTGCGCTTTCTTTCGCCGGTTCCCTCCGTCTGGGTCAGTCCTGATCTGGCCCACCGGTTGAAGCTGGCTATCATGATGTTGGCGACGATGCTGTTCGTCACCGCAATCTGATCGTGTTTGGGAGACATCTCGGTGCATGCCTCCTCGTCGGGACGCTTGTCCGCGTCCGGTGTGATGTTGGGATACACGTCGTAGATGTTGGGATCAAGTGCTTCCCCGTTCCGGCGCTCATAGAGAGTGACGTGTCCTGAGGTCTTCTCATTCCCGCCATTGATGACAAGGCAGTTCTGGAAGTTTTCCATGTACTTGGAAACCTCGTACCTGGTCTTGAGGTTGTCCACGCACAGGAACACTACCGAGTTGTCCAACAGTCTCGGACAGTCTGCAGGCCTATCGCTACCGTACTTCATGGCGGCGTCCGCGTTGTCCGGGTTGATTTCCGGATGCTCAGGTATGATCTGTGACATGTTGGCCGGGTTCACATAGGCGTTATACCCGACTAGCTTCATGTTCTGCAGATAGCTGAGCCTGACCACGGAGTGCTGGATGTCCTGCATTCGCTGGGCCAATTTGCTGCCGGCGCCTGCTCCCTGTCGCAGGGAGTTCCTGGCGTTGAAGATATCCCCGTCTACCAGAGTGAGCCGGTCAGCGACACAAGGCAGTGCGATGTTGCCGGCCTTGTCCAAGTACGCCTGAATGGACATGCCCTTGCTCTGGAGAATGTCCAGGGACAGACTGGCGATCGCCATCGGCAGCATCTCAGTCAGGTACCCTCCGATGCCTCCACAGCCGATCACATAGATGTTCAGCATGATGGAGCCTCCTCTTCCTGTTCATCCAGAGCATGGACACTGACAAACCCGTACTTCTGCAGGATGGCCCGCATAGTATCCCTGGTCTCCGGGTTGGGGTCCGCGTCGGCGAACTCCGCAGCCACTGCCAGAGCTTCGTCCAGGGACTCCTCCCAGGAGATGTCCTCGTCGTCGCCGGCAATGGCGCCGGTTTCCATGTCCATCGTGGAGAACCCGTAGCTGTCCAGAAGTTCCTGAACGTATTCGGAGTCGGCCTCGCATACAAGGACGTCCAGTGCGTTCTCAAATTCCTTACGCGCTTTCAGAACAGCGTCGGACACTTGCTCCTGGGCATTGACGTCAGGCTCATGATAAGAGAAAGTGCCGGCTTCCCAAGTGGGCTGTGCCACGTCTGGATCATTCTTGTGCCAGCCGCTGCCGGCATCCCAGGTGTACGTGACAGGCCTGAGGACGTTGTAACGGGGTCGCATAAACTGACCCGGAGACCTGTACTTGCCGGAAACGTCGTACGGAAGAGGCTGCACCCAGGACTGCCTCACCGGCTTGTAATCCTGGGCCCTGATCTTCTCGACCCACTCCGGGGGAGCTTCATAGTCGGCGTCCAAGTCGGTTTCCTCGACCACGTTCCAGATCTCCTGGTCATACTTGTCCGTGGGAGTGAAGATGGAGCACTTGTGATGAGCCACCTTTCCGTCCTTGAGACCGAATACCATATGCAGCCCGTACTTGCTTTTCTGGTCGTTCATGTCGGTACCGCTCCAGAACGCACCCATTTCTGGATGCGTATGAATGGACCCGATCAGAGCATAGCCTGCCGGTACGCCATCCCCCTTGTCCTCGAACTGCACGGACGCCCCTGCCCCGCACTGGGAAGGAACTTTAATGTGCCAGCTTCTGTCGCTGAGCCGGTAATAGATCGAGTACGCTGTTTCCATCTTCGGGAACTGCGCAAACGTGCCAAGCACCTTCTGGAAGAGCTCGGACGGCATCTTGCTGCCTACCCAGACCATCCCAGGCTGGTACTTGGGGTTGCACTTGGGGGCGAACGCCTTGATGACCTCCAGGTCCTTGCAAGGCTCCCACCCTTCCAGCATGGGAGATTTGGTGTGCACAAGACACCTGTCGCTCCCAATCAGATAACTTCTCATCTTACACCTCAATTGTTCGGATATCGAGATCCGAGTCTACATGCTCGGCCTCTTTTTGGATTTGTTTCATGGCGTTGGCCATCACCGTCATCTTGGTGGCTTTCACAGCCTGCTCGAAGGCTGCGTTGAACGCGTTCATTCCGCTGTTCCCCTCTTTGCCGATCGGAGCGTACCCGTAATACGGGGCGCGCTGCAGGACGACCCTGATCGGCCGCTTCCTTTTAAACAAGGGTTCCCGCATCTGTCAGCCCTCCAGAAACTGCGTAACAGGCATCCTGTCTCCACCGCCGTATTTGTTCATCTTGCGGTACTTCAATAACTTCCAACCATTGGGATCGGTCAGGATTCCAACAATACGGATCTGCATCGCAACAGCCTGGTTACCAGCAGCATATGAAATAAACGAGTCGAACGCGTCACGGTTGTTGACACGCGCTTTCCTGTAGGCGTCATTCACCACTTCGGCGAGATCGCGATCTATAAGGTCATAGTTCCACAGACTGTTGAAGATCTGATCAACAACGACCTGAATAATCATGCCATCAGTAGGCTGCTCCACGTGCGCAAATGCGTCCTTTACTGCAGCTGTGCCAAGACACAGTTCTCCGTTGACGTGTATGTTCGGAAGCGGGAGCCGGTACAGCACCGTGTCCTCCGTCTTCAACGACTTCTCCGGTACTGCAGCGATCCTGGCCCCGAGAACCGTACCGGCCCTGTTGACGCGGACAGCCAGCCATATCGGTGGAAGGTGAACACGCGTGGCGTATTCCTTCTGATCGCCGCCGAACATCTTGGTTCTGTACGTGAACGATTTGTTCTCGATAAGAACAGTTATCACCTTGTAATCGGCCTTGTCCACATACCCGATCAACGGATAGTGAATGTCCGGGATGAACGTCTTCACCTCATCCACCTTGATCAGCTTGGCCAGCTCGTCCGCGAAGCACTCCTCCATGTTCGTGAGGTGGTACTTGATCACCTGGTCTCCGGTAATCAGGCTGACGGATTTGCTGACGGAGTCACGTATGATCGTGAGCTCCTGCTGCTGTCGCTTCAGCCTGGGCACCTCCTGCTGAAGGAAAGCGTCCAGATCCATCAGCTCGACCTTGTCGAAATACATGCGGGTAACCACACCTCCGTGCTGAAGGAGGATGTCGTCACGTCGCTCGATCAGATGCGCGAACGAGGCCGGCGTGATGTCGTCCAGTTCAATTTTGTTGTTTTCCATGTTTGATCAACTCCTGAAGCTGGTCCTCCGATATCATCGGGATGCCGAGCTTCCTTGCTTTTGTCAGTTTTGTTTCACCAACGTTCTCGCCTACGACCAGGTAGCTGGTCTTGGATGACACCGAGGTTGCGAATTTTCCACCATGCGACTGGATCTCGTCCTTGTAGGAATCACGATCCCTGGTGAGAGTTCCGGTGATGCAGATGGAAAGCCCGGACAGCGTCTGCGGCTCCTTGGACGACTCGCTGACCATCGACAGACCCTGTTTTCCGAGTCTGGTTATGATGTCCTCCATGGAATCGTCATGCAGGCCCGCATAGATCGCTGTGGCTGTCTTTTGTGCGATCCCAGGTATTTCCATCAGGTCGGACACAGTCGCAGCCAGAAGGGCCTCCATGGTGGGAAATTGGGCAGCCACGTCAACGGCAGTGGAATCGCCCAGCATCTCGATGCCCAGGGATGCGAGCACTCTGTGGTACGGACGCGCCTTGGACTCCTGGATGGAGGCCAGCAGCGAGTCAGCTTTCTTGTCGCTGAACCCGTCCAGCTTCAGCAGCTGATCCCTGGTCAGCGCGTACAGATCTGCAGGATCCTTGCACATACCTGAGTCCACCAGCTGCTTGATAACGGCAACACCGAGACCCTTGATGTACATGTTGGCCCTGGCTCCGAAATAGTACAGCCAGGTGACCAGGCGTCCAATGCACTTCGGATTCGTGCACATGAGATCGGCACCGTCCTGCACCAGTTTGGTTCCGCAGCTGGGACACTGATCCGCGATCTTCACCTTCTGCCCGTCGCCGTGTTCCAGTACCGTGCCTACCTGCGGGATGATCTCAGCCGCCTTGTACACCGTCACCTTGTCCCCGATACGAAGGTCCAGGGCTTCAATGTAGGCCGGGTTGTGAAGGCTGGCGTGAGTGAGCAAGATGCCGTTCATGTTGACGGCGTCCACCACTGCCACGGGAGTCACCTTTCCGGTGCGCCCCACCTGCCACTCGACTGAGGTCAGGCTGGTCGCCTTGTGCTCCGCAGGGAACTTATAAGCCACGGCCCAGTTCGGGAACTTGGTTCCGACTCCCATCTTGTCCTGTACGAAGATGCGATTCACCTTGATAACCATGCCGTCGATTTCGATAGGCATATCGGAGCGAACCTTTCCACACTGGGTGCAGAACTCGAAGGCGCCCTCGATGTCCTCGAACGCCTCGGACGCTGATCTCACGGTGGGCAGTCCGATCTCCTCCATCCAGTCCAGCTTGTCGGATTCAGTATAAATCCGGTCTGCCGGTCCGTTGATGAGATCGTAGAAGCACACGGACAACCTGCGCTCGGCAGCCAATGCCGGATCCTTCTGCCGAATGCTGCCGGCAGCCGCGTTCCTGGGATTGGCGAACGGTTCCTCACCGGCGTCCGTCAGTTTCGCATTCAGCTCCATGAACACCTGGATGGGCATGACGCACTCGCCGCGCACCTGGAACGATTCGGCATACGGAACTGTCAACGGAAGATTGCGGATCGTCCTGGCTGTCGCGGTGACGTCCTCTCCTTCTACGCCGTTGCCACGGGTTACCGCCCTGATCAGCTTTCCTTCCTCGTAGAAGCAGACCAACGTGAGCCCGTCCAGCTTCGGCTCCACCAGGAACGTCACACCATCTGGCGCCGTCCTGTTGGCCTTGGTGGCGAACAGCTGAAGCTCTGTCAGCGTGAACGCGTTGTTCAGGCTTAACATCTTCTGCGGATGCTTTACCTTCTGGAACGCGCCTGAGACCTTGCCGCCGATGCGCTGAGTCGGGCTGTTGGGATCGATCTCGTCCGGGTGCTGCATCTCATAGGCCTCTATGCTGCGAATGAGTTTGTCGTACTCCTCGTCGGTGAGCGTGGGCTTGTCCAGGACGTAGTAGTCCCGGTCGGCGTCCCAGGCTTCCTGCAGGAGTTCACTGTATGTTTTCATTGTTTGTTCTCCTCTTCATGCCAAATCTGGCTGCCATATAGTTGAATTGATTCTCCGGTATCTTGGGATCCGCAGTGGCGGACTCCGGTTCGCTGTAAGCACGGATACGGTCGAAATACTGGACATAGCCCAGCACCTTTCTCCAGTCCGCCCAGTCCGAATCCAGCACCACACCGTTGCGGTCCGAGATTCTCTGATACAGACGGTGCAACATGGCACGGCCCAGCTTGCGCATCTTCATCGGAGCGTTGTAGCCTGTGCCGTCTTTCCGGATCACCACACCTGTGATACGTCTGGGCGCCTTCTTGCTGTGAAGCCAGATCGTGTGATCTTTCTTGTGCTTCAGGTGAAGCCCCAGTCGTTCCTTCAGAATCTTTTCGACTCCGAAGAAAATGTGCTTGTAGTTGCGCTTCTCTGGAACTGTCGTATGCGGATCACGACTGAGGGCGATGTCATCGGCATACCTTGAGTAATTGAACCCGTTGTTGGCCGCATACGCGGAGATCAACAAGTCCACTTCCTTCATGCCGATGTTGGTCAGGTACGGACTGCACGGTCCACCTTGCGGAAAGGACCCGTCACAGGTGCAGGCTGTGATGATCTTGTCAGTGAGAACCCGACCGATATGGGCATTCAGCAAGGCCTGCCTTACCGGTTCCACCGGGAAGTTGTCAAAGAAATCCTGTACGTCCATACACAGGATGACCTCGGCCTTTCTATCATGTCGCATGGCTCCTGTACAGGTACTTCTGAACGGAACAAAGCCGTGAGCGAAGCCTGACGGCCTCAACTCCTTTACAGTGTACAGGTAGTTTAAGATGTCGCGCTGAACGCGCTTGAGCTCGTCATTGGGGATTCGCAGCTTACGCATCCCTCCTGACTTTTTTGGGATAAATGCCGTTCTCCAGTCAAGGGGCGGCATGTCAAAATCGAACATTGGGACCTCATGGATTGTTTAGAGTGTTATACGCTTGCGGATCAGCTCACAAAAGGAATCCGTGTAGCTGACTTTGAGAGCATTATAACAGAGGCAACCGGAACGGATGTGATTCGGTACGCTACTCTGCAGACATGCCCTCTGTTTGAGACAAAGGACACGGAAATAGAAGACCTTGCCCCGATATCCCTGTGCTTCCTGCTCGCTTGCAGCAAACCACCAAGAACAAAGAGGCAAGGCGTATTCATTGCCGTGGACATGACCAAATGGCAGCTCTCAGGACCTGACGACAAATCCTGCGCCATCGACCCGTGCGGGCTGGGAGGAAAGGTACTGCTGTACTATCCTGCCGGCGCCAGCACAGGGTTGCTGAACCGCAAGCAGTCCAACAAGTGCCTGGTCATAACGAAGGAAGCCGTGCCTGCGATCGGTTTTGTGAACCGGGCCAATCTGCTGGCCGCTGCCGCAGGCATGCGCAACCTCGTCAAGCCAACGACTCTTGCACTGCCAAAGGGATCAGGTCGAACTTCTCCCAGAGCCCGGACAGGGCTGCGCAAAAGTAGGTCATAGGCAGCATGTTGAACGGCGGCTCGGCAACCATGTTGTTCAGTCTGAGCAACTGCTTCAAGCTGGGAACCTTTCCGACCACCTTCGAGAACGTCTTGGTGATCTCGTCCAGGGACGACAGTTCTTCCCTGTCCCACACCATCCTGGTCTCCGCGCCGCGCAGCAGCAACGGCAGATCGTAGATGTGGACAGGATTCCTGAGTATGGTGTTCAGGAACTTCTCCTGGAACTCCGGATTGTACGACAGGAACGTACAGTCCTGGGTGAACTCGTCGAATCGGTCGCTGAACTCCCGTGTATCGAGTCCGTCGGACTGCATCAGGCTCTCCGATATCTTGTGATACCGTTCGCCTTTCAAAAGCAGCAGCCGATCCACGCTGTGAATCAACTGCAGTGTCTGCCCTGCCTCTTCCTGGGGACTGTATCTGCACAAGGACACTCCCAACAGCTTGTCAGGCCCCGGATTCAGTCCTGTGGTGGCAGTAGCCAGGAAACAGATATCACCTGGTGTTACGGACAGTATCAGATCTTTCCACATCTCCATTGTTGTTGCCTCCTGATTGCTTGGTTTGTCTGGCCAGTTGGATACTCCAATGACGTCTGGCTACGTCCGCTGCGAACGCTCTCAAGGTCATCATGTGCACGCTGCTTCCTGTACGTGCGTTGATTCCCTTGGAGGCGGCTACGCAGCATCCTCCAGTGGCGATGTAATCGTTGCTGATCACATAACCCTCGTCGGTGTGATATCCAAACAGGTCCAAATTGTTGTAGAACTTCTGCAGCAGCTCCTGCATCGAGTCCGTTTTGGAGCCTCCAATGTCCTCGATGAAACTGGAGCTGAAGATCGGTTTCAGAGTCTCCGGCTTCTTACTGATGCGAAACAGTTCCGGCATGATGATCTTGCTGACCGGATACGTCGGGCTGTTTCCCATGGACATGATCTTATCTTCCAACCACTTAGGACAGTAGCTGGAATCCACGACCTCACGCCAGTCGCAATATCTGCAAGCAGAAGCCTCCTCACCAGGCTGCAAAAAACGGCTAAGGATGTTGATCCCCTTTCTTGGTCCGTTCAGTACAGTCATGATGTCCGAGTCACGGAACTGGATCACCGGTCTGCCTTTCTCCATGAACAGAATAGGAGCCGCACTGGAGAACACGACGCGACCGGCGTGACAGGTAAGCGTATTCAGCCTGAGATCGCTGAGCATGATGAAATTGCTGGCCACTCGTTTCTGACCGCAAACCCACTTGAACAGCACCAGGTCCTGCATCCGTTTCAGTCTTTGCAACTTGTCATAGAGAGTCATGCTCCGCCTCCACTTCAACAGACAGGGACGGGTGTTCGTAATCCGGATACGCCAACGCCAGAGCAATGTTCTGGGCGTCGGATTTTATACCCGGAGTAGAAAATGCCTCGTCACAGGCCGCAGCCAGGGCCTCCCAGCTGGTGTCACCGGAAGCAGAGACGAAAAGACGAATAATGTCTTTTGCTCCCTTGAGCTGCTGTTGGGTCTCCTCGCACATGATGTTGCACCCGTCCGGATAACAGACGTCATGCAGCTTTGCCGGAGCATTGGCCGTCAGCTCCTCCTGCACCTGCTGAAACAGCTCCTTGCTGATCATGGTGGACAGCGGTGCGAGCTGGATCATGGACATCATGGTTGACAGCTGGTCCTTATCCACCTTGGCGTCACGCCGGCAGAACAACGCGAACAGCATCATGATCATCGTGAAGAATCTGGACTTCAACAATGACACGGTCGAGCTGCGGCACTTGTCCAGCGCCTTGCAAAACGCGGCAACCTGATCGGCAACCGGAGCGGTGTCCTCAGCAATCCTGATCTGGAAAATGCAGAGACAGTTGTGAATGTAGGTCAGGTCGTGCTGCAGTTCCTTGTCCCCTGGGTTCTGGTCCTGCAGCGTCATGATCGCCGCTTTGGCCACAGCAGGAAACAGCTGCCTGATATCGGTCTGTGGATCGAAGAACGACGGTTCCCCTTTGGCCCTGATCCTTGTGAAGTGAAGTTTCGTCTTTTCACTCATTTGATTCCTTTCTTGCAGCCGGCAGCCATACCGCCAGGTTGCATTGAAGTATGTTCTTTCGACATGTGTTACATGGAACGCCCAGCCGGCACTTCGCTACATTGCTGCGAAGGGTGGCAAGCTCTGCATTATGCTTACGCTGCTCCGCTGTACAGTTCCAGTCGTGTATCGTCACCGTCTTCTCGGTGATGGACAACTGGACTCTGGCCTCCATTCCGGCGATCTCCTCGGCCGGACAGTTGAAGGATCTGGCCCCTGAGAACTTGTCCAGGAACCTGTACATGGCCGCCTCATAAAGCACTGCACACAGTATTATGCCAGCCCCAAGCCCGCTTTTTAATTTGAATCGAACATGGTACCTGGGACGATCACCATCCTTGACTTTGGCCCTGCGAACGCCGATGAATATGATCTTGGCGTCGATCCTTTCACCGCCCCACTCCGGGATATCCATGCCTTCCATGATGAAGTGCCAGTTGGCAACCACACGGTGGACGTTGGCTCTCAGTAGTTCTGGTGAAAGTATTCTGCCAAGCAGGTGGCTCAAGCTGTTGTAAAGGGCAGTTTCCTGTTCCGCTGTCAGATGCTTTCCCCTGGTAAGGCTGGCATCTCGTATGCGTCCGGACAAAAATGACAGTGCCCGCTCATCACAGACACTGCCATTCAGGTCTGACACGCTGGTCAGCACATTGGAAAGCCTGGCAGCAATGACCTTACTGCTCGGCTCCCTCATCTTCGAGCTCTCCTTCGTCGTCCGTATCCACCAGGACTTCATTGGCAGCAAAGCTGTCCAGCTGGATCAGGATATCGTCCAGGTTGTTCTTGACTGCCTGGATAGTGACCTTGAGCTGGTCGGCCTCTCCCTTGATCGCAGTCAGGTGGGACTGCGCATCCGGTGTAGACTCCGTGATGAAGAAGTTGGTAAGCGCCCGGATAAGCGCCTCCGTCACGGAGGCGTTGGATGGTTTGAGCAAGTATTTCTTCCAGGCGTTGATGTTCTCCATCGTCTCCTGGTAGATCTCGCTCACCATCACCGGTGACGCGCCGGTAGCCGGGTCCGAGTTCGCTTCCTCAATATACCCGGCCTTCGCCTTGCGGTTCATGTTGATGGATGCCACCAGGCTGGCCTTAGCCCGCATACGGGAAGCCTCGTCCGTATATTCCATGAAGCTGTCCACGAACGCCTGGATGATGTTCTTTCTGGTGTCGTCGTCCTTGATCTGGGCCAGCCCTCTCAGCGTTGTGGTGTCGCATCCACGAACGCCGAGCAGGAAGCAGTCGGTCAGCGTGAGACGCTCGCCAACTGCCTTGATCTGGTAGATGTACGGAACCGACTTGCCGAGCTGGGTGGCCAGACGGCTGCCGGCGCCGGTACCGTATTCACCCTCGTTCAGCGCTTTGGACAACGCCTTGCCGAGGCACCAGAAACGGGCCAGGCAGGCTCCGCGCTGAAGCACCTCGGACATCTCCGCCTGATTACGCACCTTGCGGATGTCGGTCAGGGACTCCTGCACGTAGTTGGCAAGCATGTCCATGCTCGAGAACTTCTTGGCGAAGTCCGCTGATGCGTCGAACGTGAAACCCTTGAACACGTCCTTGATGTATCCTGCGGCCTTCTTGTCGTCTACGTCGTCATAGGACGGAAGCGAGATGCCGACAACAAGATCGCGGTCCTCGCCCTCTTCCAGAATAGCCGGAAGTTCGTTCTCAACGGATACTTCCTGTAATTCTTCCATTTTATTGTTTCCTTTCAGATTGTATGATCGAATAACGTGGGGATTCTGAGAGGAGCGTCCTCCGGTCTGAACACGTGGATGTCAGGCAGATTCCCCATGGATTTGAACAGCAGATGCATTCGACCTTCAACATAGTCGGTCTGCATGTTCGTAATGATAAGCGACCTCTGTCCTGCAACAGCGAACAGGCACACCTCTCCGCTCTTGAACGACTGGCACAAGTTCACGAACTGGTTGAACAGCTCGCTCTTCTCGAAGTCAAGAAGAGCGGCGCTGGTGTCGATGACCTTGACTTTCTTGAACAGCACGTTGGTAGGTACCCCGAGCAGATCGCACAGCGCGTCCACCGAGTACGGAACCGTGGTGCCAAGCTGCTCCACGGCATTCCGCATATCATACCGGCTGGAGCAGAACAGCCGCCAGTATTTCTTTATGAACTCGATAATGTCGTCGCTCTTGCGATTACGACTCTGTCGTTTCGCCTGCTGAGGTATCGAGTCCAGAAACGCCTTCAGCTGATTCCTGTCCCCCATCCTTCATTCCTCCCAGTAACGGTTGAGAAAACTTGACAGGCTGGTTAGCCACCTTCACGGTCTTGACCTTGGTGGTCTTCGCAGGCTTGGCTGCGGCCTTGACCTTGGTTACCTTCACCTTGCTCGCTTTCTCTTCCTCTTCCTTTTCCTTCTTGGTCTTCATGCGCTCCTTGCGGGTCTTCATGTATTCCCCGTAGGCGGCCATGTCCTTGATGCGCTCGATCTTCTGGTACATGTACAGATCATTCAGGACCTTCTCATACTCGGGAGCATTGAGCGCGGCCTCGAACTCCTCCGGCGGGACCGACCTGCAGTCCAGCTGAGGACATGTAACCAGATTCTTCTCGCTGACGGACACATTGGCGATATCCCTAAGATCACCCACGCCCTTGTCCGGGGCTGCCAGACACTTAGCAGACGCCAGGGCCCACTCGAAGTGATGCCCATAGGAATCCGCAAGACTGGACCCGAACTTGTTCCACCTGAACTCGACCTCCAGCTTTCTTGCGTCGCTGAAGGAGGTCTTGGTGGTGCGCAGGGTGATGATCTTCCCGTCGCCGGACGCCAGAGTTCGGAACGACGCGCTGATCATGTGCCCGTCCTTGAAGACCTGGCTCGCTCCCCCAGTGATCTTCTTCTGGGGAGGACCATAGGATCCTGGAGTAGTGGCTGCAGCCTCCTTTTCCTGATTGATGCAGATTACCACCATCGGGATGTCCCCGATCACCTGGCCTGCGTTCTCACAGAAATACTTCATGAAGTGCGCCTTGTCGTAGAAGCCCTTGCCTGCTACGCCGTCCTCCCTGAGCTTGGCGACGGTATCCTTGGCTGCGGCTCCTCCAATGGAGTCCAACCCGACGATGATCGGGATGTCGTAATCCCGCATGTGCTTGTTATACATCGGAATCAGCTTTCTGCAGATATGCGAGAACGCTTCCTCGATGGTCATGTTCTTGACCACGCGAAAGGAGTTCCCGACGATATCCCCGTACTGGCTCATGATGCTGGCAAGCAGCGTGGGGCTGATCTTGTCCTCGAGCTCGTAGATGAACCCGATTCCACCCATCCCATGATGCTCAGAGTCCGCGCAGACATGTCCCATGAGATCGAACAACAGGGGACTCTTGCACGACTGAGGCAATCCTGAGATGGAGTGAAAGACTTTCAAACGGAGTCCGGTAGCTCCAAAAAGATACCGCTGCGCATAGTAACGCAACGGTATCCCGTACTGATGCTCACGGAGCTCCTGAACTGTCATGATGGCGCCTTCCTTGTCGTCCTTGACAAGATCGTCCATCAATGAGTCAATGAAGCTCACGGCCATTTTCATTCCTCGGTTTCAGTGGGGTCTTCTACAAACTCGGGAACAACCTGTTCCAGATCCTCGTCATCTCCTTCGAGCAGCGTGGCAGCTGCGGCAGCCTGATCCTCGAGCTCTCTGGAGGCCGGGGTAACCGGGGTATTGATTCCAGCCGCCTTCATCTTCCTGACCTCCTCGGCGATCTTCTTGGGATCGACTGCGTTACTCACAGCCATACCGGGCACCGATACCGCCGGCTTTGCAACCGGGGATGGAGGCACCGGAACGGCCGGCCTGGGAGCAGCCAAGCCAGCAGCCTTGGGAACTGCCGGAGCAGCAGGAGCGGCAGGAGCAGCAGGAACGGCGGGAATAGCCACACTGGCACCAGGCATCGCAATCCCGGGAGCAGCAAGTCCGCCATTCGCAGCCGGAGCAGTGTTCTGCTGGAGCGTGATCTTCTGCGGTACAGACACACCGCCGCAGAACTGCGCATACCGGCCGAAACCTGCCTTGGCAATTTCATCCGGCATCTGCAGATCCGCGAACTTCGGATCAGTACCGATCAGATAGTTCACGGTGTCAGCTCCGAATTCCGCAGCCAGCAGCTTCAGCTGTTCCTCAGCGGTCATGTAGTGCAGGATCTGCTCCCACGGACGCCACAGCGCCTTAACATTATCCTCGGACAACGGGAGCGGTGTCGCAGTCCAGCCCTTGCCGGGAAGCTGAACGGACGGGCGCATCATGCTCTTGCCGGATTCCGGATCCTTCACGCTGTTCAGGAACAACATATTGCCGTTCATTTCAGCGAGACCCCCATACTTGTTATTGTTGATGGCATCCAGCGGCAGGGCAGGATTCGTAGGCTCGACCAGCGCCTGCATCAGCAGGTTGATCGATGCCACGTTGTCGATGGTCACAATGCCGAACAGCGGCAACGCATTGCCATACTCGTCCACCAGCGGCTGCTCGTTCTCGTCCTGCATCTCCTTGCCGTTGATCTTGTACATCAGCGCCTGGAACATGAGGGCAGCCTTGTCGAACGAAATGGTCCCGTTCTTGCCGCACCAGATGTTCCATTCATTGATGGGCTGGTACTTGGGTTTCCGTTTACTCTTGCTGTTCACGCTGTAGAACATGTTACGGATAAACCAGTGAATCGGAGTGTCGCCTCCCCACTTCTCCTCGTCCGGGGAACCGGGAGCGAAGTCAGTGATGAAGGTCTGACGGGAAGCGCCGAATCCGTTCACAACGGTGGACAGGATAAACGTGTCGCTGAGGTAGTCCTGCAGGTTGGCGTCCGTGCAGTATTCGTTGGCGTTGATGTTCTGGCTGAACACCTGGCCGGTGACGGGATCGTATCCTGGAACGATCCGGACCATCTGATCCCGGGACGGCCACAGCGACTTGCTGATGATGCCGTTCGTCTGATAGGGAATCATGGGGATGGTGTAGCCCTTGCGGAACTCCTTCTTGACGATGGATACGTACTCGCTGCGGTTGCTGCGGGTGGTTGCACCAATTGTCGTTTTCATTCTTGCGTACCTTTCGTTTTCGTTCGCCCTACTGGGCCATTTTGAGAACACTCTGGACGAACAGCGGCTCTTCAATGAGCGGTCTTCCCTGCTCGTCCCACTTCACGTCGTGGAATTCCGTCGCCTTCTTGTCCCAATGACGCATGACGCTGGATTCCACTCCTACTTTAACATCCGGGATGGCAACTCTCATCCCGTCGATCATCAGGCGCTCAATGACAGGGATGTGGACCTTGAGCTCCTCCGGATACAGGCAGTACAGAAATTCGTCGTGTACGAAATTGACTACTCTATGTTCGTATCCGTGAGTTACTAGATTCCAGCCTGCCAGCTTCGCGCCAAATGCCACGAGCCCTTGGAATTGCATATTACAGGCCGCATTGAAACTGCACCTGTTTCTAACCATTCCATTAATTAATTTTGCCCTGTACAACTGCCTGTCCTGCTCGGACGGGTCGATGTACTCTTCTTCGTCGTCCCTGAAGCCGAACTGGTTGCCGAACCCTGTCGAGTTACGCAACTTCTCTGGCTTCATGTGGAACTTCATTTCCTTGAAAGTGCTGATCCACGCATCCCGCATGAATTCAGCTTCTTCCATGGTCAGGTGTACGCCGGACTCCCTGCAGTTCCTGTAGAAAGTCTTGACACCCAGTGCTCCTGGAAACAGTTTTGTTATCGTGCCGGCTTTTTATCCAGCACTTCTGTATGTCGCCACACAGCTCGGCATATCTTTTCAACCAGAGTTGTTTCTCCAGTTGCTGCGGCCTCGTGTCGGCTGATGGGAGTTCTTCCCCTGCCGGTATGCTCTGTCCCTGACTGGAATCCCTTCCAGGCTTCGGTTCGGATCGTCTCAATGAGAGTTCCCCGCTTAATTCCGCAGTTTTAATTCGGCCTTGATGGTCGACCGAAATTGGCCATTTTGGCCTTTTGTCGTCTTGAATCGTCTACATTTGCTTTCAAAAATCCTTTCAGTTCCGCGACCCATTTCGGGTCGTCCTTGTGCGTCAGGTCCGGCTTGATCAGCTTGTCCATCACCGCTGCGAACCAGCGGTGCGGATCCAGACCTGCGTTGATGACGTCGCGCATAACGCTGAACCCAAACCTGCTGTAACAGGACTGGGCAAAGCCACACAACTCAATAAACGAGAAGTCGGTAGCACACAACAGCATGCCATCGTAAGGACAGAAGATGTTCTTCAACGGAAACACCTTGTCCCTGCTGGGATAATTCTGCAAGTTAGGTCCGGTGCAGCTGGTACGTCCGGTCCGCAAAATATTTGTGAACCTGGCATGTATCCGATTATCCCCTTTGATGAACAAACGGTTCATATAGGTACTTAAATATTTCTGGCAATGATTGAAGTCAATGTAAGCATCCAAGAACTTGTCCTTGATGCCGTTGTCCTCCAACCGCCACTTGTCCTTGAGTGTCAGCTTGACTGCCCCACTCTTGGGAGTGGTCTCCAGCTCCAGCTTCGGATTGGCCTCCATGATGCCCTTCACATGATTCTGGAAGAATTTGCTGGGACCTATCTGCTCGGATTTCGACAGCCATTCAGGATGATCGTCGATGTACTCGCTGGCGTACTTGACTGCGGCTCCGAAGTCGTAGCCCTTTGCTGCGACCTCTCCGGAATCACGCTGCTTGTTGTAGTGCTCCATCAGATGCGCCACAAACGACGGCATGACGATTCCCTTGGTGGCCTGGTCGAACGCCATGATCTCGTAGTCCTCCAGGAGCTTCGAGTACATGTTCCTGGCGTCTTTCCGCAGTGACGGTTTCTCCATTTCGCACACGATTTTGACGTTCTCGGCACACAGCTGGAGCTCGTCAGGCTCGTCCGAGTGGTTCTGTTCACGATTCTTATGAATCTTCCTGCTTCAGCGCCGCCCGTTACCGGGCAACTCCACAGGCACTGCCGGTGTGACCCACCGTGTAAATCCTCAGACCCTCCTTACGGAGGTTCAACGCTGCGTTCAGATCCCTGTCGATTTTCAGTCCGCAGCCCGGACAATTATACGTGCGATCCCCAAGGGTCAGTTCAGCGTTTATGTGCCCACAGTTCGAACAAGTCTTACTGGACGGGAAATACTTGTCAACTTCAATAAAGTTGTTACACTTGTACTTGAGTTGTCTCAGGATTTCCGACATGCAGGAGTTATGCACGCCCTTTCTTACGAGGGCGTTGTCTCCTGATTGCATACTCTTCACATCCAGCTTTTCAATGCAAACAGTGCCGTGGTTCTTGGCAATGAGTGCAGTGAACTTGTGAGCTGTGTCTTGTTTGATATTGTTGATTCGTTGCCAGGTACGGGCTACCTTCAATCTCGCTTTCGCTCGATTGTTGGAGCCCTTGGCTTTGCGTGCCAGCAAGCGCTGTCTACGTTTCAGCTGACGTTCCAGGTCTTTGAGCTTGGCCGGTGAGCAGCAGGTCGTACCGTCGCTCGCTGTTGCGAGCTGGGTACATCCGACATCGACTCCGACAAAAGAGTCGGATTCGGTTCTGTGTTCCTCTTCAAGCTCGACCTGGATTACGACATACCAGCCGTCTGCCTGGTGCTTGACTGCCGAAGAAACAACCTTCACATCCGCGTAACGAATACGCTCGGTCATTCTGACAAGTCCGCACTTGGGTAGCTGAACCTTGTTACCACGGAGTTTGAAATGAGTATTCGGGACGTAGAACCCGTCCCGCAAACCCTTCTTGTGAAAGGTTGGGTGCTTACGCTGTCCTCTGAAGAACGCTTTGAAGGCGCCTTCCAGGTGCATGAACGGGCGCTGCAAACACGCAGCGCCCACTTCCAATGCCCAGTCAGGTCTGCCTTCTTGCCAAAGTTTCATCAGGCTGTAAGCACTGCACTTCTCACCGGCTTCGTACAGCTCATTCCACTTGGCCAATCCCCAGTTGTAGGCATACCTGGCAGTACCGGCCGTCTTGGCCAGCATGATCGCCTGTGCTTTATTGGGTTTCAGCTTGATTGTATGAGCTCTGCTTATCACTTCAAAACTTCCGTGTATTATAGTACCTGGTTCTAATATAGCATGTACGTCAACAATATCAAGCGTAAATGTGAGAATTTACGTCGATTCATAAGACCTCATGGTTCTTGTTCAAGTGAGTTCGCTACGCTCACCCGGCTTATCCAGCTGATCAGGCTGGGGCTTCCTATCCCTTTCGGGTAGCACAGATCATATCATCGTGACGGTTTCCCGTCACGGAGCACTTCGCGCACGCTTGCACGCTAACGGGGCCGCTTATCAGGTGGACACCCCGATGATCGTTGAACCTTTTCCCCGGTGCATGCTGGATGGTTGAATCCAGTTTAGCGATCCGGTTGATTGGCTGCTGATTACCATGCCGGGCTACACTCCCGGTTTAGGCTTCCAGCAATTCACTTTCTTCTTCGATGCGGCTCACGCCGCAAAGGTACCTACGCCGCGTTCTTGGTATTGTGTACGAACGTGAAGCATCGATACAGGTAGCAGACCATCAGCCTGAGAGAGTCCTTCTTTGGTATTTTAGGAACCTGAATGACGGTTTCGTCTTCGTCATCGAGTGTCTGTTCCTCCATGCCGAGATGGCACTCCAGTCCTGCCGATTCACACAGCTTTTTGTATTCCGAGTAGAAAAGCTGACGCTCGGCTGCGGCCTCCTTCTTGACGTCCTTGTACGGATCTGGGAATCCAAACGCCAGCAGACGAAGCCTGGCCTCGTCCCTGGCTTTGAACAGCTTCTCCTCCATGGCGTCGAACACTACAGGGTCGACCTGAATGCCGTTGGTGCTGATGTGTGCCAGGACGATCATGCCCTTGGTATGTTCCACCTCGGTTGGCTGTTCCGGTACCGATTCTCCGAGACCCCAGGTGGAAGCGCAGTCATAACACAGGTATTTGGCCTGTTCATCCGTTATGCGATAAACGCTCCCATCTTTATTATGCCGCCGAAACGTCATTCGTGCAGAGTTCTCGTAGTCGTCCGGATCACCCTTGTCCAGCGTCACATTCAGGAAGTGCAGAGCACAGTCCGCCAGGTTGTACAGATTGCCTCGGATCCAACCCAGCGTGGCGATCTCGTGCAGGTGAATGCGGATCTGCATATCACGCACCCGCCTTGCGTCGACAGCCGTCAGAAGGCTCTTCTCCTCGTCCTCGTTGTCGAGCACCTGTTCGTCGAACCCGACGTTGAAGTACCTCTGCTGGATGTCGCGCTTGTTCAGCTCCCGCATGAACGCTGCGGTATGCTGCCAGTAAACGATCCAGCAATTCGAGTTCGCAGGGTCGAACACGCCGGTAACAACTACCGGCGGGTCCTTCACCGTGTCCGTGATCAGCTCGGTTTCTGTGTCAACGCCAACGGAAGGCCCCAGTGTCGGGAACGGATCTCCGGGCTCCCATACCCGGATGTGAACCGGCCCGACAAAGTGCCGCATGCTGACGTCGACGACGCCTAAGTCTTGCATCTCGATCTCCTCTGTTCCTATAGGTTTGGGATGATCCTCTCCAGCAGGAAGTCCTGCATATGAGCAGGAACCTGGGAAACGATCTCCTCCCATACTTGCTGCCGGGACATACTGCCGGCATCTTTCTGGGACAGTTCTACGACGTGCGCACCTTTCGGAAACGCATTGGACGCGTTCCAGACAGCAACATGCTCCCTGGCGATCTGAATAGGATTCAGCCTCGGCGTCACGTCCGTGTCAGGACACCATATGATGCCCTGTGAGAACGTGGTAAGCAACCGCCTTTGCGTTTCTGATGGTGTATGTCCAAAGGTGCATACGCCCGGTTTACCAATGCTGAGCACATCGAAAGCGCCTTCACAGACGACACCAAGGCCGAGCTGTCTGGCAATGTCGATGTTCAGCACAACAGTACGTTTTCTGCAGGCAGGGTGAATCCAGTATTTGATGCCGTCCTCCTTCAGGTACTGGGGAAGGCACCTGCCCTGGATGCCCTTCACTTGGTTGTTCTGTATCATCGGAATCAGAATGAACGGACTGCCGTTGTTCAGGTAGTTGCCTGAACGCGGGGACTTGACAGGCCCCCAGCCGAGTCTCATCCATTCCACGTCATCCATGGACACACGACGAGCCGCCAGGTACTCCAGAATGTCACTCCTGGACTGCGCTGTGATCGGCTCATAATCAGGTACCCATGTCTTGAACCCATCCACGGAAATGTCGTCCGACACCTCGTATCTGGGAAGGGTTTCCGAGTCTGTTTCCGAGATTTCAATGTTTGGAATTTCCGCACCTGCTCCAAGAGCTAACCTGTACATAGCGATCTGCCCTTCGAGCCATTCTCTGTTCTCAATCTTCTTCAGACAGCCTCTGCGAAAGCACTGGGCTCTCAATTTGCCTACCTGAAGCACCTGACCGTTCACGACTGGACGAATGTAGGACAGATACGAAATGTAGAGGTGCTTGTTCCGGTCGTCGCAGAAAGGACAATTCACACGGTACTGCTCACCGTGTTCGTTGTTCCTTTCAATACACCACGCCGACACGGTACCCGCTTTCCTGCTGACCCGTGCATGCTGCCCTTCGTTGGCGATTTCGACACGCTTGAACATGCGCACAAGCGTGTCATAGAGTGGTTTGTTCAACACTTGCTTTCCTCCCGGACATGCACGCTGCCCGGCAATACCGGGAGCGCTACAGAGTGGTTGCCACCGTCTCAGTCACCTGGAACGGCTTCCTGTCGCGTACAGAGCAGTTCAGCTTGCAGCACGACTCCTTCTTTCCGTAGCAGTTGATCAGACCTTTCTTGTTCTGATCCAGCATGCGTGAAGTGGTTACCTCTGCGAAACAGAGGTGTTTCGATGTGAGGAATTTTCTGAGTTCGATGGAATGGAGACGGCCTTCAAACGCCTTGTTGTCTCCTTCCCACACAACGCAATAGTGAGCGGAGAACCCTGTATTGTTCTTCGCTCCGATGCACAAGATGTACGAGCCAGTGCTCTCAGAGCAGCTGCCCAGCTTCGCCAGGGCCCCGTCTTTTCTGGTCCATATGCGGGCCAGATCCTTACAGAGCTTCTCGAACTCGGGTTGTTTCATGACCGACCTCCTTCGTTCAGGTTATGTTGCTCGTTCGCAACATAACACCAAAACGAAAAAAAGTCAAGTCACAATCGAACCAAACTACATGATCTCTCTTGTATACGACCTTGCAGTCTCGTCTTGTATATCGTCGTCCTCGTCTGATGTGTACTCATCCGAGGGTCGGTAGAAGTTCCCATCCCGGTTTGGAAGCCAGCCGTCGGCTTTCTTGAACCTGGCCTTCTCTCCAATGAGCTGCACCGTCTGCAGGACGGACGCGCCCTTACGGGCTTTGGCCGCATTGAAATACTGGATGTCGTTCTTGTCCCTGTTTCCAAGTGTGAGAACGATGTCCATGTAGTTGCACAGGTCTTTCATGTCCTTCGAGTTGGTCTTGTCGGGAGGATAGGTCGGCCTGGCATGCTGTGTCTGCATGTCGGTCTGATGTGTGAAGATGCACATGATATCCTCGTCCTTGACCATCTTGCGGGCAATGTCGATCTGATGCTGAGCCAGGAACCTGTACGCCTTGGACAAGTCCTGACCGGTTACAGTTCCGATCATGGACATCATTGCGCCGAACCAGTCTATGAGGACCGTCTTCGGGCTCCATCCCTCCGCTTTCAGCTCCTTGATGCGCTTCCATACCGAGTAGATGCCGGAGTCATCGGCAGGATCTTCCTGGTCGAACTCCATTCTGGTCATGTCCAACACTTTCAGGTGCTCCTCGGAGCCGTTCACAGCAGCCCAGAACTTGTTCCTGATATCCTGGCTCAAATTGTCGAACCCGATATCACGGATGTCATCCAGACTGCAGTCCGTCACGTTGGCGATAAGTCGCTCGGCCAAGTCTCCTTCCATGCTCTGCTCGTAAGTGACCCACAGCGTATTGTTGCCCATCAGAGCCTGCGATGCGGAATACTGAACAGAGAACGTCGACTTGCCTCCTCCTGACGGACCAAGAAGAAGCCACAGCTCCTGGGACCGGCCTCCACCGCTGGATGCGATGTCCAGGAAGTTGATGCCTGTCGGGATCCGCACCACGTGCTTGGCCAGGTTCTGGATCTCATTGAACGGATTGAACAGGATCCTGCCCTTGTTCAGATCCTCTGTGTTGTCCAGTATGGTCATGACCCGCTTCGACGAATCCAGGGTTTTCTGGATGGCCTCCAGATCCGCGTTCTTCAGCACCTGGGCGCTGATCTTGCGGTTGGCATCCAGGTTCACCAGAGACTGGATCAACGCGATGCCTTCCTCCCTGGACGGCAGCTGACCAGTTACCAGTCGGTTGAGAATGGTCTCACAACTGGACAACACCTCCTCAGGCATGTCCTCGTCGTTCTTGATCGCCTCGTCCAGGTCGCCTGCAATGAGATCATGGGATACCTTCAACCCGAACTTCTTCTTGTACTTCTTCAACGTGTTCAGGTAAACAGACCACATCATGCTCACATGAGGGTGCGTGTTCTTATCGAACAGGATCACCTTGTCAGCACACAGCTTCAGCGCCTTGGAAGTGAGTTCAGGATATCCGATCACGGACAGGAACGCCAGCTCAACCTTACTTAACGTCTGCATCGCTGACCTCCGTACCGACTTTCTTATAGGACTCAGGCAGCAGATCCAGCGTGGACGGGTATCTGTGCATATGCTCCTCGAAGTCCTCCTTGTACTTTGTGACAAGCTCCTCTTGGCCTCCGGCTGTGAACAGCACATACAGCACATACGGGAATGTCATATCCTCCAGCTTCCTGAAGCATGTTTCCATGTCAGGAATCAGATTGAAGATATGCTCCACGTACTGTGCCGCATTGACCAGCATGACAGGCATGTCGGTTCTGTACTTGTCGGCCTCCGCTGCATAGCCCTCGATCGTCTTGTTGGACGCCAGTATGTTCCGGTACAGGATGCCGGCGCCGTAGTGATCGATGGCATACATCAGATACCCATAGGAACTGAGCTTGATGTCCCTTGCCTTCTCCTGCTTCAACAGGGATTTGGCAACCAACTCGAACGGGAATCCACTGGGAACCCTACTCCCCAGAAGCCCTGTCAGGGTTGCCTTCAGTGAGTCTACGGAGATCATCCAGCAGATCCTCCCTTGTTATCTTCGTCCATTTCTGCTCCTGATATTGCTTCTCTCTGGCCTGTGACCGCTCTCTGGACCAAGTGCTGAACGTGTCATTGACGTCGATCAGGTAACCGCAGTCCTTGCCTTCCGACAGACGGGCAACTCGGCCAGGGATCTGGATACATTCCACACCAGACACGTCGCCGTCTCCACGGAACAACACCGTAAGTGCTTTAAAATCAACCTTTTGTGTTCAACTGAGTTCGTTACGCTCAGCCCGGATTGTTAATCCAGCTGCATGTTACCATGCAAGGTCAGACTATATCTTCACCCGTTCTGGGTGGCCGCTGTTTCCACGCACTTGCGTGTACTCCCCGCAGGGATAGTCGTTGAACGTTTCCTACTTTTCAGGACTTCGCTGCTGATTGTCCTCGGCATTACCCGGTCGGAGTTCCCAGCAATTAAGCGGCTCACGACAGCACATTCCTATGCTGCGAGGCATTGATGTTTACCTTGTTTAAACACTTTGGTGCAGATCACGTACCTGAGCGTACCTTTTGCAAAGGCGGCCCGCATAATGTCCAGCTGCTTCTGGCTCATCTTGTACTGAGAAAAGTCAATGTCGGAGTATTTGTCTTTGGAGAACTTCTTTTTCTTGAGTTCGTCCAAGTCAGTTGCGCCATAATGAGCGACCTTGAACCAGGGCAGCATAATGTGCAACTGAATTGCGTGTTCCAGTGAACCGACCATTATCAAAATCTGGCCCTCATACACCTGCTTGATGTCGTAGACCAGTTCCACAATAGCCCTGTTCCTGTTGTAGTTGCACCAGTACCCGAAGCGCTTCTTGAATACATCGTCCATGCCCGGCTTGTCGCACAAGCTGGTTGGCCCTTTGTGACAAGGCAGCATCAGGTACTTCATGGGAACGATGTTTCCAACGTCAACAGACTCCTGGTAGGTCATCTTCATGATCTCAGGTCCGAAGATGGACTCCATAACGATTCTGGAGCCGTCATTGCGGATCGGACTGGCGGAGAATCCAAATCTGCGGCTGAACACAAACTTGGACACTGCCCTGCCGGCCTCGTTGTCTCCGCAGGCATGACACTCGTCGCACAACAGCAACTGGACGCGCTCAGGAGAGATGTTCGGCAACGACTTCAGCGTGGTCACAATCACCCGTTTTCCATGCGTGGTGTTGCCCCTGGCGTACAGGTAACCGACCTGGCCGGGCAGCTGCTTGCACAGATATTCGTACAGAGTTGAGACCACCGTGGTGGATCCAGTGGTGACGACAATGTTAAGCGTGGGATAAACCTTGCATATAAAAGATATTAGATGGCTTTTTCCCCATGCCGTGCTGGTATTTATTAGCCCACAATCCAACGACGTAATCAGGGCCAAGGCGGTATCCTGTCCTGGTCTCAATGTCGCTCCGGCCAGTTTTGAATAGTCCGGGTCAGGCCTGATGGAAGGATCCCTTTTGTCCTCGATTTCGTATGTAATCTTCTGCGTATCCAGATAGCCTTTCACCCGTGGCCACAGCCCTGGGAGAAAGTATGCGATGGTAGGATCAGACGGATTCTTGGCGATCACGGTGCGATCTTCGTACCGCATAGGATTCACCTTATGGGCGTCGCTTCCGTACCGCTGTCGTCTGATCTCCTTCTCCTCACGGATCTCCTGAGGAGTCTTGCGGATCTTCAGCTTGTACTTTCCGATCTGATCCATCACATTGAGCCACCCGAACACAGTGATCACTGTATCGGCCAGTACAATTTTCATTTTTGCAACTCCATGATTATCAATCTCCTACATTTATGACATTTTCACAACTCTCAATAATGAGCGAATCTCGGGTCACAATCAGCATCACTCCGTCCATGGACGGTAGTAAGTTGTTGAGCCTCTGGAACAACGAACTCATGACAATCTTGTTTTCATCATCAAGAGCCTCGGATGGCTCATCAACGAGAAACAGGTTCATCTGGGGCCCGATTACAGACAGCATAGCCATCTGAAGAACGACAGACGAGATGCTTTTCTGAGCTCCGGACAGGTGGGCTGCCGGGTGCGTGAATCCGCTGTCAGTCACATACTCGAACACGTGGGTGTCCTCGTTCAAATACAGGCTGAAAGGCATGCCGGTCTGTTCCATGTAGGAACCGATCCGCCTGTTCAGCTGCTGGATCTTGGAACGCAGGTACCTGGCCTGGGCCCGTCCCTGAGAGTATATGTCACGGATCGTAGTGAGCACTCTGCGGGCCTCTGAGTTGATCTGGTAGCTCTGAGCCGCTTTCTCGTAGTCCTGGATGGACCTGTCGTAATACTTCAAATCCGCCTCTGTTTTGAACAGTGCTTTCTGCCTGGTCTCCACCTCGGTTCTGAGCTGGTCGACTCTGCTGGAAAGCTCGGCGATGTCCTGAGGAATCGAGTCGTCTATCGGAGTCATCGACCTGTACTTGTCAAGTGCTTCATTAAGACCTTTAGATTTCTCGGTGTGCATGATTCGCAGCTCGTTGGTCGCAGACCATCTTGCATGCGCCTCATGTGCCGCCTTCAATTCCGACAGGTTCTGAAGCAGCTCCTGCTGCTTCGAGATCTCCACATCCATGGCATCGATCATCTGGCTGGCTGTCCGGATGGCATCCTCGTCCGCGCTTATAACGGCCAGAAGGGTGCTTTCCTTGCCCGTGAAGGCCTTCTCGTACTGTTCCTGGGTAGTGTACCCGGTCAGCATCTTCCAGCGCGCTGCGTCGTAACTGACGTGGTCCACGATATGGCCCTTGCACAGCCGGCACTCGGAGTCGTGCACCGACATCTTGTCCAGAATAGACTGATGGCTGTCACGAAGATCCTGCAGATTGGTCTTCTTGACCGGAAGACCTGCCTCCAGGTTGCGCAGCGTGAGCTCAGTGTGGTTACGCCGGTTCTGCAGCTGGGAAAGCTCGTTGGAAGCGCCTGCAAGGCTGACATCAACGGTTGCCGCGTCTATGGACGGCACAGACGGTTCAGGCGTCTCAGGATTGCTGGAAAGCCAGTTCTCGGACGTCTGAAGCTCTTCTGTGTACATCGCGATGCACCCATCCAGGGACGCTTTCGTGATGCCGGCTTTCATCGTGTCGTTCAGCTCCTCCAGTCTGGCCTCCGCATCATGCAGAGCTGCCTTGCTGGACTCCAGTGACGCCGCCAGGCTCTCCACTGACGGCAGCGCTTCCCGCTCGGCCTTGTATCGCTCAAGCAGGGTCACGCTGTCGGCCGGGATGTTAGCTATCGTGTCGATCTGGATCTTGAGCTTCTCTCTGAGCTTGTCCAGCTTCTTGGTGTCGAACACCGCAGCCAGGAACGTGTTCACCAGCGCCGGAGGAGACGTAAGCAGATCGTCCAGCCTGCCCTGTCTTCCCCACATGATCTGGAACATGAGCGGCACTGGAATGCCGAACACGCCCGTCATGTACTTGTCCACCTCCTTGCGGCGGACAGCGACCTCGGTTACCACTCCGTTGACCGTCTTCAGAATCCGATCCGGAAATTTTGTACTCGAAGTAGAAAATCTCCTGACGACCAGATCCTCGGTTCCTGTCAGGTACACCTCAACCCAGCCAGGATCGGCGGTGCCGTCCTTCTGGAGCTTCTGCTGATTGCCCCAGGAACCGTCCACCAATCCGGTGAGCCCGTAGGCGATGGCCCTGATGCAGTTGCTCTTGCCAGCCCCGTTTTTGCCGCACACAGCAGTCAGTCCGCCCTCTATCGGAATGTCCGCATCGTCGTACTGGCAGATGTTGTGCAAACGCACTCTCGATAACTTGAACATGCTATGACCTCATATCGTTGATCTGACGACATTCCAGAACTTCAACCAGCCCTCGATCTCGGCCAGCGGGTCGTCTGCTGAAATCAGCGCCACGGCGAGATCCCTGATGTCGTCGTCCTCGTTCGCCTCCTCGGCAACGGCCTGGGCAAGCGTGTACTGTTCCTGGAGCTGTCTGGCGGTGACTTCCTCCTGGTCCTCAACATCCTCGGTTACGACCTGGATGACGACGTCCTCGTAGTCCGTCTGAAGAATCTTGACTTCAGAATCCTTCGGAACGACGACCCTGATAAACGGCGGCAGTGGAAGGTCCTTGCTTTCCTGCTTCGCGATCTCGACCAGCTGATCGAGCTCGTCACGGCTCTTGTAATCGTATCGGTAGTAGAGCCTGACACGACAGTCGAGGTCCCTGATCTCTCCCGTGCCCGTGTCGATCAACGACACGGCGTACTCCTCGTTCACCTTGTCGAAGCTCCTGGGATACAGCGATCCTGGACTGTGAACGTAGCTTCCGTTCATGTTGCTGATGTGAGTCAGGTCACGGGTATGAATGTCTCCCACAAGCACACGAACCTGGCTGTCTCCGAAGATCTCCTCGACGTCCTGAATCGTGAGCTTGTACGAGCCCTCGTAACCGAGCAGATGCTGAAAGCTGGTGTGCAGAACCAGGTACAGCGGCTGGTCTGTACCGAGCGATTTGTACTCCACGGCGATCTCCCTTATCGCCGCTTTCAGCTGATCAGCGTTCTCCACCCAATTCAGTCCAGCTATGAAAAACTGGTTATCGAACTGGAGTACGCGACCGGGCTGGTTCTGCAGATTCTCGACCCTGACGTTCGTACAGCCCAGTCCCTGGAGAATCTCCAGAAACGAAGGCTCGACCTTGTCATGATTCCCGTTCACGAACAACACCAGCTCGAACTGACTCAGAAACCGGAACGTCTCCCTGACGTCCCACGAACTGGGTCGGTTTCCGTCGAACCAGTCTCCTCCGACTACGAGCACCTTCGGCGGGCTCTTCATGGCGGCCAGCTGATCGGACACTTTCTGCAGCGCGCAGTAGGCGTCTCCCTGGAGCTGCATGAAGTTCGTCCATGTGCGTGACCTGATGTGACAGTCAGCCATGAACAGTATCTTCTCGAACATGTATAACCTCCTTATGTTAAACTTTTTATGACTAAATAACCAGGCTCGTGAACCTGGTCGTCGGACGTGCACATACACTACAACCTGAACCCGGTTGAGAAGCGCATGTCGGCGACCCGGTTTCATCCTGGTACGGGTCTGATGGACAGTTGCCGGATCAACAACTTGATGGAAATGCCCGATAAATCGATTCCTGACTGTCTCTGATCGACGACGTGGTCGAAAACGGGCTCTCACTAGGGGTCGATCTATGTGGGCCTCAAAATCGCTCTATTTGAATCCCGATAAACCTGGCATGAAAACCTGGCGCAGGGATTAACAGTCGTGAACAGGGTCGCTGAATCCGGTGGTTCTCCTGGCGCTGAATCGGTCGTTTTCCGGCGTCTGAATCCGGTGTTTTCACCGGCGCTTAGACCTGGATCAGCTGATGGTGGTGCGAAAGCCGGGTCAGGTATCCGGTGCGAATACCAGATAAATCAATTCTGAGGCCCTTCTGATGGCGATCGGTCTCAAAACCGGGCAACGACATGGGGTGACAGCTATGTGGGCCTCAAAATCGCTCTATTTGCGTTTCACCTGATGTGACCGTCAGTTTTCTCTTCCAACCACCCTCTGGCTCCCAGCTATCCTGCGTCAGCAGGCATGGCTGGGTTAGAAGCCGAAACCTGCGTTATCCCCAATGCCTTGGCAACCGCGCTAGCGGTTGTGCCCGAAGGGGCAAGGGTGGGTATACCGCAGGTTGGAGGCTTCGTCAGGCGCTGGACCGGGCTTCATCCTCGCGCGCTGCGCGGTATGCGCAAGCGCATCACCAGTTTCGCGTGTTACAAGGCGTGCGGTATTTCGGGCGGCAGGCATAATGCGCACGCGCAAGTCCTGCGATGCGGGTAGCGCACGCATAATGCGTGCGCAGATCCGCAGGTATGCGCCGGGGAGGCGCGCGTAGAAGATCGCGCGATCTTCTATCGCGCCTGCGCGTGCGCATTCAGCGCGCTAGCGCGCGCTACGCGGCGAGAATTTCCGCCGTCCCGGCGGAAATCGTCTCGAGAGCCTGCGGCGCTGATTGGTCATGGGGGAGGGGAGAGCTCCGCCATGGCTGGACTGGCTCTCACGTGTACGTATGCACGGGCGCGACTAAGGTACTTAAATTTATTTAAGTACACTAGGCGTGCCGGGTATACCGTACTTGTGGGGGTCTTGTCGGGCTATGCCGGAACTGCCCTCAAGCCCCGTGAACCAAGCAGTGCTCGCAAGGATCCTCAGATGATTTGCCGTGGACAGTGCGGGGATTCTCGCACCCAGTTCTTTCTTGATCACTTCTTTCTTGTAAAAATTTTTTAGACGCGTCTAATTTAGGCGTTACTAAGTGAATTTCTTCATGGTTTTCTCTTGTTGTTCTCCGCCTGTTGCCAGGCATGTTGAAAATGACATGATCGGATACTGTCGTTGCAATGAATTTCGTCAGTAGTCGTCCAAAATGCCCAGAATTCAACGGAAAGGGCCCTGTGGCGCGACTTAGGTCGTTACCCCTCTCATTGTATGGGTAAGACCTATCCCGGCCTCCAGAGCCCTGCATTTGAATCAGGTTATCGTTCCCACTTACCGGTCTTCGGATTGTACCACTCAGGATCCACGACCTCCGAGTCGAGTCTTCTGGTTTCCCTTCTGTTCCTGGCTTCATCCAGTATGCCCCCGATGAAGTGCATGCAGACGGTCAGCATGAGTGCCGTGTTCACGGTCCAGAACCAGATCTTCCACGTCGGGTCGTAAGCGCTGAGTACGCTGAGCATCAGAACAGCCAGTACGAACATGAGCCCGGATTTGATCCACGGGTTCAGTGCGCGCGCCATGTTGGCGCGGCAGTACAGCATGATTCCGACGGTCAGGACAACCGTTACCGGTGAAATGAAAACGGGCACTGCGATCAGCAGACCGATCAGTGCCCATACTTTGTTGTTGAGTGTTCTGCTCAATGTGATCTTTGTTTGTTCGGTTTCTGCACAGACACGACGTCCGTTCTGTCAGGCCTCCTTGTCTCCTGCGTTCGGTCCGTTCCCAAAGAGTCTTTCTTCAGGTATCTGTCTGCCGGGATCACATGTTTGGATCTCATATACTTCTGTGCCTGTACCAGCATCTTAGTGCTCCTGGGTTTGTGTTCAAGTCTACTGTAAGCAGAGCGTGAACACATACCAGGCAGGCAATTATGACGAATTCAACGACAAAACTGAACAGCATCTTTGCGGATGCCTACGATAAGATCAGGAAGGGATCACTGAAGACGTTGATCCCTTTCCTATGCTTGTTCCGGCTGAATGGAAAGCCCATGACGCTGCATCTGCACTATCAGTTCGCACCGATGTTCAGCACAGTCCAGTCTCCCCATTCTGTTTACATGTGCGGCCGCCAGCTTGGTAAGTCGTACAGCATATCCGCCGATATCGGACTCAGGAACATGCTGATTCCCTACTACCACACAGTGCTGATCCAGCCCAGAGCGGACCAGGTGCAGCGTTTAGTGAATACTGTTTACAGACCCCTCCTTTCCTCCTGCCCTATCCGAACCCAGTTCATTCAGAGCACGGAATTGCAGAAAATGGCTTTACGCGAATTTAAAAATGGATCCATGTGTTATGCAGAACATATGTTCGAGTCACCGGATCGGGCTCGCGGTATCTCGAACGTGGCCAGCACCACGTGGGATGAAGTGCAAGACATTGAGTACGAGTTCATTGACATCGGTAACGAGATGATGTCGGCCTCGATTTTCTGGGGCTTCGCCCGGTACACCGGAACACCCAAAACCACCGATACCACACTGGCGCTGCTGTGGAACCGCTCCAGCCAGGCCGAGTGGGTGATCCGCTGCGAGCACTGCAACAAGTTCAACATCCCGAACCCGGAACAGCACCTGCTGAAGATGATCGGCAAGCACGGCCCGGTATGCGCCCACTGCGGAAAGCCGGTGTTTCCCAAGAACGGCGGATACGTGCACGCCAGACCGGAACGCCAGTTGTCGTTTCCCGGATATCACATCTCGCAGACAGTGCACCCGCTTCACATCCTGTCGCAGGACAAGTGGAACAAGCTGCTGGACAAGATCGAGAACTATGCGCCGCTGGCGCTGTACAACGAAGTGTTCGGGTGGCCCTACGATGCGGCCACCAGCCCATTGACCATGTCCGACCTGCAGAAGGCCACGCATGACATCTCCGTGCAGCGTCCTGCCGATGTACGTGGGCTGAAGCATCTGTACTCGTACATCACGGTTGCGGTGGACTGGTCAGGCGGTTCCATGGTCAGCGATTCGTACACCGCGTATGCCGTGCTGGGGCTGCGGCGGGATTCGGACGTGATCGACGTGCTGTACGGGAAGCGCATCAAGCACGGCGTCACTCCTACCGATGAAGCGAACGAGATCATGGACTGGATACGGGGAACCGGTGCCGACGCCTTCACTTACGACAACGGCGGGGCCGGGTTCGCCCGGCTGGAGATCATGAACCACCAGGGGCTGCGGGACATTCCCGGGCTGATCGTCATTCCCATCAACTACGTCAGGCCCCGTGCCGGGGATGTGATGGTTCCCCATACCGGGATGCGTGAGTCGGACCTGTACTACTACACCCTTGATAAAAGCCGCTCTCTGGCGATCACAGTGATGTCGATCAAGGCAACCCGGGTCAGACTGCCCGGATTCGCCGAAACCGATGAGAAGGCCTTCCAGCGCGATTTGCTGGCCCTTCGGGAGGATCCCAGAAAGTCCATGGGGAACGAAACCGTCGTGCTGATCATCAAGAAGCCGGGAGCGCCTGACGACTTCGCGCATGCCGTCAACTTCGGATGCTCCCAGATATGGGACCACTTCGGAGCATATCCCAAAATCGGCTCCAGATACGACGCGTCCGTACTGGACTTCGACGAGAACCACAACAAGATCATGGACGACGAAGTGTTTGGTCCCAGAGGGGATTTCGAGCGCTTCAAGGAAGCCGTGGATTTGAGAGCATCCGTAATAACACCTGACAACCAGTTCATATAAGGAGCGCCAGCATGGACAATGTAAAAAAAGAAGCAGGAAAGCCGAAAGCAGACAGATATTCCAGTCTGCAGGATTCCACGCAGACCTTTGGTGGAATCGGTTTACTGGAGGCTGTGAACGGCGATATCGTGCTTCGTGGAAGGCAAGGCCAGCGGGACGTGATCTTCCCGCTTGGAAAGGCTATCGAGAAGTACAACGACACCCAGCTCACTGTCTCACACTATTTCAGGTACGGGATCAGAGGATGGGATACGCTGGCGGACATCGCCAAGGACTTCCGCATACGCATTCTGGAGGCCTGTGAGCAACGCAGAAAGCTGAACATGCCGATTCCCGCTGTCGCGCTTGAATTCGAGAAACGGGAAGCCGGAAAGAACGCGAATTCAAAATGAGATGAATTGCCAGCAGGTGTCCAGGCCGTAACGAATAACATAAGATCTCCTTGGTGGAGTCTGAGCTTCGTCGAAGCTCGACGGAAGCCAAGGGATCGATGTGTTCGTGTAGGCTGGTATCCTGCAGGTAAATGAACGTCATTACTCCATCAGGGATGCCGCTACGTTTTCCCGTGTCAGCGAAGCACTGACCTAGTCAATTCGCGTAATTTGATTACTTCTGAAGAATATGCTTGGGGATAGGGAGACGCCAGTCTGCATGCGTCCTTTGTACTTCTGAAAGAAGACGAAGGCGCTGCATGACTGGTCGTCGTACTGATGCAAGCTCATTCTTGTTTAAACACGTATTCCAGACATACGCGCACTTTGGCGAAGCACCAAAGAATTCAAGTAATCGACTGATTTTCTAATGGTTCAAAGTCAAGCCGGAACCCGCTGAATTTTGGCTGTAGATGCGGGGGCGATCCCCGCATCTAAGGCAGAAATTCAGGAGGGAGCCGGTTTGTATGCAGAACCTTGTTTCCGACACTGGATTTGGTGCCGCACACATTGCCGCGAAGCACGGCAAAATTCAAAATCAGTAAGGACGGTGTTTGTTCTGAAGCGGTTGTTATAACTATGTAGACTCAATGGACCGTCGTCAGGCGCCTCGCATTCCGGTTAAGGTAGCGGGCGCCAGACGGTAGGTCCAGTTGAGTCGTAATAGTGGTAACGACCATGCTGTTTACATGGACAGTCGTACACTACATCACCTGTACGAATCATACAGAAATTCAACAAACACACCTCTATCTGAAACCCGAGACAGCGAGACGAAATGAACTTCCTGGAAAACCACTTCCAGGAAGGTTCATGGTTCTCGCAGGGTTTCACATTTCAACAGGCAAATCTGACTGCTGGGCTTGTATGCGAACCACATACCGGGTCATAGAGGATTTTATATCTGGAGTAGAAAATGCAAACTGCTATTGATGGCGGTGACATATTCAAGACAAGGGCGAAAAGCGCTCTGAGTCGCGTTTGTGAACGTGGCTGTGAACACGCAGCCGCCAGGCTGCGAGTTTTAAGCCCGGTGAACAGATCGCGACTCAGAGCGCAGCCCATGTCACATCGATACTTACTGGTGTCAGTTACCAGGTTCATCAGCATACGAAGCATATGCAAAGTTCCAGTTTGCTCATTGGATTTACAGCCCCAACGTACCGGCTGTTCTGATTTCTTGCAGTCTGAGAATGAACAATGCAGCGTGAGGGATCCCTTTCGTTGACGTATCCGGTAACGGCGTGCCGTTACCGAGGAAGGAAACGAAGGGATCCCGTTCGCTGCGTGTGAAAGAACGATTGTAATTTCAATGCATTCACGCACTAAACATTCAATCCTACGAAGCATAGGACAACTCAAATCAGAAAATCTGGCTTCACGCAGTATAAATATGGATCCTGGTCGGAAGTAAGTTCTGGGAATCTGAAGCGTGTCGCTTCACTCGAAGAGTTCACTCGAAGAGTTTACTCTTTGAGAGACGATGTTCCTTCCCAGCTCCGCAAGCGAGGCTGGGAAGGATGAGCGTCTGATTCTCAGAACGGTTCCTGACCAGGATCCAGTTCGTCATGCTGCGACTTCAGTACCGCTTTGTGACGATCAACACGGTCGGCGAATCACCGATCAAATCAAGCCAGTGTAAAAATGAAAACGCTCCTTCGATGAGAAGGAGCAGATCAGCCGGTTAAGGTCCCAGCAACCGGATGTTAAATTCCATCCACCTTATTATGCCCTAAAAGTGGGCGATTTTAAGCTATTTTCGTTAGAAAATGCCCAGAAATTTCTTCCTGGGCTCAGCGTACCTGTAGAAGGCGTATGAGCCGATATCCCGCAGCGCTTTCGGATCTTTTGCCTTTTTGGCAGCATTGTAGCGGGCCACCCACTCCGACAGAGGGATTTCGTCCACGTCCCCATTGTCGTTCACGTTGTATGCGTGCTGACTGACCATGACGGAGTTGTCCGGGTCCTTGGCAAAGGACTTGAGATGTCTTTTGTACATCGGGAGCCAACTGTCCAGCTCCTTGATGAGCGCATCAGCGTTGTTATACTCCTTGTTCAGCTCCGGGTCCCACTCATCCAGTCCTGGAAGCGGGATGTACGTGCGGTCGTAATAGGAACCGTCTCCCATATCCCCGCCATAAGCCAACTTCCTGAGAGCAGCCACTTTCGTGTAGGTAAGTTTGATCATGTCAGTTCCCCAGAAAACCAAGTTCCTGCATTTTCGTAAGTTCAGCTGTAAGATCTTCCTGACGCTTGGTAACGAACCCATTCATGTCACTGATACGGTCGTTTTGTCGCTCCTGATACATCTCGAATTGGTCGATGTCGCCGGACAGGTCAGGAAGGTTGTTCTCTGGCTCCGCAAACTTTAGCCACAAGGGGAATCTGGAGATCCCGTTCTCGTTTGCGGCCTGGCGAATGTACTCAATGATGTCAGGACTGAACTGATCAGTTGGTTTCCCGTCCTCGATGTCGCCCATCAGGTTGATGTATTCCCACACGCTCCAGGCGCACATCTCAAAAGTACAGTAGGGAATCTCGTCCGCCTCGAACACGCGGTTGTTCATAACCGCCGTAGCCGCCAGAAACGCCTCTATGGACGACGTGAACGAGTCAGTACCGATCAGCGTATACCCGCAGTTCAGCTTGTCGAACAGCTTTTGGGACAGTTTTTTGATCCCATAGGCGTCCTCGAAGGCGTCTCTGAGGATTTCCGGCTCCCAGTCCAGGGATTCCAGCCCCAGTTCGCGCACCCCGAGCAGCGCCATGGTGGTCACAAACGTGTCTTTGTTGATCGGAAGCTCGCTCATGCGATCCTTTCCAGCAGCGCGGCTGCGATTTCAGCATCCAGAGACGCCACTTTTCCGAACAAATCGTCTCCGGAGAGTTCTTTTTCCTGTCCAAGATAGGTCTTGAAGAAGGAATTCGCCTTGTCGGCACGCTCCAGGAGCGCCGTTTTGCTGATTGTGGCGTCGATGGACGGGATCAGGAGCAGATCATGCGCTTCTTTGATGAGATCGTCCATGGTCTGGGCAAAAACAATATCCTCAGGCCGCTTGAGCTGGGTTCCGTACTTGTGCGTATTGTCGTACAGCGTGTCGATTTCTTCCAAAATCGAGCACATTTTGTTCAAATTGCCCTCGGAATAGAAGTCCTCGTCGCTGAGATCCTTCAATTCGGAAGCAAATTTCCAAAACGCGTCCTTGGATTCGCCATCCAGAATGTTCAAAGTGGCCCGTTTCTCAAATTCTGCCTGGATCTGCTCCCGGTCACCGACTCCCAGCCCTGCGATATGGGCAATTTTGCGCATGTCATCGGAGTCCATGTCGAAATCAGTGTTCGCAGCAGCCCAAATAACGTACTTTGCAGCCTCCTGGAGGTTGGCTCGCTTGGTTACCGCTCTGTATTCCAGGATTTTCTCCATTGCAGCCGGAATGTCGCTTGCGGACGCGATTTTGGACATCGTAATGTTGCCATCAACGCCCTTGAAGGTGATCGTTTCCCTGGGAGTGGTTGAAGCCTCCTTGGTGAGGGACTCCAGATCGATCTCGTGATACTCTGCGGCCTTTTGAAAGCGCTTCTTAATGGAGTCGGCCAGCGCTTTCGGATAGCAGCTCGCCTCTTTGGAAAACTCCTGATACGAGTTACACGCGGCCTCTTTGGTATGGATCGGATATTTTCGCATGGACTGGTATGCGAAACAGCTGTCACTCAAGTTGTTCATGTTATTGTCCCTTCTGGAAACTGTATTTTTAAGATAAAGTCAGGGTTGAAAGGTTCTTATGTTAAGCAATGCCGAGAAAACTCTTCTCAACGCCAATCTACAGGGCTTTCCTATGATAAGTGCCGCGTCAGCAGCCTGGAAGCGTTGCGGAAAGTGCGGGCACGCTAATGTGAACGTGAACGCCGCATTGAGACTGGCAGCGACTAAATATGCTAACGATCCGATATTTGTGGAAGCGTGCCGACAGCTGTTTCCGCTTCCGTGCATGATCGGCGGAGTCTTGATAAAGTGAGGATGTCATGAGCGTCTCTATAAAACTCAATCACAAGATCACCACTGCCCGCAAGGGATACACGAAGCTGCACTTGTATGTGGAGGCTGAAGGCATTTCCCCAAAAATTTTCGCCATCGAACTTCTTCCCAGGAGCGCTGACAAGTTGAAGCCCTTATACCGGTTCAGTCACGTATGTTCCCCGTCGGAGATGGTTGAATTCCCGGACAGCATTCCAGGCGACAACTGCTACTTCCGCACTGACGACATAACGATGATCTTCGATACGGTCACGTTGGCCAGTGCCGTGTTGGACAGGGTGCAGCACGACATCCGCACCCTGGTTAACGCCTACAATGACTTCGAGGACGACGAGCTGAACTCCGAGGGTTCCACGTCATTCTGATCCATCAGTTCTTTCAGATAGATCAGCACATCGGTGAATCTGTAGCCGGCGTCCTGTGCAATGCTGGGATCGGCAACGAATAACAGCCTGCGGTTGCGAAGCATATTTGCAAACTCCGGGGCAACTGATGCCAGGTTGTCGGCGGCACAGGACAACGCACCTTCCCAAATGATTCTGTTCTTGTAGCTTGGAGAGGTTTTATACTCCAGTATAATTTTGTCGGCGTCTGCTATCATGGTCGTCACTCTGGACAACGTGTTCCTGTCTGCATTTACCAGCTCCTCACGCATATGGAACGTGAAATCGATCTCCATCACTGCGCTGCGGGCTTCAGTGACGTCGTCGGATTCCTTCTCGAACTCCGTACCCTGGTGCTGCCTGGCGGCGTTTATGAGAGGCAGGATCAGACCGACAGGGATGAAGGCCTGGCGCATTACGTTGGTCTTGCCCAAGCAGAACTCAATGGTGTCGTGCAGCGCGGTGAAGTCCTTCGGCATCTCATCCAGCGCCTCACTTAGATGTCCGACGGCAAGTGCAAGGTGGGACGGATACCCCATAAGGGCCTCGTTGCCGAGTATCCAGGCCTGCGACACATGCTTTTCCACACAGTCCAGACAGTCGCGACGCTGCTGTTTCGGAACCCTGTACATGTGATCCAGCAAGGCGGACACGTATGAGATGACAGGTTCAGTGGTCTCAGGATATTGAGCCCAGCTGTTCATGTCAGGAGCATCCTCGCCAGGCACCTCGTTGATCATTTTGAGGTTGTATTTCTTAGCCAGCTTGTACACGGCGTCCTGGTAACGCTTGTACTTGCATTTGGGACAGGTAGGAAGCTCGCGCTTCACGAGCTCCATGAATTCTCTGTCCACCTGGTGCATGAACGACAGGTCTTCAATTTCGAGAATCTTGTGAAACCCTTCCTCAGTGATTTCATTAATCGGATACACGGCGCGCAGCGCATAGAACTCCTGCTCTGTCAGCACATAGATGGTGTGTCCGATCAGCACGAAAGGATCCCTGTCGGACAACAGAAAAGAGAACCCCTCTGCGGACAGCTTCCCGGCCTTCAACTTGTCCACCCTGGGGTCTTTGATTTTGAATACTTCCTGGTTTACGTCAATTCGCAGCGGTGCGCTCATTATGTTCCTCGTCTTTGGTGTACAGATCAAAATCTACAATGGCGTCACTTATCATGAACGGAGCAGACAGTATCGCATTCAACTCAGTCATGGCATGGGCACGCATAGCCGGGTCGTTGCTGTAAATCAAGCCGTGTATTTTTCGTTTGCCCTGTATCTGGCGGTAACGATTGGCTACGGTTTGAAGTGCGTACCTGCCGGCGCTGAATCTGGTGTCAGTCAGCAGCGCGTTGTTCAGGTCGGGGAACAGTTCAACCGCGTGCTTAAGATGATAGAGCACGTTCTGTTTACTGCATGGCGGATTCATGCTGTCCCCTATTTCCGAGTAGCTCATGTACGGGAACTGCATTTTCTTAAGAACGACTTCAAACATGATCGGACTGATCTTCGCCAGCTTCAACATCTTGATGATGATGTTGGACGCGGTAATGTAAACCTGGTTCTGTATGACCTCCATCAGGAGATGGATGGCCTTGTCTTTGTCCTCTTTACCGCATCCCAGTCGCTGAAGCAGCAATACAGTGTCGCTGTCCTCTTGTACTTCGAGTTTTTCCTGCTCTTCCGCCGTGGAGACGTCAATACCGCTGTCAAACAGCTCCGGACGGTGAGTCTTGTTGTGCTCTTTTGTCAGCTTGCATGTGGCGCATGGACTTTCTTCATAGCTCTTGTACTGTGAAATGTCTACCCCACAACTGTGACACCCATGAATCGCCATAGCTGTGTCCTTTGCTAGTTAAGCCAAATTGCGTATACTCCGTATACCCAATAATGTAGCACAACTATCAATATTTACGAGCTCGGATTGTCTTCATCGCCTTCCTTCGGACAGGTACCGTATGGATATGCCTTGTACGGGGAATCACCGGATAGTGTACGGAACAGGAAGCCCTCGTCATTGGTGCGTACCATGTCGATTTCAAACATGCAGCCTTCCTGCCAAATTTGATATACACGATAGGTAGGCACTCCGCGCTGAGTCTTGTACGTCATCTTGACGCCGCCTATGCCAAGAGAGAAGTCTCCTTTCGGCTCGGTCTCCATCTCTGCAGTGATTGTCGCTTCCGGGTCGGTTCCTTCCTTGTACAGGTTTATGTACATGTAGAACTCTCCCTCTGCTGACCGTCCACTGACGTATATCGGATTGCCGTTCACATATACGTAACCATCCCCTACGCGGTACCGAGGTTCGCGTTTGGATCCGGTCCACTGAATAGGATCTCCTGATACCAGTTCAATCCGGAAGTCGTCGCAGATACTTTCCATCTGCATCGAGATGAGCATGTTTCTGATCCCGGTGATATGACCGAGCCGGGTGTAGATATCGTTGATCTTGCCCTCGATGACAGTACGCCACTTGGTAAGCATGGCAATCGCGAGCATGATACCGTCCAGACTGGCGTCCACACCTGTGCTGAGTTCAATTCCGACAGGAGAAAATTCCGTGTCGAGCATGGGCTCAATGATGCCAGGCTCGAACATCAACTCATCCCCGTCAGTGCCCTCTGTTTCAGCCGTTCCTGGATTCGTGTTGAAGCACAGCATGTTGGTCTTCAAATCAACGTATTCGCTGCCCTCGGTGCGGCCCTTGACCCGGTCGCTGTACTCGTTGAACATGTCCAGGAATCCGACCTCGCCATTAACGGTAAGGAACGGGTTCACATTGGTGCGGCACTCTTTCTCAGGGTAGGACACGGCAACGTCCATATCGATCAGAGTGCTGCTGGTCATCATGAAACCCTTCAGCAGGGTCGGGATGTTCTTGTAGTTGTCTATGAGATGATACTTGGCCTCGTCAGGCGTATCCTCGGACCAGTCCTGCACAGGGAACTCGGTACGGTTTATCTCGGTGTCGCACACCAGTTTTTTATACCGGAACGGTTCTTTCAGCTCTTCAATACCGACGCACTTGTATCCGGCGTAACCGCACCTGTTCTCTTTGATCCTGATCATGGGGTGACCTCTTCGTCCTCATCGTCTTCTGGATAAGGCAGCGGGTTAATCACCAGCTCGATGCCTCCGGTACCCTCGACGCCGACTGACTGGCTTCCGTTGATCTGGACGTTGCCGTTCTTTCCGTTTATGGTGCGAAGGCCTACTGCGGCTCTCAAGGTGGAGTCCTTAACGTCGACCCACGGAGACGTCAGCCAGATGCCGAGTCCGCTTCCTTCTCCTCCGTTGAACACCACCGTGCTTTCGTTGCCGGACACGTTCACATTGTACCCGTCCGCAAAGGCTATGGTTGGCCCAAAACCGTACACTTCCGAAGAATACGAATCATCAGACCGTACAGCGGTCCTATCAGCCGCACTGAGCTTGGGAGCTTTCTGGAAGAAGATCAGGCAATCCGGATGCAGCGTGTGAGACCCGGTATAAGTCACAGGCTCGTCCACCAGCACGTAATTGTTGCCCATCGGAACATTGAAGATTCCCACGTTGACAGGCACTGTCACGTTCTCGTCCACCGAGAACGGTGTGCACACAACATGGAACACAGCCTTGCTCGGATCAATGCTGACCAGCTCGGCGTAGAACTGCATCGTATTGCTGTCGCCTTGTCGATACGTGTTTGCCGGCAGCTCAAAGATGATCCTGGCGTCCTTGATGTGCTTCAGCGCCTCAGGCACCGTGCTTCCAGGGATAAACGGGTAGCTGACCGCAAGATCCTTTACAGCCTCAATCATCCTGCACCCCCTTCAGCGTTATTGCGGAGTTCGCCATCACCACTCTCAGGTTCGACGTCATTCCCGCCCGGATAAGCAGGTGTCGTCCACCAACGTAATAGGTCTCACCGTTCACGCTCAACTGCATGATACCGTCCCTGTTCATGGCGGAATCCGTGTCTACTGCGTATTTGCCAAGCAGGCTTATGGAGTACACGCCGCCCTTGAATTCTGAACTGGTGTAAGCACCTGACTTGATTGTAAGATCGCTGTTGTAAACAGTATCACCGATCTTGAACGCCTTGCAGTACCCGGACAAACTGGAGGTGTGACACTGGGGCAGCAACAGGAAATCGTCGCTCTCTGTGGTCACCTCGTTATTATTGGCAGCCGCAATCGAGAACAGCATGGCCGGCAATTCTTCCGAGCACACGATATGTCCGCTGATCACGTTGTAACTGTTCGTCAGAAACGCACTGATACGAGTGTCGGATGACTTGTAAGAAAATTTCCAGAAGCAGACGGATACGCCCTGTGAATCACGAAACTCGGCCGTTCCGTTGTCGCCGTTGATCTGGACCTTGTGAAGCCTCACAGGGGGCAGTATGCCTTCCGTGCAATGCACTCGAATGGAGCGTATCAGACCTGATGGCAGCTGTACGGATCCAAGCTGCAGCCTGCACTGCCACTGGAATGGGAAATTGGTGTTGATCTCGGAATCGGATCTGTCTATGTTGAATGAGTTCAGCATTTCTGTCAGGTCTCCTTACAGGGCCTCGTCATCTTCCTGCTTGTAGCAGTTCGGAAACTTCTTGGTTCCATTGATCACCAGTACCGTAACGTCCCCGATGCCTTCATCCACATCTCCTTCTTCGGGCATGCCGGCCCCGCCTATCACGTCGAACTTCACACAATCAGGATAGTCCGTCTTGAAGGTCAGCGTCGGTATGTTGGACTCCGTGTGAGGATGAAAGGACATGCCGTTTACGGTCTTCACCATGGAGTAGTCGTTCATGTAGTCGAACGTCGTCAGGTTGGCGCTCGTGACCTGGTTCGTTCCCTGAATGGTGTTTCCGGAGATCGACAACAGACCGGACGCCGAGATCTCCAACTGCTGTCCGATCGTGTAAGATGTTCCGTTGATCTCCACAGCCCTGTGGTATCCGAACACTGCATCAGGCATGTTGGTTATACAAGACGGATCGATCGGGAACACCCCATCATAGTGACCGATAGCCGTCTTCGGGATGTCACCGATGGTCATGAACCCTGACAGCTGAACGTCGGACTGCGTTGCCTGGATAGCCGAAGTCCTGTTTCCGGAATACGACCGGCACTCCACGGTACCCAGGATGGTGCTTCCCATTACAACGACAGCCTTGATCGAGCTGTTGGTGATCTCCAGCGACGATATGAAGATCAGCCCGGTAAGCGGTCCGTGAATGCAGATGCCGAACCCGACGATGCAGCACATGGGGAACGGCAGGGACCCCATACCGAAAAACGGATACGGTACGTTTACGTTGTCGTTGATGTACGTGTTGATCATAAGTAGCTCCCAGACGCAATAGAGATCAGGTCGGAGTCTTTCAAGATGCCGTCCATATACTCACGAACGCCGTTGCATGCGTAATAGTACGTGTCGACGAACGTCTTGTTGATGCTGCCTTCCAGCTGCCAGGTTATGCGCACTTCCCAGATGTTTCTGGTGGCGACTGATTTGGACGGATACGTCTTGGCGTCGTTATAATTCTTCTCCGTCGGTTGCATGATCTGAGCCGTGGTGTATTTGGCGCCGAGATTGTACGTGGTGTTCTCAAAGTCAGTGTCCTCGCCCCCGCTTCCAGGAACAGAGCCTTCCTCTGATAAGATGCTCCATGCAAAATCGCGGATGTTGATCTGGTTCCCGTACTTGTCCAGCATGAACGAGTAAATGAAAGGCAGGAACTTCACAGTAAGCACATAGGTGCCGGCGCATGATGCAGGTGCGAAATTGGTTTCGACACGCTTTTCCGTGAACCCGACATGGGTAACAGTCGCCTGGTGCTCGGTTACGCCTCCCTCGTCCTTGAAGGGTTTGAACTCAGTCACCGGTTCATGCACATACATGCTGAGCCCGGCCTGTCCGCTGTTCAGCCTGACTTCAATCGTGCACTTGATGGTGCTCTGACGATTGCAGCTCGGCAGCGACCTTTTCGTCTGTACGTAGAATCCGGCAGAGTCCTCAGGAGTGTTGTGAATCTCAATGGAAGCGTTGTTCTGACTCACCACGTAGTTCCACATGTGGACCAACGTGGCATACTGCTGGAACAGGCTCAATCCCTTGATCTCCGGTGACTCCAGGAACTTCGGATCCAGTGTGGCCACGGCTTCCGCGCAGTTGGAAGGCAGTGCCAGTCTGTTCGCAGCCAGGTACTGAGTTCTGAGCTGAAGAATATCATCGTAATACAGCTGGGCGTCCTTTAGCGCGTTGAACACCATCTTGTAATACTCGATCTGCTTCTTCAGTTTGATGGCGGCGTCGCAGCTGACGCAGGTGGGACACAGATCCAGTACGGAGATAATGCTGCCCGCCCCTTCCAGATCGGAATCCGAATTCCCGTACCTCCAGCTGGTGCACTCAGACCCCAGCATAAAGAAGTTTCCGTCGTCGGTGGCGTGAACCCCGTTGATGTTGGTGATCATCTGCGTGGCGGTGAACGAATCGTAAGCCTGGGTATAGATATCGCTGTATCCGGGACTGGAGATGGTGATCTCTTTCGTGACCTGGTTCACTTCAAGATTAAGGTCCTGCGTTTCCCAGTCCGACTTGGTGCCCTTCAGCGTCAAGTTTCCGTCGATGGTCTTGAGGTTGTTCTTGTTGTTGTCCTGGATGTAAATGCGTCTGATGGCCATTGGTCACCTCCTGGAGGCGATCAGGGAGGCCAGACGGGACTGGATCGCGTTTATGTTGGTCGATACGGACTCGAAGTACCCGGTCAGGCGTGTACGAGCTTCCTCCAGCAGCTGCAAGGCCATCTGCGCGTCTGATGTGGACGCTTCCGAGCAGCAGGGTTTGGAACACGGATTTGAGATCGCGATACCGTTCTCCGTGGTGGTGATGCTGGTGCAGTCGCCTCCCTGGATGACGATGGCTCCTGACGAGTCCGGAGTGGCTCCGTTGATGCTCTTGATCGGATTCCCGTATTCCTCAGCCAGCGCTCTCAAAATGTCGTCCACGGATTTGAATTCCGCACTGGTCTCCGCCTCCGTCGGTACACGGCTGATCGTAAGAACGTCCATGTACTCACCGGCCTCTGAATTGTATTCCTGCGATACGGCGAAGTTGATGCCGTCCCCGGCGCGAATGACAAAATCTCCTGCAAGCAACGTGGAGTTGTCGTCCTTGTCCACCACTGTGATATGCTGGATACCGGCAATTGACTGTGTGATCAACGTGCTCAGCAGCGTGGAGTTCTCGTAGTTGAACGTGAAAGATCCCTTGCCTATGATGTCCTGACAGGTGCCTATGATAAGGCGCCCGGTGAGATCCCGCAGTTGGGAGTATCCATCAGGAATCGTATTGGCTGCGATCAACGGGAACGTTCTGGATTCCACCGGATCGCCGGACTGCACGTCGATCGAGATGTTCTGGGTTCTGGCCACCACGAACACTCCTCCGGACGGCATGCAGTAGGAGATGGCGATCTGTACGTAGCCTCCGGTCTGGTTAACCTCGGACACGTAGAACCTGTTCGCAGCGTCCGTATCGTCCAGCGGAGGGATCAGCAATGAGAAGTCAACGATAAGGCTGGACGGCAGGGACTCTCCAGTTACTCCGTTCACTACCGCATCGTCCACAATGGGATAGTTGCGGTGCATATTCTCGTTCAGCCATTCCAGCGCGTTCCAACCCATTTATCATTTCTCCGTGATTACAGCGGTTTCCAGTCTGATCTGCACGGCCACCGCAGTGAGCGCCATGCCGACCTTCTGCACGTACGCGGCAGTCTGCGACAGGTCGGCCTGAGTCATCTTGCCGTCCAGCCCGACATAGACAGGCTGCCCTGGATTGAACGCAAAGGACGGGTCCTGTACAATGCCGGTGATGATGTACTCCAGAGAGTCACCGGTGCTTGCGTTCGCCAGCGCCATGCCGACGCAGCTGTTTGCACTGGCCACATTATTGCTTCTGCACAGTGCGAGCCTGCCGTCCACTACGTACACGAGATCGTACTTGGACGCCGTGTATCCGGACGCCAGCGTACCGGTAATCGCATTCGTGGTGTCCACAGGCGGTTCTTCCTCGTCGTCTCCGGATTCGGCCTTCACAATATCCAGTTTGAAACCCACGCGCAGCAACCTGATGTCGGTATTCGGCGCACTCTGGATCGCCACCGAGGCAACCAGCATCCCGTCACCTTCAAATTCAACCACCGCAGGAGTCTCCGCATAGGTAAGCTGTCCTGACTGCCCTGAGAACGACAACGTGGTGGTCGCGCTCGGAGAAGACGGGATTTGAGCAGGAGAGGAAGCTCCAGGAGTGGGCACGAAGTAGATCTTCACATCGAACGTAGCGCCGTTGCCGGCACAGATTCCCCAAGCAGTGGCCTTCATCTTGGTACCGGACGAAACATCTTTCACCGGGAGCGACATTACGAACTCGCTGCTGCGGGTCCTGGGGAACGTGACGTAAGTAAACGTACCGTCACTGGTCATATTGGTTCCGTTGTGATTGATGCTGTACGCGTCGATCGGGTTGCCAACCAGGTTGGATGCGGCAATGGTTACGCTGCCGTCGGCAGCTCTGGTCACCAGAATGCCGGGTCCCTGGTTCGCTTCCGTAACCACAGGAGTGTACAAAATGCGGTTGCCGGAAATCGCGGAGATCGCCATGGCGTTCTTGGCGACAGTGCCGGCAACGAAATCCGACATCGTAAGCTGGATCAGTCCGTTGCGGTTGGTGACGGACAGCGCGGCGTTCATGGACTCCACGCTTCTGACAATCGGGCTGTTGTATGCGAACGGGTAGTGGTTGAAGATGGTGACCTCGTTCGTGCCAGGAGGTGTGCTTCCCTTGTACCACAGGTATCCCTTGTCCACCAGGAAGTCGCTTCCAGGTACCTGCAGCACGCCCTTGTAGAACACGGCAGTCGTGGCAGCCGTAAGCTGTCCCAGGTTGTCGAAGCTCAGGTCACCTGCTCCGTCGTACACATACGCAGCTCCTTCCGGCGGAGTCACGCCCTTGTCCTCGAAGTGATCTGCCGCGACCCACATTCCTGACAGCACTGAGCTGCCGTGAAAGTGGTTGTCGTGCGCCAGATAGAACACGTTCAGATTGAACTTTCCGTTTCCGTAGTACGAGAGGATGGCCTGTCGCAAATGACCATAGGTGTCGGTCACGGCCTTGCCTGCGTTGAACGGGGATAGGTAATACGTGCCGGCAACCGCGTTAACGCCCAGACAGGCCTGAGCCACTGATACAGACTCATAGTACCCACCGCAGAGCATCGTACCGGTGACTCCACTGGAATCAATCGACAGGATCAACCCTTCGCAGCGCGCTTTCGGGGACTCGACAGACGCCCCGTTCTCACCGGGCGTTCCGAGCAGCTCGGCAATGGCCGGCGCGAACCTGGCGGTCTCGGTGTCGTAGTACACCAGCGTGCCGGGAAGCACTCCTTCCGCAATGGGCACGTACTGGCGGATGACTGCGCTTTTGTTGTTCTGATTGCTGATACGGGCGCTCAGCTGGTTGAGTGCATCCTCGGTGGCTTCAACAGGCGCGTTTAGCGCATCGATGGCAGCTTCTCCGGAAACGCCGGCCGAAATCCTCGGCAGCGTGAAAGTGTCATTTTCGGCCATGTCAATCTCCTAACGATAGGCGTACATTCACAGTTGTATAGGCGCCCTTGACCACTTTGATGGGAAGGTTGCCGTACCGACCGCCGAACAGGGCATTATAGATCAGCACATCGTCGACCATGCACTCTGACGGCATATGCACCAGGGTGGCGCTGGTCAGAACGGTATTCTCCGTGATAGCGCCGCCTTTCAGGTCTTCTGTTGTAAGCAAAGCGGTGAACTGAATGACGCCGTCCGTACCGACTGTCGCACTCTGGATGGCGATACGAGCAAAGCCTGAATCCGGACTTTTCAACAGGTTCTCATAGTATGCCGCGTCCTTATTAAGTCCGCCGTTTTCCTTAAACGGCCTGTACTCGATATACATGCCGTTGATTTTCTTTTGAGAGCCTGCTATGAGTTCCGAGATAAAGCGTTTGCCGTCCTTTAGCCATTGCGACATCATATGAACACCCTTGCCTCAACCGAGGCTTCCTGAATTGTAATTGTGGCATCCACAGACACCGCCGCATTCCCAGTTTCAGCTGTGAAGTCGGATACAGTGACCCCTACGGTGTCTCCTTCAGCCTTTACAAATACATTGAGGATGCCGGACGCGCAGATCCCTTCCCGGATCACCTGCAAGGCAGGATTAATGCTCTGAAGCCTGTCGGTGGTCAGCATTGCAAAACAACCACGACCCCGTCTCATATCCTGCATGATGAATTTGAAGGGGTTCACAGTGGCTGGAATCGACGTATACGGGCATTTCTGATCCTGGGACAGTTCATATGCCCTGTCCTTGTACAGCTGAACCCTGGAAGCGCTCTCGGTAAGCGGAAGAATGTTCTCTCCTTCCACCTGGTACGCTGCCGTGTCGTTGTTGGGTGCGATCATCCCGCCTACATCAGTACGAACACGGATTCCAGGAACCTCGGAATAGGGAGGAAGATCTCGTCCGCTGTAGAAACGCATGCTTCCAAACAGGATGTCCCCTTGTTTCACGTCGTCGCCGTGATCGAAGTTGATCTGAATACCGTTCTTGGCGCTGTACACCTTGTCTCCCACCAGCATGCACCAGTAATCCTGTTCCTGCCACAGATGATCTACAACACCGTCATTCTCGCAGATCACGGCGCCGGTGATGGCGCCGAGCAGCATCTTCGTGTTGTAATAGGTCGCGCCGTTCATATACACGTCCCAGGCCTTGTCCGCGTAAGGAGACAGCGCAGGGTCCAGGAAACCGGCAACGGCGTCCTTCTGTGCATACGTGCGGCGACGCCATCCGAAAACGACATAGTAGACATGCAGCGTCCCGTCTGGATCAGATCTCTTGACAGTTGGGAACCCGATTGTGGACGGATCAACATAGAACAGGAACTGTCGTCCCTTCACTTCGTAGTCAATACCGGCAAACAGTGTTTTGGTGAAGTCCACCGCGTGATCGGTAAGGTAGTCAGGGTACGCAATATCCGCAGTACACTCGGCCACCCAGCCGGCGTTCTGCTGTGACCCCCCAATCGTACCCCCGTTCAAGATGGAATCCACGGAGGAATAAGGAGCCCTGACTTGAAGGGAGTCTATGTAGATGACAACCGGGGCTATATCCTGCTTAAACGCTTTGCTGCGAGAGATTTTGCCTTCTTTGAAGTTAAACAGCGAGTTCTCCTTCAGCCGCCCGAACAGTGCATGGAGCTTTTCTACTCCAAGTATAAAATCAGAGTCACCAAATAACGTGACCCAGAACTTGCCCAGTATGTACTTTGTTTTGGCGATCCAATTCATATCTGCGAAATCCTGACCTTGTCCAAGGTTAAGCTGAAGAAGCACATCAGCGGATCCCAGTAGCCTTCGTTGGCCTGATTGCCGATGTCAAGGATGCCGGTTCTGGTGTAGAAGGTGTCCAGCGTACCGTCCTTGAGAACCATCTCTGCCGACATGATGCACGGCAGTCGCAGCTCCGCAGTCGGCAGCACGGTTTGACAGGCTTTTCTGATGTCGGAGAAGTTTACGGTTTTGGTGCCGACTTCGATGCTGTTCACGTAATCCACAATCGCCTGCTTCAGCAGCGCCACGTCGGCTTCGGAAAGTTCTTCCTGTCCGCGCACCGCGCAGTCGAACGATACGACAACAGGTACGGCGGCTTTGGCCTTGATGTCCTGTCCGATGAAGCGCTCGTTGTCGCTGTCGATGTATTCCTGCAGCTGGCTGATGCCTGGCATGTATTCGACCATGATGCTGGTCTCAAGCGTAGCGTCCGTCGCTGTACTGGTGAACGTGACAGTGGCCGTCTGATCCACGGACAGTCTGCTGCCCTCGGCGTTGGACATATTGTTGGCCGTTCCGAACTCGACCGAGAAGGAATCCACATACTCGCCGCCGGCGACAACGGATACGACTCTGTAGAACCCGGAGCAGGTGTCTCCGGTAAGGAGTGCTGAATAGCGACCGTCGGACCCTTTGGTGGCAGTGACGACCACAGAGGTGGTGGACGGCTGCACCTGTGTCTTCAGGTACGTGTCCACGAACCCTCCAGGGTTGACATTCACGTTGTTGTATCTGGCGCGGAACATCGGGGTGTCCTCGCCTGCTACCACGGACAGCCCCAGTACAGTGACCGGAGCTTTTGAGAACTTCTTCTTCAACCCGAAATAGGAGCCGATGCCGGACTCCGCCGTATTGTACCTGGCTCGCTTCATCATGGATGCATCCGTTTCAGTGTCGGAACCGCCAGTGACCGCCGACGTCAGCTCCGCGTCCAGGACGACGCCGTTGATGAACTCCACTTCGACAGGGGTTCCTACCGGAACTTCGATCTTCCCGACGGCGGTAGCCACCACGGGGATGTTCGCCAGGTACGCGTCTCCAAGAGGAATGGACTTCACATAAGTGACGCCTTCGATAACGTCGGTCATCTCAGTGGACGTGACAATAATCTGATCATCAGTGATCAATTTCTGATCACCGGCCTGGAATGTGGATCCCTGGGCGATTCTGGTGACCCCGGTGTTCAGCGTCAGCGTTATGATTCCTTTCGATCTCGTACCGGTGTTACGTGTTACGAAGTAGTTGGACGCCACCTGGTCAGCCAGCGGATTGTCAGTGGCCTGCGACGTCATCAAATATTCGACACTGGACTTTTCCTGCAGATTGGCTATGTTGCTCGACGACCAGGCAAACAGGTACGAGAGCGGCCGGACCACCAGCTCACGGATCACAGAACCGGTTTTGGTCATCACGGAAGGAGAATTGGTGTTCACGACATCGATGGCCACCTGTTCGGCGGTATCGAATTCAGTCTGTGTAGGTTCTATATACGTATCAGGCATTTGTCAGCAGTCCTTTCACTGTGGTTCCATCCGTCAGCTCCAGCACGAATGTTATATTGGCATCCAACGCCGTACCTGAGAACGACGAAACATGACGGGCGTCCTCGTCGTCCAGCTGGTTCAGCGCGTTGGCGCAGGCAATAGCAAGCATCGAGTTCAACACAGAATCAGGCGGGGTGTTGGCACCCTCTGCGAACTGAAGCAGCGACATGCCGGAACCGCCTCTGTAAGCATCCCCGCTGGGAGACAGCAGAATCACGTACAGACGCTGCAGCAGCGACAACCCGGTATCGTTCTGCTCTCCCAATATGGAGAACGAAACATCGCCGGACTGGTCTGGTATCATCAGAATGTCCTTGCTCATTTCTTCTCCTTGGTCAGTTTTGCTTCTAGCTGGCGTTTCCGTTTGAACATGATGCCCAACTGGGAGAACCACAGATCCTTTCTGGACGCCCTGGCAATGTTGACGTCTCTGCGGACACGCTGACCTTCCTGGACAATGGAGTATGCTCTGGAAGCTGCGTGCAGCTCCTCTCCTCCCAACGTAGTGGCCACGGTGATTTGGTCTATCTTGTCAGCCTCCTCGCGGTTCAGCATGGTGGAGTCAAGAGCGCTGGGTTCTTCGACCTCTTTCTCGGTGCCGAACATGATGGGCCACAGCAGACGATCGATCTCCTGAACTTCTTCCCTGGTTATAGCGGCCAGAATAGCGGCGTCTTGACTCATAGCACGGCCCTCACATCCGATATCATCTGCATGATCTTGTTTTTGCGCTGGCTCACCGCTGCGGCGCTGATCCCCAGCTTAGTGGCGATTTCCCCGTTGCTCAGCTGCGGTCTGCCATGCATTCCTGACGTCCATTCCATGATCTTCTGATCAACAGGTCCGACAGAGGAGTACACATACTCGAAATAGTCCTCGTCAGTGAGATCCTTCTGAGTGAACGTGGACTCCTTGGATTCCTCCGACAGACTGCTGGTGTCGTTGATGACTGTATTGCCGCTCATCAGCTTGGCAACGCGCTTGGTGCTCAGGCCTGTCATGTCCGCCAGCTCTCCAAAGGAGGGCTCACGACCCCTCTCGTCCTCGAAACGCGCCGCAAGTTCCATCAACCGCTGAGTCTCCAACCTGGCCCCCTCCGGTTGCGGAATGATGCTGTTCCTGTCGGCGCTGAGCCGGCTGAGTCGTTTCAGATTGTGAAACGCATGCGTAGTAGGATCGGCGCCTTTATCCGGATTGTATGTCTTCATTGCATCCAGCGCAAGTGTGGCCGCCTTGATGGACAGTTGTTTATCCATGCCAGGAGCGTAACTGGTCATAGCTGACTTGATGGTAGGCTGCAGCTGATGAAGGATCTCGGAAGTGTCCTCCGAAGTCGGGTTTTTCTGCCACCGTGCAACCAGGTCCTTCAACGGAAGCGGTTTTGTCGGGTCGGGCTGCTTTGCTGCATCCAATTCGTTGAGCTTAGCCACGTCTTCCGGCTTCGGCGGCGGTACGGTTTTGACAATTCGATCAAATAGATTTTCCATGCCGGTATTCCTTATTCTTTGTATAACTTGCAAGGTACAGCCGGCTCGTTTTTGTCCAGCGGACGGACGCACTTCAGTTCTATGGTGTACGATGCGGAAGTGGACTGTCCTGCGGTGTAATCGTACTGAACAGCTTCCAGAATACCCCTGATATTCATAACGGATTTCGCAGCGGAAGAGCTGTTTCTGCTGTCCGGCGTGAACTCGATGTCGACCGCCTTTCCCAGATTGTTTTCCAGGGACACGTCACCGTATCCGAAACGCAGTGACGGGTACAGACTGACTATGGATCTGTCCTGTCTCCCGTAAATAAACGCGAACAGGGACTCGGCAATGTCGTCTGCGATGTCATTGAGTCTTTTCTGGGTCTCGGATGCGGGTTCCGGAGTATCTGGCTGCTCGTTGTCAGATTTCGGGTCCATAGGAGGAAGCTCGTTCTTGACCGAGTTCTTGCCGTCTGTGCCTTTCCTCGCCTTTTTGGGGTCGATAATGGCAGGCTGCATCCAGAACGGGGCCGTGTACAACTTTGCCCTGTACATGCGTTTTCCATCTTCGGCCGACAGCCAGGAGTTCCCGCTCCGATAGCGCTGCTTGAGCGCGTTGCACAGGGTCTCATTCATCGCGTACACCCCGTTCAGGCCAATACGGCCGTTCGGCATGTTGTCCATGGCAAACTCGACAGCGTCACTGAAGTTCACAATGAACACCTCAGGCGTGTTCACACACGCAATCGGATTGTAATTGGAGTCTATACCGATGACGGAAGATTCCTTGATGGTGATCGGTTCGCTAGGATTCCAGGCCTCGGAAGGTCTGATCTCCATACGGAAGTCCTCTTTCGACTCGCCGTCCCATCTGGGAAGCAGATCCAACATATAGGACTCGGATGTCAGCACACTCTGCAGGGCGTCGTAAATGGAGGAATTCTGCATGGCCTGGATCAAGTATTGACAGAATGTGGAGTTGAACTCATCTCCACACTGATCTCCGTAATCATCAGTGTTCGGCCTGGCCTTTCCGCAGAAGTATTCGCCGATGTTGAAATCAGTGGTCTCACCCCTCTCCTGATAGGAAGCTGCATTCAACACGGCTCCGGTGATGGTGGAAACGCGCTCCACAACAGTAGCATCCTTCAGCTTGGACGCATAACGTTCCAGCAGCTGCGGTACGCTGAGTTTTCCTGTGCTGTACAGGTTGTTATGCTCCATAGCTCCGGCCACTGCGAACGGGTCACGCTTCTGCCATTTCTGGATCACTTCTGTGCCTGCCATGTTGACATACTCGGTCAACGGCTTGGTGTAGAGCTTGCAGACCTTGTTCATGCACATGAACCGGATCATTCTGGTGGTAGGGGTGCCGGCCCTGTAAACAGGGGACCCAGTTACGATCACGCCTTTGAATATCGTAGTGGTACGCCTTACTCCACCAATGTTGATGACCTCTTCCATAGCGCATTCAACCATGTCGGAGTACGCAGCCTTGCGCTTGTCCAGCACTGCGGACAACAATTCCTCCGGAGTCTGATAACGACCTCCTGGTGACCGCAGAGACGCTCCGCTTCCAATGGTGACAGTTGCGACCGGGATGTTGTTCATCCGCATCGTATACTGCAAGGCAGTACATACAAAAGAGGAACCACCGGCGGTAAGTCGGATTATGCCAACAGCATCACTGGACAGATTTGACTTCACAACAGGCATATCAGCTGTTCTCCGTTTCCCTCAGCATTTGCAGGCAACCAGCCGCCATCAGGTCCAGCCAGGTAGGAACGGACAGTCTGGAAACAATATCATCCGCAAGATATCGATACATGAACTTGTAGTCGGACACTGGACCTGTCAGGTCATGCAGCAGGTTGTTCTGGTCAAGAACACCAAGACTCGGGTTCTTCGACACCGGGTTGTATGTGTTGTTTCCGTCCAGCTCCCTGATCTCAGCTCCGAATTCGGTGAACATCACCTCGTAGCAGAGAAAGCAGGCCAGCATTGGAATTCTTTCCTCAGGTACACCGGAAAGTATGATTTTCTGGATTTCAATCCCATTATTCGTAGGAAAAACGGGAGTATGCAGCTTTTTGTAATAGGAACCTTCCAGGTTGTGCCCGTAGGTCAGCAGTCCGTATAAGCGATTCGTCATAGTTCAACTCCAACCAGTGTCAGCGTGTATGTATTGGTACCGGCCTGTGCGTTCTCAGAGTTCGCCTCCAAATCAAGCCCGACCACTGCGCAATTGAACGCCTGACTGGAGCTTCCCAGCCCGGCTATACCGACCTGTACACGCTTATCCAGGTCTGTACTGATTCGATTCTGTCTGTAGAACTTCGGGATTGCGTTTGAGGAGTCGCCGTCATCCGAACAGCCGGCAGCGAAGATGCTCATTCCAGAAATCACGATCTGCACAGGCTGGTCACCGAACGCCGAGATCAAGAAATCTTTGCTGAGCGACTTCGTAACCGAAAAATCCACCCGCTGCATAACACGCACCCCGGTAACCGGAGCAGTGGCTGTGATAACCTTTCTCAACGTATCTGTAAAGGTGATGAACGCAGTACGCTGACCCAGCACGGTCTTGCTTACTGTTCCCATACCTGAATTGAAAAGCTGTAGTGCCATTACTGTTACCGCCCCTTGTTTACCATGTACCGGACGCGCCGCTGCCGGCGTTTGGCTTCACTTCCTTACTCGTATTGCTTGTGTTGGTGGCGCTGTTGGTGTTGACTGTCTTGTTGGTTTTCAGCCACTCGACAAGGTCCTGAATGGCCGTTGCCAGCACATTGAATTGATCTCCCTGCTGGCCGGCGCCCAGTCCCACCGCCGTGGACGCCTCGTTCACACCCTGACGCAGCTGTTCAAGGTCAGCCAGCGCCTGCTCCTTGGTCCTGCCTCCAAGATTGCGCCCAGCCTTGTAATCCGCTTCCATGCGCTTATAGGCTTCGTTCATCTTGTCCGCGTCGATGCTGGAGGTCTGTTCCGTAATCCCGGCATAATCCTGCGCCTTAGCCCACATCTCAAGTAGCTGCGAGGAGTCCTTCATGTCCGACAGTTTGTTCTCAATGGCGCGGCGCTGTACAAAGTTCAGAGTGGCCTGTCGACCGTGCTTCCGGTAGACGGTGGCCAGTTCCTTCTCAGCGGACAACTGCATCCTCTTGCGCTCGTCATCCGAGGTCACCTCATCCGTGTACGACTCTATATGCCTGGTGAGAGCGTCCTCGCCAAGATCCCTGTACAGAACAACCATGCTCTCGGCGGTGTTCATTTCCTCTTTCTCGGCGTCCGTCAGATTCTCTTTCTGGGACAGCTGCATCCACCTTTCCAGATTGGTGCGGAACCCGGCATTGCTCAAACCGGCAACATCGCTGCCGTACACGCCCAGATCTCTGGCTGCATTCTGTCTCGCCTTCTCGTCACGTGCCTTCATGGCCTGGGCACGGATGGAAACGAAACGCTCATACGTGATGGGAGTCCTTGAACCACCCATTCTCTGTTTCGCTTCCTGCATCCTGACCCAGGTCTTGTATGTGTCAGAATCCTCGCTGTACAGTTCTCTGACTTCTTTCCCGTAATCAGCAAGTGTCTTGGCCCGCCCGTCTATGGTTCCGATGGTTCTGTTAGCCTCCCTGGCACCAATCACCAGAAGCGCTTCCATTTCCTGCACGGCTTCTTTCGAGCCTGCCAGACCGAGCCGCTGCACATTGGCCAGCATATCAGTGACAGCGCCGTCGCGCAACCCTTTTCCGCCGTCTACGAACAGCTTGCGGAACAATCCTTTCTCGTCCTGTGCAATGCTGACGTCCAGGGACTCTATCAGACTTCTGCGCTCGGCCGCCTTGTTGCGAGCCTGCTCCTGCTTGCGGAAGCCGTCCACCATGAACAGCTGTCCTACAAACGGCGTGAACCAGGAGTCCTGGGTGATACGGGTCATGAGGACGTTCTGCATGTTGATCTCGGCGTCGGTCAGTCCCTGTTGCTTCAACGCGGCTCTGCGCTGTGTGTCGTTCATGTTGAGAAGACTGACATCCTTGTCAACCAGATCCAGTGTCTTCTGGAACATTTGGTACGTTTCTTCGTATCCGATCTCCCTGCCGGCAATGGCTCCCAGGGACTGACGCAGCCCTTTGTTGCCTGCCACGTAGTCCGTGGCGACTCTGCCCTCCTGCTTCAGGTATGAATCGAAGGCCATGCCCTGTCCCAGTCCGGTTTCTTTTGCGTTCCTGTACCCTGAATAGTTCATGCCGCGTTCCAGGTCCATGGAACTGTTCGCACCAGCGACAGCCATGGCGGCCTTCAGCATATTTCCATTGGGACCAGCCGTTTTCTGCACCATGTCTTTGAAGGTGTCTATGCTGGAATCCTTGCCGGCCATTTCCTGGTTGTGAGCCCACAGTGAGTACGCCTGATCGAACATGTCCGCGCCATTGGAGCTGGCAGTGGACAGCGCGAGGTTCGCCGCAGCGTTGTTGAAGTCGTCTGCAGTCATGAAATTCGGCATGACACCTCCTTTCATGTAGTCCAATGCACGGCTGGCATACAGCGTGGCGTTCAGCCGGTTCAGGGTAGGAACATTCATGCCTCTCATTTGCTGATTCATAACTCCGGAGATCGCTGTCAGGTGCTGCAGCGAGTATCTACCCGTGCTGGTGCTGTCGATGGCCCTGATGGCCACGGAACGGGCTCTTTCCGGATCCATGGTGGCTATGCTCTGTCCGGTGAGCTCCTCAATGGACTGGAGCATGCCTGGGATGTCTTTTCCAAACACGTCCTTCAGAGGGGCCAGCGCTTTGGCATACTCCTGCACAGTGTCCTTCAATCTCTTGGCTGCGTCACCAAGAGATCCGGCCTTGGTCAGATCAGCGTCTTTCAGGAAATCCGTGTTCTTGGTGAGAGCCGCCATCAGAGCCGTCACTTCGGTCTGTCCCATGCCACCGTAATCACTGGAGCTGAAATTGTAATTCCCATTCTCGTCCTGGAACAGACCGCGCATGACCGTCTTGACATTGGCGAACGCATTGCGGTTGCCAGCGGCCAGTCCAGCCTGGATCATGTTGGTGGCAGTGTATCCCATATACCTGCCGGCGTCGTTCATACTCATCGGATCCAACATGCTATACAGGGTGCTGGTGATTGGGTTGTTCTTCAGTCCCTGCACTTCGCTATTGATGTAGGCCTGGTAGGTGGGGGCGTTCGTCTTGCCCTCAATAAACTTCTGCCGGTAGGCCTCCTCGGACGTCATGGTACGGGCGATGCCCTGCAGGAACTGATTCTGAGCTGCGTTCATGAACGGAGCAGCGCTCTGCTGTCCGATCATGGAGGCCATGCGGCTCATGTTCTGCTGGTACGTTCCGTAAGTGGTCATGTTGGACATGATGACGGAGTTCATCAGGACGTCGTTCTGTATGCCCAGCATGCGCTGCAGGAAAGGAGACGCCAATCCCGCCATAGCTTCCCCACCGGGAATAATGGAACCAAGAACCTTAGCCAGTCCTTGGTTGAACAAATCAGAGCCTGTCGTTACGGACGCAGCGCTCGGATTGAAATTGGTAAATTGATAGCTCACTGTTGCGTACCCTTACGTGCATTTATCAATGCTTCCGGGTCAACTTTGACACCCACCGAGTCGCAGATTCTGATGAACCAGTCATCCCGTTCCTTCGGATCCATTTCCAGAATTTTGTCCGTGGTGATGTCGTTGCCGGAAGGCCCGGAGGATATGGTGTCGTTGACTGAAGTATACGCCCCCAGTCGCATCTGGGACAGCAGCTCCATATTATCCACGCCGCCGGCGCGGAAACCGTCCCAGCTCACAGAAAGCCTTGCTCTGCGCTGCAGAAATCTCCATGCCTGTTTGTTTCCCAGATTCTTCGGGTCTTTGGCGAATCTGCGAATCGTACCGGCGGTATCGAATTCAGGCATGGCCAGGATCAGGCTAACTCGATACCTTCCCAAAAATTTGTGTCGAATCCTGACGCCAGCAGAAGATTGTACAGATAGTTGTGGCTCTCGACAACCGACATCAGCAACGGATGCGGGGCAGCCGACAGCAGCTGCTGGTTGGTGAGCACCTTGTGCGCCTTGTCCACCTCCAGCATCGCGTCCTCTGGGGTGACCTCCTCTGTCACCAGTTTTAGCGCCAGGTCTTTTAATCCTTCGCAGACGGACAGCACATGCGATTTGGGAAGGAACGCCTTAAACCCGTCCTTGCTCTTGACTTTGATAGTCTGGATACTGCCGTAGAGCTTGATCAGGTTCTGCAGGTACTGCAGCTTGTTGAGTTCCACCTTCGCGGCCTTGTTCAACAGTGCGGACAGAGAATCAAGCGAGGAGATCCCGGCTTCCATCAGCTCCTGATCCTCTGAGTTGATCTGAGACACCGTAACCAGCATATGGCCCCTGTAAATCGGGTACTCACGCCAGAAAGGCTCTCCGGACAGGATGCAGGCCATGTAGTGATCCAGCAGCTCCCCTTTCACCTCGATAGGACGTACCAGGGTTCTCTTATTGCAGCACGGACACAGCATCAGTTCAGGTTCGTCCTTTTTGGGCTGCTCCTTGTCGTCCGACTTGGGTTCGGCATTGGCTTCCCTGGCCTGGCTGGCAGCTGCCTGTTCATGAGCGGCTGCCATCATTTCCAGTCCCTTCTCATACATATCTTGCTCGATCATCTTACAGGAGTCCTTTCAGCATTGATGACGTAGCTGTCCTTCAGCTTTTTGGTTTCATAGCCGGTCACGGACAGCGTGGCTTCTTCCCAGACATTATATCCTGGGTAGCAAGCAGTTTCCTCGTTGTTGGCGTCCTTAATGTACTGTTCTGTCCACACCACTTCAGATGTGCTGTACCTGAAGTCCCTGGCCTGCCATACCATGCCTGGGAAACGCAAGGTGGAGCTGATCCCGTAGTCCTTCGGGAACGAGAACTGGTTGCCGGTCACGAAGTAATCCTGATACAGGGTATTCGATCTCTGCTTCAGCATACCGGACACGGTACGGCCGACACTGGACGGTGCAACGGATGAGCCGAGCCCTTCTTTGCGGAACACCTTGTCGGCTTCCTTGGACTCTATCAATCCGTTTAGTTCGGATGTAGAACCTATCTTTTTGGCCAGCAATGTGTTGACAACCTTCATACTGTCGTTGACCTGGAAATCCTTGTCCACAATCATGCTGCCGTTTACGGTGACCCCGCATACAGAGGATGTGGTCAGCGCAAGATCTACCATGTCCCCGTCCCGATAGACGGAAACAGTGGCGAGTCCGTTCAGGCCCTGAATAGCGACATTCGCAGGTATCTGCACATACCTTGCCAGGAGTCCGATGTTGCCCTGTCTCACCACCAGCGCCGCGTTGCTGTATCCCTGCAGCGAGCCCACCGTTACTTCCATGGAGTCCATGGTGTGTGCCAAACTGCGCTCCAGGATGGTGCCGTTGCTGCCGGCGTCCAGGATGATCATGCCCTGTTCTTCCGGCTCGGTTACCCTGTTCTGAGCTTTGCCTTCATGCGCGTTTCTGCCGATATAGAGATCCTTGCCGGTCACGGACAGATTCGAGTTCGATTTGATCACCAGACCACCTGGAACGTCCACGGCCTGGGTGGATTTGCTTTCCAGAGTCACCACTCCGGTACCTCCAGTGGCTCCTGCAATCTTCAGACTGTTGACGGCTCTGACAAACATGGCGTCCGAACTGTTGATCGTACAGGAACCCTGCGAATTGAACGACTGATGTCTCGGCACCATGGCACTTAGGTCGCGGCCAGGCCGAATAAAGGTATCCAGTGCGGATGCGATGTAGATGTTACCACGGGACATGCGGATCTCGCTGCCGTACCCGTCACAGATCAGGATGCTGCCGTCGGACTCCTGGGAGATGAACGACGCTGACGCATAGTACAGCTGCTCGTTTCCAGTGGCAGGATCCACCAGGGTCAGCGTCTTCGGCAACGGATACGCCGCTTCAGTAGTGATCCCGCTAATCTCATCCGGCTCCTCCATCTTGCCGTAGATGGAGCTGTCAATGGTGGACAGCTTCAGGCCTTTGGCAGCCAGCTTCTCCTTGAGCAGCGCCTTGTAGTCCTCTGACAGCAGGGTTTCAATCAGCTTGTTGAGTGCTGCGTCGTCCACCTTCTCTTCCGGTGAAGCGTCTTTTTCTTCCGTGGTTTCCTCGCCCTCGTCTCCTGCTTCATAGGGTTCCCTGAGATCGTAGAACGTGCCGCTGTCAGGAGACTTCGCGGATTGCTCACCATATCCGAGTTGATGAATGCCGGGAATGAGCGGAGTCTTCGCCATTAGGATGCCTTGCGAACTGGCTTTGGATATAGCCCCTCCAAGATCCGTCCTTTCCCTGGCCAGAATAGGAGGCTCCGTACCGGAATCATGCACCTCGGTATCCTGCGGGAAACTGACAACCAGATCTTCTGACCCATGTAGCGCTTCTCCTTCCACTGACTGGAACCGGTATAGCGGTATGGCGCTGGGATTGACTGGGCTCAAGGAGGTTCCATCAGGGGACTGTTCCATAATGGCACCGGTTCTCAGGCCGAATGCCTCACTGGTGGACAGCGCCCTGTTGTTGGCCGTTATGCCATTATCCACCACGCGTTCTGTCCTGAGTGTGTGCTCCTCTATTGTGACGCCGATGGAGCGTATCGCGTTGGTCAGTGACGACACGTCAATGCAGGACACCGATGAGCCCCGCAGTGTGGCAAGCAGACGACCCACGTGCAGTCCGGCCAGGCCTTCCCTATCCAGTGCGTCGAAGTCCCCTGGAAGGATGTCCCTGTCGGCCCCCTGGGAGTGATTCCTGAAATAGGTTCTGTACTGGCTGATGAGACCGTTCAGCATGTCCTCAAACGCACGGGCGTCACCGGTCAGGAACTTGTCGATATGGTACAGCAGATTGCCGCCTGTGTACTCCTCATTGTCGCTGATCATCTTGTTGGCGGCTCCCAGCACGTAAGCCAGATGAGAGGAGCTTTCGTTCTGCCAGCACAGCACATCGGTTCCTGTTGGGAACGCGATCTTGGGAACGGCCCCGAACTGCCCGTCACTGTATGGCAGATGAGCGATTACGAGATCGCCCAGGCCAATTGTGGTATGTCCTCTGGACACCAGAACGACACCGTAGTCAGGAGCGCTGGCAGCAATGGTGCCGACAAACAAGGAATCCGCCATAATGTATCCCTTTCAGTTCAAAATAAATGATCCCCCTTACGTTAGCGTTGGCCGCAGTAAGGGGGACCAGGTGCAGGTCACTGTTAATCAGCTCAGATATCCCAGACCAAAGACGTGAAGCTGAAAGTCAGCGGCATGTTCACCACAGCGACTTCGCCGCCCTGGATCTGCATACCGAGAGATTCCAGTTCCAGACCTCGCAGCAGGAAACTGTTCTTGCTATTGTTAAAGGTGTTTCCACCTCCGGAGCTGGAACAGTTCAGATTGCCAAACGGCTGAATCTTGATCAGTACCGTGTCAGAGTCCTGCTTGCAGTCCTTGGCAACAGCTTCAATAAATGCACTCAGACCGGAGTTGGACGGGCCGTAAATACTTCCGACCTGCAGCATGCCCTGTGGGGCACCGCTGATGTTGTACTTTGTCATGTTGCCTTGTGCATCCCCGTTGACCGGGTAGAACTTGGCAACCTGACGCTGATACGACATGTTCAGATTCAGCATCATAAGCGGAATCTGAGATCCTCCGAGACTGTTGGCATCTCCGCTTCCAACGCCCCACGTAACAATGGCCCCCTGAGCGGACCAGGTTTGGGTGGAGTTGTAAGGATTGGTAAAGACGTTCATTGTGAGAGCCTCCTTTAGATGATCCGCATGACCATTTTGAACTTGTTAAACGGTTTCGGCGGCTCGCACTCGATCTCAGCCCACACCCAATCGAGATTGACAGTATCCTGATAGATGTTGAGCAGTTCCCAGCTGAGCAGCTGCGGACCGACATAAGCACTTCCGCTGGTGTTCCGCAGGCGAGATTCCATGCGGGTGGTGATCTCCATATCGAGCGCAGCAATCAGCGCCGGGCTGATGTTGCTGTTGCCGACTCTGGTCTCACCGGCATGAACCAGATCGAGCGCAATTTCGTCTGCGTTAGCCACGATGCTTTCCTCGTCGACGTTGACGTTGTTCTGCATCGCGGTGGTGATCTGCTTCATATTGATCGGGGTGCCGTCTTCATTGTTGGCGATGATCCAGATACCGTTGGAACCGATGGTCTTCAGCTGCGACCGGGTAAATCCGTGCGGCTCCTCGATGGAGAAGAACACGTATCCCAGGTTCGACAGCGGACGATGCGGAGCCTCGTAAGCGCGCATACCAGCTGCAGCTGCCGCTCCGGCGAAGTTCGGGACAACCTCCCCGTTGAACAGGATGTTGTCTGCCCATACGCACTGAACGCGGTAGCTGGACACGTAACGCTGACTGATAATCACATCAATCAGGTCTTCGTTCAGCGGGTTGCCGCGCACCAGGCGGAAACTCAGCGGAGACGTACCGGCAATTTCTGCACCGGCTACCAGCGTGGCCTTGGACATCCCGTCCGTGGATGCGATTTCATAGGCCTTGCCGTCGGCATTGTTGATCAGGTAATCGCCCTTGCGGAACGGATGCTCGTAGAACACGTTCTCTTCCATGGTGACGACCTGAGGATTTTCCTCGACAACCGCAGCCGGGGTGCCCTTGCCCTCCCAGATCTGAACCTGATCCGGGATGGTGTTTCCGAACCACAGTGTGCGACGGATCTTGCTTTCCTCGTCTTCGGACACCGCAACCACCGAACCGGCGGCGGCCAGAATGACGTCCTTATCCTCCGTGGTCGGAACCACACTGTACACCGCAGTGTACTTTTCCAGGAAGTCCATGGCGTCCAGGTATGACTGCGAGGAATCGTCCCGGGTAGCGGAGAAGTACACCGTCACGCCTTTGGACGCCATCGCCGCAAAGTAGGTGGCCAGCGCCAGCGGGTTCTCCGCAGTGACGCCGCCAAGAACAGCCTCGACGTCGGCGGCGCTGGAAACCGATCCCAGTTTTCCGACATATTTCTGCGTCAGCTCCCGGTACTCCACATAGAAGTCACCGGCTTGCAGAGTCCCCTCCATACCGGACAGCTCGTTGATCGGAGCGGTGAGTCCGCCCTGAATCGTCATTGCTCCGTTCGCCGCAATGGAGAACGTATCGGAACCGGCCTGGAAGGTAGCGTCCTGATAGACGCCGAAGTTGACTTTGCTCAGTGTGGCGCTATCCGGCTGGTCGAGCTCCTTGACCACGATGGTGTTGTACCCCTTGCCGGTTTCCGAAACCAGTCCAATGATCTCGGTATTGACCTTGGTGGTTCCCCAGTCCAGAATGACCGGGTCGCCCACCTTGACCCCCCGGGTACCGAACGCGGCAGCGGCCGTGAAACCGCCGCCATCCGCAACCGGCTGCGGGAACTTGATCGTGCCGTTAGCCTGGAGCGTGGGAGTGAGTGAATCCGTATAGGTGAACACACCGTTCTTCACCACCAGCCGCTGGGTGCTGGGAGTGGTGTCGAGCGTTGCATCCGTTACCCGGCCTGGAAGCGATGCTACCGTAAGACCGGAGTCAGGGTCGTACTGAGTGCTCTCCTGAGGGATCTTCGCAGCCTCAGTGGCCACGTCAGCACGGTGCAGATTGTACTGCGGACCTACGCAGGCAACAGCCAGCGTACTGGTAGTACCAGTGGACGCCTCGGCAAACTCCTGTCTCAGAGTCACGCCGGGGAAGTCAAAGTTTTGAAGTGCCATGATTGTACCCGTTCTGCTGACGATTTGCGCTTGAGCAGGTGTCAGCATGCACTGCTCGCGCCTTTGATATCCGTTTTCTACTTTTCAATAAAGCTGCACGGTAAAACTTAAATGAGTTTTTGCGACAAATGAATGCCCCTGAACACCGGACCCTGCGTATCAGTGGTCCAGCTGAGTCCTCCGGTGGCACGCAATCCGATCACCTGCTGGTAAATGGGTTTTGCGTTCTTGATCTGTTCTGCCGTGATCTCCTGCGGTGCACTGGTTCCAGCCACATTGATGGTTGACAGAATCCTGCTGTCCGCAGCCAGCACCTGGGCATTGATAAGCAGGAAGTCCTCGATGAAGCCGCAAAGAAGGATCGTACCGTCGTAGGATTCAGTGACCACTGTCACGGTCATCTCGATGGTTCGATAGGAAGCGCCCTGCGGGTTGTACACGAACTGGGACACCTGAGCATCCCCTACAAAGTCATTGATCGGGCGCATCGGGTACGACGTGGCACCCAGGCCTACCAGGATCTGTGGAGTGATACCGGCCTTCTTCGAGTTCTGAGAATAAGGACCTCCAACGGAGAACAGGGCGCTCAACTGCGTATCGCTCATGCCGTCCTGCATCTTGAGCAGCCCGCAGAGGCGCTCGTCCTTGATGTTGATCGGATCCGTCATGAAGTTCTGCAACACACCGCGAAGCCAGTGGATGGCCCGGTACTGCTGCAGGGTGCCTGGAGCCATCGTGTTTGTGGTTGCCTCTTTCGTGTAATCTGTGACTATAGACATTCACCCAGTCCTTTATCCCAGTCGCTCGGAGGCGGAGGCACCGGATTGCCGGCCATGATCGCAGACTGTGTTTCTTCCTTCTTCAAAGTTTCCGGTGTGTACTCCACCTGCGAGGATTCCCACACATCCTTCAAAAGAACCTTGTCATCCGCCGGAGGAGTGTAGAGCGCATCCGTCATCTCCAGTCTGGACATCGTGATCGAGTAGATCAGCGGAATGTGTTTGTAGGACGACGTCGGCGTGGCATCCAGGATGTAGAACCGGTTGTTGGTGATGTCCTCGCACCAGATGTCCCCAAAGTGAATCCAGGGATACGCAATGCACCTGGCCTTAACAATCTCGGACTGTCCGTATCCATGCGCGGTAGGCCCGTCACTGGAGTTAATGGAATCCTTTATGACGTTCATGGTTATTCCATTGTAGAAACCGCCGTCGATGCCGGTTCCGAAACAGTTCGGGCAGTGCTCATTCACAGTGGACTGATTGTCAAAGTCCGTGCACATAGGGCAACGGCAGCCCCAGGTCTTCTTTTTCAGAAGGACCCCGGTGCATCCTGACAACTCGATAGCCTTCTCTACCTGTTTCAGTACATTCTGAGCTTCGGTGCTGAAAGGGTACACTTTGGAATTACCGGACTCCACAACTTCAGACACCCAGTTGTCACCGGTACATTTGGACAGTAAACGCACCCGGTAATACTCGTTCATCTGCTTGTTGTAGTTTCTGCGCCTCGTATCCACAAATGCGCATACATCCCGCAATCCGGTGGCCAGTACTTCCCATGGGCCGCCGGCCCTGGAATTTTCTACTTGAAGTATAAAATCAGGAGGATAGTTGGCGCCCGGCAGCATTTCCCAGGTCAGCACCCTGGCATTGTCATACCGGATCGCGCACTCCAATGATGTAAACGGATTTGCCATCTGTTACCAACCCAGGTACCATTTGTTGCCGAAGTACGGCAGCGAGAACGTGCCGAAGCATTCGTGCATGTTGAGCTCCGTCTTCTTCTGGGCGACGAAGTTCTTCCATTCCTGTCTGGCGACCTGCGCCAGCTGGACGTACATCGGGCCCTTGTCGTTGGTGTCCAACTGCAGCCCGGAAGCGGAATACTGCATCCTGTTCCGGGTGTAGCGATAGGCGACTTCCTGCATCAGGAAGCCAACCGCACCCTTGATCAGATGCTCCTTGTACGGGAACGTGGTCATGTCGAACGTCTTGGACAGCCCTGGCGGGGTTTCGTTCCATTCGTTCACACAGCGCTCCACTGCATGCAGGATCATCATATCGGAGAACTCCAGGTCGTCGAGCAACGAATTCGCTTCAGGAGACGTATCCATAACCGCCAGCCTGACGTCCATGACCGTGATTGTGTTCGGCCCTTCGGTACTTCCGTCCATGCCCTTGCGGATGCACAAATACGCACGATAGTCCTGAACCAGAACTTTCATCTCATCGTCCGCATAGCAGAGGAACTCCGCGTACCAGACGCCGTTGTTGTAGTTCAGCTCTTTCGGAGTGAGATGCACTGTGACAACACCGTCCTCAGTATACACGCACTCCACCTGGATCTTCTTGTTGAAGGACCACATGGACGGACGGCAGCGGAAAATGACATGCTTTATGCCTGACAGATCAGAGGCAACCTCCCCGCTGTAGTCCTTGGTAAGCTGAACAGTGAGATCGGTGGTCATACCGGTCACAACTTCCAGCACGGGCCATCCATAGCCGTGCGCAGCCGCACCGGATGCCACTCCGGAACTCTGCCCTGCGGAACCGCCACCGCCTGCCACGCCACCTTTTCCACCGCTGTTTTCTGCAATACAAATCATGTTGGCCTCCATATAGAAGCATTAAGGTCAATTCCCCAAATACCAGGACAGATCCTTCCCGTACGTTTCCGTTATTTTCTCGATGTTCGGAGTGAGCGTGACGTCCATGTTCTGCGCCAGGATAATCCAATCCTTGGTCACGCTGTTGAACTCGGAGCGTTGGATACGGTGCCGGATGTCCCTGATACGTTCCGCAAAGTTGTAGTTGTACCGAAACAGGTGAACCTGGGCCAGTGACAGGTCTCCGACAATCATGGACCGGTTCACGGACTCGTACCCGCACTCAAAGGCAAGTCGAAATGCCGCGCAGAAGTAAAGCTCCCCGATGAGAGGATGCGCTGCCCTGTCCAGACCGTCCTTCGGCACATACATGCGGTTGCCGGCAGTATCCTCTCCGGCCTCAATACGGGACACCGTCTTGTTCAGCACCTTCTGCGCTTCGGTCAGTATGTCGGTAGCTTCTGGATTGCGCAACAGAAACGCCCTCAATGCGGCCGTTATGACGGCACACTCTGATCCGTATTCCAGAAAGGTGTGCCTACGGGCACATTCCAGCTCCCCGATGACGACCTGCCTGGTGTAGGGTCTCAGCTGCTCGGCCAGCAACGTTGCACAGGCTACGGCCACATGCTTCTCCGCACAGAACATGCAGGACTCTCCAGGTTTCACGACATGCGGGATGTTCACAGTCCTGGGTCTGGTTATCTCTTCTTTTGTATGCTTTCTGCAAGAACACGCCATTGCGTCCTCCTATTGAAGATCGGGCGGCAACGCCGCCAGTGGATTGGTATTGAGAAGGAACCCGCTTTTCCAGGGTCCTATGCTGAACTTGCCGTTAATGGATATGGGCTCGCAACGCACAGTGTTTCCAAGATGATCTATGCCCATCCAGTCCACACCGTCTTTCCACAGGGCCCAGATGTAGTCGCCATGTACGGATTCCACAAACCAGGCGTCGTGTTCTGTGACCACGCACGACTCGATCTGATTGCTGTAACTCAGATACACCACCAGCAGCGTGTCCTTGTCCACGAACGACACGCTCTGCACCAATACAGCGTCCTCTATCTTGAACTTCCACTGCTTGTCCTCGTTATGCCAGAAATAAGAATTGCAGGGATTGTTGGAAGAATGATCTGACAGGCAGTACATGGTATCCGAAAAGCATACTCCAGGGGCGTTGCTGGGCACCATGTACAACTGGCCTGTTTTGGTGACCGTGCATACGTCGAACTGAAACCCGTGTTTGCCAGTGGTCGTGTACGACACCAACCAACCCAGCGGCAGCTGCTTGCAGTCCGGGAAACCTATCACAGGAACCTTGATCGAAAAATCATCCCATCCGGTCAGGTCCTTGATGTGTCCCATCCATACATCTTTAGTTATTGTGTTCGGCATCCCACTCATCCCAATTTATGTCTGTTACGGCACCACTGAGTCTGGTGCCAATCGAGTTCTCAGGGCCGCACCCATCCCAGGCATACAGCGTGTCGGTAATGGGCTCTCCACCCATGGCCGTTCTTACGGCGTCGCACGAATGTCTGCTCCCCACTGGCCAACGATCGGCGTAGTCAGAATCAGACGCTGTGATTGTGCAGTAACACGGATCGTTCTCATCCACTACCGCAGTATACCCCCCGTACACCGACGTGCAGGTGTCATGGTCGAAACCGACGCAAGTGCGGTAGCGCATATTGGTCTTGAATCCCATGAAATACGGATTGTGGCAGCAGGTACACGCCAGATTCGCCCATCCAGGGCACTGGTTATCCGGTTCCGGCTCTTCGCACTGCTTCGGGGTTTCCCAATCTTCGCAGGTGATTTCAATAGTGCAGTTGTTCTTCAGCCAGTTCGGAAAGTGCGTGGATGCGCACATAAGTTGAACCAGTGTTGCTACCTGGCTCGGTTCGTCGCCATCTGTGATGGGCGGTATCCATGGCCCGTCCGGGTTATCCGGATCCGGTACCAGCCATCCTCCACGATTATATGGAAACGGGGGATTGAATTCCGAACTGAAGGGGCCAAGCACGATAGGAGCGGTGTTCTCCTTGCACCAGGACAACTCCAATCCTTGTGGACTGAGACACTGTGCGAAGAATTCAAGAAAGCAGTACTTGGCGCAGCGCTGTGACTTGAGCAGGCCAAGCGCCCACCATCTGGCGTCCTCATGCACGCCTTCCGGGTCTTCCCAGTCAGTGTTATATTTCCAAGCATAGTCAGTGGTGACGAACAGTTCCGCTTTCCAGGTGGGACACAGATTGATCTTGGCTGATAATGGACCTCCTTCGGCCGATCCAAGCTGCATGATCCTGGGCTCGGCATTCTCGCACGGAAAAATGATCCTGGCATTGAGAGTTCCTTGGAAGTTCTCGAACTCCACAGTCCATTCCGACCACTCGCAGTCCCCTGACGTTGCGCTGCCGATTACGACGTTGTCGTCGTTGGTCAGGTCCCTGTACTTTTTAATGGGGCGGAAGACTGGGTACAGGGATCCTTCCTCATCCTCTTCAAACCTGTCGAAGATCTGGTCCCACTCGAACGGCAGCTCAGTAGGTCCACCCCCGACATAGTTGAACTCGCAGCAATCCTCAAAATCCGGCTTCTCTACCGTGGGCGGTGTGAATTCCTCACAAAGATTCAGGGATTCCTTGCACTGCTGGTCGTTGGTAACGTACTGCCATACAGTTCCGTAGCTGACCCAGTACCATTTGTTGGCGATCTCAGGGGACGGCATACAGTTCACGGCGATCAACTCAGGCTCCGCCCATATGACGGTCTTCTCCCCTGTCTCATGGTCCTGCTCGATCTCGCAGGTGGATTCGTACAGCCACCAGCACTTTTTCAGGCACGGACACTCATCACAGAGAATGACCTTGCCGTTCTCGTCCAGGATGAGCTTCTGGATTGTGATGGGCTTGCCGTCCTCGTCCTTTGTCTCCTCTTCGAGTACCCAGGGTTTGTAACCTTCTGGTATATCGAGATAAGAATCGTCTTCCGCCATTTGCATTCTCCAATAAAAAGACCGCCTACCTACGATATTGCGGCAAGCGGTCCTATACTGAACAGGGAATTGTCACCGGGTTTTCCGATAAGGACAGGAGTTCTCGTGCTTTCCAATATGTTCCTGCACAATGACGCGCACCTTGTTTTCCAAGTTCTCCGTGGTCCACATCTTGGACGTCAGTTCCGTCAGCAATTTCTGGATGCTTTCGAGCTGCTTTTCCAAACGTTCCACCGGTTTCATTCTGAGGTTGATAATAAACCATACGACACCGAGCAAAGCAACTGTCGCGATAATGCCTGTAAACACCAACATAGAAATATTGGATCCCTCCGGTGACCGTAGTGCTCGAAGAAGTGCCTCGAATTGCTCTGGGGATAAGCTCATGTTATATCTCCAACTGACGTGTTTATTTTCTTTATCCTACCAAACACGCCGGGTTAAGCAGGACTTGACGTATATGTAATAACAGAGATGGTCGAAGCATCCATTATCCTCCAGGCCTGCCGGTTCCGAAGCGCCGGCAGGCTCTCCTTTTTCAAGACGCAGTAGGACGCGGGTTGTAGACCGCGATCCAGGTTCCGGTAAACGTAGGCATATTCTCTGCCTGCATGTACGAAGCCATCTTCACGTAGGTGTATCCCTCCTTCCAGTAACAGTCCCCGGAAGCCACAGTGTAGATTGTCCCGGACGGCGCCACCAGATGGTGTACATACAGCTCGCCGTTGAATCCTGCGTCCCCTGTGGCGGTCAACGACGCGAACTCCTGTTCAAGAAAAACGGATGTAGCCGCCACCAGGTCTTCCATCATGGCGACCCTGACGCCGTTGATCGTAACGCCGTCCCCGATGATCACGCGCTTCCTGTCATGATCCCATACGGCAACCGCGTCCGGGTAGATGGTATCCACCGGAGCCAGCAAAGGGAAGGCGTGAATGTGAGTCTCGATTGCCATTTTATTCTCCTTCAGGCAAGACCCCGGGATTCACACGCGGGATCGTAGTGTTGTATGAAAACGGATTCAGAATGTCCATTCTGATGTTGTAGGTTTCGCTGTGCAGCTGCTGGTACATACGGATGGCATTGTAGTCCCCTGGCCGCACCAGCTCGATGGACACCGCAAACTCGCCGGGATCCACAAGCGTAGTGGTGTCGGCATAGTTTTCCGGGTCGATCAGATACAGACCGCCTCCGCGCTCGTTGGCTGGAACCACGATGGCGCCGTCGATGGTGATGTTCCCATGCAGGTCGATCCCGATCAGATCAAGCGCCGGCTTGTTGTCGTGCGTGTGATCCCCGACAATAGGCTGTTCCATGATACCTACGTTGGTGATCAGCTTCCAGGTGCCGACAATGGATTCCACACCAGACCTGGTCATCACGCCCTGGAGATCAACGATGACCTCGTCTGTAACGAAATCATAAGAGACCTCATCGGAAGCCAACGGCCACTGTTTTCCATTGTTGTCGATGACTGCCAGTACAAATCTGGCAGGAGTCAGATGCAGATACCTGCCGTCCGTCAGGTTGGCCGCTGTGAAGTCGATATGCCCATCAGGCGTAAGCGAGTTCAGGTAATCGATTGTGCCTGAGTTCGGGAAAATCGCGGACTGCCAGGTGGCCGACGTGTTGGATGCTGTTACCCAGCGATAGAACAGGTATCGCTCCTGTTTCGTATCTGACATGTCCACATTAACCGGATTGTTGTTGTACACCGGACCGAACCCGTTTGCCGTGATCAGTTCCCAGTCTGTGGTTTCCGGATTCCAGCACCGTACCTTTGCACGGTCTTCCGCCGTGTTCAGCGTATCCAGGAACAGCACAGCCTCTGAGATCACACCAGTCGGGGACCGCATCATCTGGAGATGAAGCTGCAACTGGGAGGACGGCTTCTTGGTCTGGAACTTATGAACCGAGATCCCGTTGCCGATATCCTCTCCGTCTTCTCCAGGTTTGGCTATCAGCTGCCACCATTCATTGCTGGTGGCAGGCAGCTCCGGAGGCGTGTGTCCGCTGGATGCCTCGGTGGCGATGTAGACCCAGGTGCCTCCCTGGTGCAGCACCGTGGTGTAGTACCTGCGGTCGTCACTGGGAGGATAATACGTTTCCGTCAGATCGAACGGCTTGGGAGTGCTGTATGAATATCCGGTAGGTCCCGCCGGTATGCCCAGGATGTACTTCCGATGAAGAGAGGTGCTCTCCTGGGTGTCTTTCAACGTGGCGTCGGACCCGGTGGGCAGGGTTTCCACTCCAACGATCTCAACATCACCGGTACCACCATCATTGCCGCCACCCCCGCCAAACAACCCGTACCAGTTGCCTTCGATGGTCGGAGACTTGACTTCCGGTGTGTACGCGTTGACGACAACAGGGTTTTCAGTAAGCTCAGGGTTGGTGTACGCATACGAGGCCACAGCAGGCTCTTGCAGGGCCGTGAACAGCGTGGAAGTCTCGACCTGGGCATTATACCAGGCGAAAGCCCCTTCCGCATCCTTGGTGACGTCCCGTGCGTATGTTCCCAGTCCTGTGTCGATGCTGGCAGGAGAATCCACCAACCCCTTGGCCTGGTACACATCGGTCAGGTTGATGGTGACGGAATCGTCGTTGTAATGAACGCGACCGTTTGCCAGCTCCCATTGGAGACCAATATTGTCGAGCACCGCGATAAACGGGTACTTGGTAAGAAAGGTGACGTTCTTGTCGGGTTCCACCACATCCAGATATGTGAAGATCATGCGGCGATTACCGATGCCCAGCGCTTCAAGGAAGTCGTCCACGGTGCTGCCTGGGTTGCCCATCTCCTCTTTCCAGATCACAAAAGCCGATTTGCCGTCAGCGCCTTTGATGTTGACGGGCTGAGGCACTTCAGGGCCAGTTTCCGTCTGGTTGATGAGCATCGCCTTCCAGGACAGATTGCCGTCCGCGTCGACAGCTGGCATGACGGTGTAGCCGATCTGCCCCTGAGCGCCAGCAGGCCCCTGGATATGAATGGGCGGCCCCCATACGTTGTTCTCGCCCATGATGTACAAATCTCCAGTGTCCGTGGCATAGAAGATATAGCCACGGGGAGCCGTACTGGGTTTCAAGCTGAGGGGGCCGGTAAGATCAATGTTGAAGTACGCCGCAGCCAGCTCGGCCACTCTGGTGGCAAAGCTGGCCATTGTGAGATACCCGTACTGGTTGCCGGCGTCCACGTACAACTTCAGCGCGTCCGCGTAAGCGACCTCTTCCAGCGTCGACAGGTCTTTAGGAACCAGGTCGTCGACTCCCATGTCCACCCAGCGGTTGATTGTGCCGCCGGTGAAGGTTCCGTCGATGCGCTGATATTTGATGTCGCCGGTAAGCGTTGCCTGGGTGCCAACCGTGCACTTGAGCCTGTCGATCCACAGCGTGCCGCTGGTGATCGTGATGGAACCGCCACTGAATTCGGTTCCTTGAGAGTGCCAGTAAATGTTACCGTTGGACGGAGCCGCGATGGTCAGCGTGCTGCGTATCGTGGTGGCCTCGTCAGAATAAATCGTAACGGTACCGGCTGTCACAGTGGCGCTGACGGCAGTGGTGATGTCCCCCTTCATGATAATGGTCACTTTGGAGGTCGCCGTTTCCAGCGCCGCTTTCAGTTGCGCAGAGCTGGTGACATATTGGAAAATCGTGCCAGGAGTGAGCAGGTTCCATTCGGCGGACGTTCCTGGGATTGCGTTGTTCGTTGCAATCCGGCATACATACCAGCCAGTGGCGTGCAGTACGACAGTGCCCACTGTGTAAGACTTTCCAGCCTCCCACCAGAACGACTCCGAAGACAGCGCATTCCATGTGGCGCCTCCGTCGTTGGAGTATTCGACGGAGGAGGTCTCCATGTTGTACCGAAGACCGCCAACCACACCAGACACCTGATCGGAGAACTGAATGGAGCTGGTGATCTTCAGTACGGGAACACCATCTTCCAGCACTGCACTGATCTGAGTCAACAAGTCTTTTAACGAGAGCTTGTTGTCCTTCAGAGTTATGTATTTGGCCTGTTCCGCCATACGGAACCCCCGTTAGTTCTCGTAGTCCCAGCACTGGTTAATCGGAATGTACGTGGCTTTAGTGCGGTTGTCCCATTTATCAAAGGCCCAAGTGCAGCGATAGAAGGTGGGATTGGGCATTTCACCCGTATATTCTTCCTTCATGATTCCGCAAGGCTCATCTCCCATGTCGAAGAACCGCGTGTATCTGACGGTGCCACCCTCTCCGGTACTGGAGTCGATCTCGTACGGAACCGGGTGATCCTGACGGTCGGAAGCCCCGCGCTTACGCCCAAAAATGTCTCTCGCCATGTTATCCTCCTTGAGGTATTTAGCTTTAAAATAAAATGCACTTTACCAGTGCTTACGGGTCAGGAAACAAACGTGCCCGGGCAGCTCCGCACTGGAACAGATACCCGGGCACACCTGGTTACCTGATCAGGTTACGCCAGCTTGTACTTGGCGACAATGGCGTCCCAGTCCTTCATCGCAGACACGGTCTTGGCGCTGAAGGTGACCTTGTCCTCTCCAAAGTACGTGCACATGACGCCACGAGCTCCTTCCCAGTTCTTCGCAGCGATGCTTTCAGCGAAGATCTTACGGGCGGCATCCTCGGGCAGCTCGGCCTCCTTGTCATCATCATCGCCATCGGAAGCGCTGTCCTGGGTATCGTTCTTTTCGTCATCCTTGTCGTCGTCAACAGGCTTTCCGGTGTCAGATTCAACAGCCTGGGACTCTTTCTCGGCGGTCTCTTCTTCTTCGGCCTTCATACGGGCCTCGCTTTCGGCAATCGTTTCCCGGGTGCTTTTCACCAGCGTATCAGTGTCCTTCTGGAAGCCATCGGTGCTGGCACCTTCGATGCGAGTTCCGGTAACGGGCTCTTCAGCGGCTTTGGTGGCTCCGTAATGTTCAGCGGCCTTCTCAGCATCTCCGGACTTGACTTTGATATTGTGACGGGAGTCGTCCTCGTTGAAGGCAAGAGCTTTGTCCTTCACCGTGACAGTCGCAGTGCCTCTGCACTTGCTGGTCATGATGGTGGGCACGGAATACGGAACAGCCAGATAGGAGCCATCCGCCTGCAGGACTTTCAGAGACACGGAAGTGGCTCCGGACTGAAGGTCGGCGATCATGGAAGTGCGCTTGTTGCGGTCGGCTTTGGACCAAGCCTCATAGGGAATTTCAACGGTTGCACCGGCCCCGATCCAGATGGGCGCCTCACCGGTCCAGCGGATCGTACGGTCGACGTTGGAGTTGTTTTTGACCACGGTGTAAATCGGAGACTGATTCATTGTAACATCCTTTCTGTGATAGGGAATTGCAGTCCTACTATAACGGACAAAATAAGGGGCTCTTACTGTTTACAGCAGCGAGAGCCCCTCATTTGCGATCTTGTCAGATCAATGTGCGCTTACTGACCGGTGTACCAGTCCTTCAGCGTGCCGTTGAGCAGCGCCTTGGCGACGCCAGCGGCGTTGATGACCGACGCACCGACCGTTTCGTGCGCGAAGAAGGTCAACCAGATGTCGTCCTTCTCGTCCACGACCATCGCCACGTCTTTGTAGGTGTAGAACCCACCGTAGTAGCGCGGATCGGTGTAGATGAACACTTCGTCGGCCTTGACCAGGTTCTTCTTGGTCGTGACGACGGTGTCGACGCCCTGGACCTTGGTCAGGGTGACGCCGTTGATGAACATTTCCTGGGCCATGTCACCGCCGACGACGTCACGTCCGAAGACGCCGAAGTCGCAGTGGGTCAGGTCGTTCATCAGGAACTTGGCCGGCTGCAGGTTGCCCGGGGCGACCTTCATGCCTTTCTTGAGGTGGACCATCGCATCGCGGCTGAGCGGGCCGGCATGGACGAAACGGCAGCAGCCCATCTCGTCGTTCACGGTGTCGACGGTACCGACGATGTCGTTGTCGACCGCAAGGGTGACCTCGTCTTCCACGTCCATGATGTCTTTGAGCATCAGGTCGTAGAAGATGTCGAGGATCGGCATCTTGTAGGTCTCGAGGCGGATCTTGTCGATGGAGTACTTCTCCGTCATGATACGCGCAAACTCGACACGGGCTTTCTTCCCGTGAATGACATTGCCGCGCGGACCGGTCTCGAAGGACACCTTGCGAGCGCCCGCCGATTTCGGCGCAATTTCAACGAACATGACCGGGAAGTCCGTGTCTTCGACGGTGTCGAAGTTCTCACGGGTCACAGTGGTCGGCGGGGTGATCTGGCGGCGGATACCGTTTTCACGGATTTCCGTGCGGAAGTATTCGCTGGCGGCAAGGCCGGCGGTCTTCTGCAGCTCTTTATCGCCGGAGAGCAGCTTCGCCTTGATGTCTTCCGAAATGGAAGCGAGTTTTTCCTGGTTATACATTTCTTATGCTCCTTCCTTACGCGCCAGCAGCAGTTGCGAACCGGGCCGGGATGAAATTCGTCCAGAACGACAGACGCGAACCGTTGGTGTTGCGGTCCGTGTACGGCACCTGGGACACGAAACCGACATACGGCTCGGTGTCACCCGGCTGCTTGGTAGCCAGTCCGATCTTGCCGATATCAGCCCCGGTCAGCGCGGTGAGCGCGTCGTTCGGGTGATAGGTCGAGTCGGTCTTGAACTCCGTGGTCTCGATCTCATATCCACCGGTGCACGGGATCGCGGTGATCTTGCCGCCAATGGCGCTGTAGGTCGAAGACTGATAGGTCTTGCCCTTAACGCCGGCCGTCACATCCGGATCAAAGATGTTCTTCATCGAGATGCAGGGGACCGGGAAGTTCATTCCGGTACCGGCTCCGCAGCCGATGACGTACTCGCCGTCAGCGTTGAGGCTGACAACGGAACCCTGATAGATGCCCTTCGAGGCCGCTTCGTTCTTCACGAAGGCATCGAACTCAAGGCGATACTCAGGGTGGGCGCCGTGCGCGATGGCCGCCACGTGCTCATACTGCCGAGTAAAGTCGGTTCTCGTAATCGCAGACATTTGATTACCCTTCCTTATTGTTTCTGCTGTTACCAGCGATTGCTGTGTCCCATGTTGAGGATCTGGGACATCCGGTCGAGGCATGAATCCTCGGCGGTCTTTTCCTGACCGCTCAACGGAGCCGCCAGACGACCTCCACTCACGTCGTCAGCTTCCTGCTCTTCCGAGCTCGATGCTGCCTTCTCCTGAGTGAGAGCGTCAACAAAACCCTCAATTGTGCGGTGCGCTGCTTCCGGATCGTGCAGAAACGCCTGCTTGGTCGCTTCCACCTGATCCTGCTGGATGCTGCCGGCTTTCACCAGCAGTTCGCAGGTTTTCGCCGCAACCTCTTCCGAGACCACGGTGGCAGCCGCCTGCTTCACCTGGCTTTCCTTCAGCGCCTTGTTCTCGGAGCAGAGCTGTGCGTTCTGCTTCTCAAGAGCTTCGACGCGGTCGGTAAGCTCAGATGCCAGCTTTGTAAGGGCATCCATATTCGAGTCCATTACAGACCTCCTTCCCTTACTTCTGACTCCGCCGCTGAGCGCGCATCTGACGGACGAACTCCGCACGCAAGGTCCCCGCACGTTTCTGCAGACTGGCTGCCTTCTCGGTGGGTTCTTCTTTGGGCTCTTCCGCAGCCGGGGCCGCAGCAGCGTCTTCCTCCACCGCCGAGCCGCCTTCCAGCTCGTTGGTGGCCATCTGGATCACTTCTTCCGGAGAGATGCCTTCGGCGGCGGCAGCATCGAGAATCTGCTGGGCGTTGGCTTCGTCTTCCGGGGTAACTTCCGCAGCGGCCGCTTCGCCGGTCATCTCGTCAAGCGCGGCCTGAATCAGCACTTCCGGCGGAACGCCGAGTTCAGCAGCCATGCGGTCGGTCTCTTCAGCAGCGGCGACGATGTCGTCCGGGGTGACTTCCTCGCCAAGGGTCTGGGACGCGGCGTCGGCCATGCCCTGGATCTCGGTCATCAGTCCGTCGGTCGCTTCCTCGGCTTCTGCCAGCTCGGCCACGGCTTCACCGTTCGCCTCGTCTTCCAGCGCCGCCATCATGGACGGGTCAGCGTCCGCAGCGGCCTGCATCTCCGCAGCGGCTTCTTCCGGAGAGATTCCCTCGGCTTCCGCCAGCGCATCAATGTCCGCAGCCATCTTGGTCTGGATGATGCGATCGCGAATGATGCCGAAGATCGGGTTGGTGTTCGCCAGCTTGATCAGATCTTCCTGCGCAGCGAGGATGTCCTCCTGGGTGGAATTCGGGGTCAGCGACGCGAACTTTTCCATGACCTCAGTGCCGGTGCGGAAGTCGGCTTCGGTAAAAGAAGCCTGCTTCTGAACCTGGGCGGCCTTCTTCTGCTGGGTCTGCTTCAGAATACCGGCGAGCTGCGCACGATAATCGGACGCCTTTTTCGCCTGTTCCTGCGGGGTGCCGGTCGGGCAGCCGTCGGCGGTGATGTTCTCAACCTTGGTGCCGGTGGCGGCCAGAGCGCTTTCCGGGGTCGCATTCAGCGACTGGGCGCCCGGGATTTCCTGGACCTGATCCTTCGGGGTGTTCTTCGCAGCGTCGGTGAACGCCAGATCCCCTTCGACGTACTTCTTGATCTCCTGCGTCTGCTCCTTGCCGAGATCGGTCTGGGCAGTCGGCTCGGTATGCGTAATTTCCTGTTCAGCGGACTTGGTCAGCTTGTTGGCTGCCAGAATCTGCGCCAGAGACGCGGCCTTCGTCTGAAGTTGGTTGCTCATGTTGTGCGTGTCCTTATCTTTGTGGATTCACTGTTTTGCGGCCTTACACAGAGGCCGCCACGTTCAAGAAAACGGCTTATTTGCCGTAAACTGCTATTTTTCTCAGCGCATTGTAACAGGTTGCGTCGTCATTTCGTTCGGCGAAACTGATGACGTACCTGGCATACGTGCGCCGGAGAGCTTCCTGTGCCTGCTTATTAAGAGAAGCCTCTTTGGACTCCTGCTTGGGCTCTTTCCCCTTGCGCCCGGTGATGGTGACGGTGATGATCTTGCCTTGCATAGCCGGCTGGGTGACACCGAACTCCGGTACGAACTTCTCAAGGATGGCGTCCAACGACAGGTCAGCCGGGAGGTGCTCGTCAAAGCTGCCGTCCAGCAGTTCCTCGTTGCAGCACTCATCCTCTTCCATGTCCTCGAACATCGTGGAGCAATCCCCGCAGCAGTCGTCATCCAGTCCGCACAGCATCTCCTTGTCGGAGTCCTCCGTGCAGTCCTTGCCCATGATCTTGAACAGCATGCCGGGGGACAACAGGATGCCTTTCCGATTACAGCTGTCGATGATTTCGTCGCTGGGGAAGTTTTCTACTTTGAGTATAAAATCTTTGGCGACTTCGTCATCGTCATGGAAAGCGGGCTCCTGTTTGTCTCCCTCCACCATGCCGACCAGCTGTTTCTCCATCTTGGAGAGCTTGTCCAAAATGGCAGCCGCTTTGGTGTACAGCATCGGGCGACGGGGAGTGCAGACGCTCAGCACTTCCAGCGCGGCCTCCTTGGCCGTAGAGCCGCTGGCCACCTTGCTGAGAACAAAAGCGATTTGATCAGCCGGAACGTCGACTCCGCTGATGTCGTAGAAACTCGGGGAGTCGTTCATCACACAGGCACGCACACCGGAGTCGTACACCTGGCCACGGTGCTTCTTGAAGTGATCGCAGTGCTGGCTTGCGGTCTTGGCGATGCGTCCACAGATGTTACAAATGTCATGCGGCACGTCGGCCCCGATGCTGAGATAGATATCCTTGCCCTGCGCTTTCTTCTGCAGGCGGGAAGCCCATTTGCCAGTGTCCACGCTGATAATTAACTCACCGCGCTTCATGATCGGGTTGTACCGTGCAGCTACGACTTCCCCGCTGGGATCGACGCCGGCACGCTTGGTCTTGTGTTCCTGGTACACGGCACCGTTCTTCATGTAGGTATCGTCATGGTACTTGGACAACCCGCCGTCCAACGTGATCTTTTTCTTTTTCTGGTCTTCTGGATGCGGGAATTCCAGATCAAACGACTCACCATTCCAGCCGTCGCAGTTGTGCACCACGAACGGAATGCAGTACGTGTGGTCTTCCTCCACCTCAAGATTGAACACCGTGGAACATTTGGCATTTCGAGATCTGACAAGAGCGACTTTGTCGTGAAACTCCTTATTACCGCTCTTAACATGGTCCATGGCCGGCACCACCAGTTCGTCATTGATCGTAAGCGTACACGCTTTCACGAACTTGCCGTCCAGCGTTTCCCGGTTACCGGGGTTGACCACCTGCACCGGGTGCTCTGCTGTCATGGATACTTTGCTTTTCCATTCCGTACCCCATACCTCAATGATCTCTCCGGCATACTTCCTGACATAGACCTTGGTAACAGGACGCAAACGACCTTTGCCGGTCAGCACCAGATCGCCCTCTTTGATGTCCTTGATCTTTTTGCGTTTCCCAGTCAGTGTGGTCAGGACAGGGGTTTCACCAATGAAACAGTTGGCGTTGGCGCCGTACTTCTCAAACGCGCCGGTGGTGATCACATGCAGGTACTCGCGATTGGGTTTCTTTTTCAGATCCCCGATCACATCGTCGAACGCGCTGGCCCGCTTCACCATGGCAGTCTTGTCCAGTCCTTTGGTACCGACTCCGATCAGCTCAACGGACGGCATCCCAAAATCGAAGCTCTCAGGAAGAAAGTGTTTCTTCATCTTGCATTCCCCGTTTCATCAGTTCACAGGCGCCGGCGGAGGAGACGGCAGCTTGCTGTCGATCTGGGTATTGAGATCATCCATACCAGTCATGTATGCAGTAGCCATCTGGGCCACGGTATCCGGTGTGTACCGGGCCCCGTGTCTGTCTTCAAAGACCTTGTCAGACGTGTTGTAATGCAGGTCATAAGCCTTAAGCACATGCCCGATTGCGGCTTGTCGAGCCCTCTCGTACTGTGACCTGTTCTGTATAGCCTTGTTCCGCTGTTCGGCACTGGCGGCCTGCAGCTCTCTGTACTTGCGCTCTTCTTCCTTGTCCTGTTCCTTGAGTTTGCGGTCGATCGCAGCGTCACGCTGCTTCTTGAGTTCCGCCAGCTCGGCCTCGTCCTCTTTCTGATCCTGCAGTCGCGCAGCTTCCATCTGGTTGCTATACTGCGTAATGAAGTCCTTGGCAAGGAACGGGCTATTGGCCGGAATCGCATCAGTGATGTGATCGAGCTGCGCCGGTTCCGGAGCGACGACCTTGTCCATGGCGGCGACCGGGGCGGCTGCAATGGAGGCAGCCGAACCGCCCGCACTGGACAGTCCTTTCAACGTGGTGGCCAGCGCGGCGAGGTCAGCAGTGCTTGCACGGTTGTTCTGCGCGAGCAACTGACCCACCTGAGCGCGGAGAAGTTCACGACGATCAGGCCGCTCCAGCGAAGTGTCAAGATCCATGGCCTTGTTGGTGGCCTGGAACACCTGCTCAGCCGGATACATGGAGAACTGCGGATCGGCGGACATGTCCGACCATCCCATCATGCGGTCGCGGAACCGGTCCTTCACCAGGAAGTCAGCATCCAGCGCCGAAGACGGCGAAGCGGAGTTGTCAGTGCCGGCGTTATACAGTCTGCGAGCATTGCCGAAGCCGGTGTTCGTGGCTTCCTGACCGGAACGCCGTACAGCTTCCAATGCCTGAACTGTGGTAAGCCCAGCCAGTCCCAGTCCGCGCATTGTCTGCCCGACGTAGCTCTGGGCTGCTTTCTTGTGGATGCCGTCGTATTCGCACTGCTGAACGAAATCCCCGAACGCGGCCGCAGTCTTGGCAAATTCGTTGAGTCCTTTGCCATAGTCAGCCATGAAGTCCTTCATGTCCTGCAGCGCCTGGCGGTCCCGGATAAGGGCAGCGGTTTTGCGGTACACTTCCTTGTCCGGGAGAATGGCCGCCGACGCGGTTTTCTTGAATTCCACATGGGACGGCATTGAATCCTTGAGCGCATCCCGGAACAGCTCTCCATAGTAGTTGTTCAGCGTGGTGAACTCGTAGGAGGAATACGCGGACTTGCTGAAGTAGTCGGCCAGCTCCCTGGTCTCGTCCTGGACCTTGGAATCCAGCGACTCGATCATCCCGGACAGCACACTGACACGAGCGGCATGCTTCTCCAGCATGCTGTCGATGTGCTGACTGAATGTCTTGTAGTCCACAGTGTCCTCGTACAGCGGGCGCTGATAACCGGACACGGAAGCGGCTTTCTGCATCGGGGGCCGCGCAATTTCAAAGTTGAATTTAAAATTCGCGTCACTCAGCGAGGCTTTCTTTTCCTGGGCCTCCGCTTCGCCGGTCATCAGAGCATGCACACGATCGGAGTCGGAGAGCGGAAAAGGCTCGGCTCTGTGTTCGTCCGCCGTCTTGCGGAAGGTCAGCACGGTGAGTCGCTTGTTGAAGGCCTGCGACGCGACTTTGGCAAACTTGGCGTCGACGTTCGCCTCCTTCAGCTGATTGGCCAGCAGCTCGCTGCGGTCCTGCTCTTCGTGCAGCGTAGCCAGCGTAGCGGCTTTTTCGATCGCTCCGGTAAGCCGGGCGGATTCGATTGCGGAGATAACCTGTTCCATCTTATTGATCCTTTCTCAGGATTGCACTTATATACTTGTTGTCGAAATCAAGACCAATTTTATCCTGCTTCGAGGCTTCCAGCTCGTCGAGGCTGAATGCCCGGATGCCTTCTTCCAGTCCGGTGGCCAGTTCTTCCAAGGAAGCCGACCCGCTCTCTTCCCGTTCCTTCATGCGTTCCACAAACGCGCGGTCGGAAGCGGACTTGATGGCCGCCTCCATGATTTCGGCATACTTCTCAGGCTCCAGGTGCGCAACCTTTACGACATAATCAAAGATCTTCTTATGCCGCTCATTCTCCATGATGGACTGCATGCAGTCACGCGCTTCCTTGCTCAATGGCTGCATGTTCGCGGCATCCACACCGTCCTGCACCGAGCTGTAATAAGCCAGGAGTCTGGAACGCAACAGAATCGGACTCTCTGCATATCTCTCAGGCTCAAATAGAAAATGGTTAATCCAGGAGTGCATCGCAGTGATGCCTGTCAGGTCGAAGAAGATTCTCCTGTACAGCTCGAATATGTCCTTGTTGATTCTGGTGGTTGCCTTCGACAGCGTGTCCCTGGTGTAGCCACCTATGATGAGTGCTTCCATTTCGGCCACCAGGGAGCTGTGTCTGGCGGTCACCCCGCAGTACAGAGCCGCCGCCAGGTTGTAGTTCTTGGCGAGCAGCACGTCCCTGGTTCGCGGACTTCTCATAGCCCGAATGCCGCGCACGGCAAACTGGACAAACACATCAGAGGGGATGGACGGGACAAAACCGTCCCGCTCCTCGTTCAAATACTTGCTGGCTTCCTGGTAACGCCAGTCCGGCGGTCTAAGAAAAAACTCCCTTGTGTTGGAGGGAGTTTTTTCGGACGGCGGAGGTGCCTGAACATCGAGCAGCTCCGCGTCCACTATGGTGGCAGTTTCGTCCATACGGTTCCTTACAGCATATTGCCTGTCATCAGGTCACCGTTACTGTCTCCAACAGTACCGGAGCCATCGACAGTACGCAGCTTGAAGAACACGGTGAGTTCTGAAAGACTGTCAATCGTGCACTTGAGGCTCTCTTCCAGCGCTTTCATTTTCACCATACCGTACTTTTCTTCCATTTTGTCCGTATGCCAGTAGAACTGGAACAGTTTGCGACACAGGCTGTCCAGCGTGCGCATGAACAGCGGGATGTCGTCACTGATCTCGTCGAAGAAACGGTTCTGGCGCACCAGCAGCTTGAGCGTGGTGACGTCGAACACTTCCTTGATGCCGTTCTGCGCGGCCGTGGTGATGGCCTTCTGCAGCTGAGCCGGATCTTCCAACGTGGTCGGCATATCCTGGAACTCGGTGCGCGGCGGCTTGTTCGGCATCTTGGTCATCGGGATGTTGGCGTCGTCCCACATCTCGTCGGCCCGCTTCTCCAGGAAATACTGGGTCGAGCGCGGGTGGTCGTAAGTGGCGCCGTTGTTGGCTTCCTTGAGCATGACCTTGGCGATGGCCGGATCGATCTCATAGCGGTCAACCAGTGTGAACGCGGCTTCCTTGATGCTCATGGGCGGGTTGCTCATATCCAGCTTGTCGCTGATGACGAACTCCTGCCCGTTGCTGTAAATCTTGGTAACGTCGTACCGCTTGTTGCAGAAGTCGGTGATGAACGCATCCAGCGTTCCCATGGTGACAAACGCCGGGGAAGCACTGGGAGCCTTCTGGGCCTCACTGTGCATCTTGTCCCGCTCCTCGTAGCTGCGCTCCGTACCGTCCTCGTTGTACTCAACAGGACAGAACACGATGCGACAGCCCTGCGGAAGGATGACTGCGTTGCCGCTGCCGATGGGACGTTTCAGATCCGGATTGTCGGAGATGCTGATGGACCTGTCCTCGTTGACCCAGCCCTTGCCGTTGACGGCCTTCTGCATGTGTCCAAGCGCTCTGCGGACTTCTCCGGTGGGCAGAATGATGGACGCACCCCACGGAATGCTCTTGATGCTGTCAGGCGTAAGGGCATGTCCGATGTCCTTGATCATGTCCTTGTCGAACTTCTCCTTGCTGTTGGCCAGCACCATCACTCCAGCCGGCAGATTAAGCGGCTTGCCTTTCTCGTCCAAAACAACAAACCCGGCGTCTTTTGCACCGCCCATATATCCGGATGCAGTCATGGCAGGGTCGGTTTTCGTACCGCGATTGTCGTATGGGGAACAACAGCAATCGTCGTAGGTGTCGGTGCCGATGTCCTTCCAGTTGGCTTTGCGGAGAACCAGACAGTCCTTCAAATCACCGCCGGCAACCAGCAGCTGAACCCGCCCGATGTCGGACAGCGCACTGAACATGCCGGAGATCTGCTTGTAGCGGATCACATTGGGATTGTTCTTGGAGGCGGCAGTCTTGCGGATGAAGAACCCGTCCTTGTACAGCGCCTTGAGTTCGACCTCGTTCAGCGTATGCGCCTTCTTGTCCAGCGGCAGAATCAGCTCAGCCTTCACCACAGGCTCGGCCAGTGCGGCTGCCTGCTTGGCGAATTTGTCCAGGTCATTGCCGGTATAAAAGGTCAGCGTCGCATTGAGATAGTCCTGATCCTGGAGCAGCTTGTCGAGCAGGTTCTCGGAGGCCTGCTTGCCCATGCGGATCGCGGTGTCCAGGATGCTGACGTCATTGAGCTTGGCCTCCAGTGACGGTTCCACATGCAGCAGTCCCTTGAGGAACACGGACGCGGTCTTCATGATCGGATCCGAGATCTCGCGAATGGTGACGCCCTTCGGGTTGCTGCGGTTGTCCGCAACCGAGGACGGAACTTCCTTGCCGCCATCGTCCAGGTCCTTGTTCTTGATCCATGCCAGCCACGGATCGGACAGAGGGAGGAAAGACTGGGACTGCGCGGAGAACATCATATCACCGGTCTTCAGCTTGTTGTTGCGGAAGAACGCCGGAATGAAAATGACAGTGCGGCCGACCAGATAGACAGAAGCACCACAGGCATCCTGATTGTCGTCGGACTTCTCGATCAACTGAAATGCGAGTTTCATGTTGTCCAGCTGCGGGAACTTGTCAGTCACCATAGCATTGGCCAGAATGCCGAACTGCTGCTCGAAAGACGGACCATCCTCCTCGGCAGCGTGTTTCATGATACCTTGTCTTACGATCAATTTGTGCATAACTTGTCTACCTCTTATGGTTTAAATGGCGCCGCCACGATTTTGTCAACGTAACTCGGCGAGTCGTACTCGTCGGTGATGCCCTTCTGCGCTGCATCAAACAGTGCTGGCTGCAGCCGCTCTCCCGCCAGCCTGGGCAACCAGTTCTTGTCGTTCTGCAGCACAACAGCAGGACGCAGGAACTGAGCTTTGAAAGGAGGCTCCTTATCCGACACCGTCACAGTATCAAACTTGTATTTCTTCAACTGCTGCACAACTGACGGGGTGATCCTGGTGCCGACGCTGAAGTACAGGGTCGGTTTCTCCAGGTACTTGTTCAGCGCCTGATCCGCTTTCACTGTGACGGATCCTTCCCTGGGCTCCCAGTCAGCCATGATCTCGTTGTAATCGGCAATATCACCAGGCAGATACGACTTGTATCCGTCAGGGTCGGTGATTTTGACCTTACTAATCATGCTGCGTGTAAACGCCTCGATATTTCTGCGGTCTGTTGCCCAGCCCTGTGCCTTCAAGGTTTCGTTCAATTTGTTGACGAAGTAATGCCGGCCCTCTCCCAGTCCTTTGAGATCCATCACCTCGGCAGGATTGGGCACACCATTGGTAAGTACGTCGCCGGCGGACACCTTGTCCCCGACTTTGACTTTCATAGTGCGATCTGGAGAGCAGTACAGCGTCTTGTTGCCCACCGTGATGTAATGGCCGCCCTGGGAGGCCTTCTGAATGTTGCTTACCGTGCCGTCCTGCGGGGCAAGTACGGCTCCGCCCGGGAAGTTGCTGGGAGCCATGAACAGACGCTCAAGGGCACGGAACCCGTGCGGCTGGTCAGGCCCCTCGGGATCGACCCATCGCTTGCCTCCAATACCCGCGCCATGTTTGGAATTGGAAACCACCAGGCCATTGGCCAACAGAAACAGATGGGAGTCGTTGTCGATCTCAATATCCAGCGATTGCATGTCTCCGATATATTCCTGAGAGATGCGTTTGAAGTGTGACATCTTAATCTGCTTATCAGTATACCCTGCAGGTCCGATAGTCTGACACGCGCTGAGCTGGCCATCTGTACCTACAGGAAGAATGGCAGGAGCATCCCCGTCGACAGATAAGAGCATTTTGTGACATGTGGTGGACATCAGCACGGCAATCTTATCAGTGCCCTTACGGAACTTTGTCAAGTACATCGGAACAATGCCATTATCGAACGTCCGGGTGACGAGGGCGGGTTCATAAGAACCATCGGTGTGAACGCCCATAACGCGATCGCCTACCCTGATATCACGCAGTGCTTTGATAGACCAGTCTGCCATACGTACCTGTGTTCCAGGATGCAGACACGAGATCCCTCCTTGCGTAACCGGCTCAACAAAAGAACGCGCAGCATTCAGCGGCACATACTCGCCCACTGCCGGAAACTTCCCATTCTCTCCCAGCCCATTGCACTTGGCGCAGATGCCGTCCTTGCACTTGCAGGTGGTTGGACTGCGCAGAATCATCTCCTCGTCGTCATCGGCCTCGGCAACCATCTTCTCAGTGACAACCGTGCCTGCCGGGTATTTGTGGAAGGGGCGCAGCAGAACCGCGCCCACGTTCTTCGTGCTGTTGGCAGGAAACGGCACTCCGGTGTCGGTGGTGCCGCAGTCCTCTTTCTCAATGGTGGTTCTGTGTGTGGCGGCTGTCACCTGCTTGCCCAGATATCCGGCCTGTCCGGTGGCGGCCTGCACATCGAAGAACCCCTTGCGCCCACTGGACGCGGACACCCAGTACGACATCGGTGACGCACCATGGACGAACGGGTCTATCATCAGATAAGGAATGTCCCGGTTGAGTGCATCTTTCATCAGCATGTTGCCGAACTGGAGCTGCATCAACTGGGTTTTATTTCCACGAGAGCCTGAGTTGATCTGGGAGGCCAGCGACGTTCCTCGCTTGTCGTTGTCCTGGAATACCGCGTCCTGCACCTTCTGCGTGTACTTGTATCCCAGTTCCTTGATCTTCTCTTCCTTCTGCTCGCTGGTAAGGGAATCGTCATTGAGGACTCCCTTGATGACCTGCCGCAGGCGCTTGTTCAGGGCTTTGATCTCATTGTCGACTTTCAGGTCTGCATACGAGAGCGAGGTGTCCCGTCCGTATGTGGACACGACTTCCTGTCCAATGTTGTTGAGATCCTGCAGAACGTCGATGTACCCTTCCGGATCCTCTCTGGCGATCTCGGTCATCAGATTGGTCAGTGTTTTCTTGTCCAGAACCTGATCCGCGTACCCCTTGTACTTCTCGGGGAGCTTTGCCCGAATCAGTTCTCTGCCCAGTGTCGTCAACATGGTCACAATCCCTGTTTCTGCTTACTTGTTCTGCAGCGCTTGGTCCAAGTTCTCCTTGGACAGCGGGTCAAGAACTTGATTGTCTCCTGCCTTGCTGCGGAGAAGCGCCAGTACCGTACCTAACGTGACGCCGCCAAGTGTACCTCTGAGGCGCTTAAACAACGTGTAGTTGGTAGCGGCCACAGGTGTCTTCTTGAACTCTTCCTTTGTGGGGAAGAAACGCGGATACGGTTTCTCGGCAGCAGTCTCGGTTGTAGTGGTGGTCGTAGGTTTGCCTTTGGGAGGCTTAACCGTTACTTTCACTTCGTTCGGCTGGAGCTTCCGGTTCTGCTCAAAAATGTTAAGACGCTCTTTTGCGAATCTGCCGGCATCGATGGCCGCACCAGCACCGCCGTACCACCATATATTGCCGGGAATAGCATCCGCGATACGGGTCTGAATAGGTTTCTCGTTGGGCAGCTCCTCACCATTGGGCTTCAGTCCCTCTGCCTGATTGCGCGCTTCCTGCAGTGCCTTGGGCGCATGCGCCCAAGCGTCCTGGAGGCGCATGCGATCCGCTTCCGTCAGCCCCTGTTCATCCTTCTTGGCCCGCAGCAGATAGTACGGGGCAACACCACCGGCAGCCGCGCCTCCCAGCGTATACAGGGCGCGCAGCATGCCGCTGGGCTTACGATGGATCATACGAGACAGCATGTAACCGAGGGCTCCACCGCCCACGGCCCCTACGCCGTGATACAGCATTTCCTGCGGTGACATTTTTTCCATGTAGGGCTTGCCGAGAGTCTCGTGATTCATCAAGAACTTGTCAAGACTGGATTCCGATGCGGCTTCTTTCCGCATCTTCTGTACTTCGATATAGTTCATCGTTTTCCTCCCTGGATCACGGAGAACAGGTTCGGAGTGCCGGTACGCTTCCTGGTGCTCGGCTTGTTCTCAACGGTCGGCATCTTGATCGGCTGCGGAGCCGGAATGGAAATGCTGGCCTCCTTCTGGGCAACGGCGGTGGGCACAAGCTCTGCTTCCAGCTCTTCCCGGATACGGGCAGCCTCGTCCTCTTCCATCTTGGTGCGCTGGTCCGTGGTGTCCCGCAGTGATTCGACATCCATCTTCAGAGCCTCGATCTTGTCCTGGATGGCACTGAGCTGCTTGTCCAGCTTTCCGGAGAAGGACTGCAGCACGGCCTCTACTCCAGACAGCAGTTCCTGCATCATCGCTTCCGGTCCAGCAGCCGGCGCAGGAGCACCTGCTTCAGGTGCAGCGCCCATTTCCGGAGGCACTTCTTCAGGGGTTCCTCCCATTTCCGGAGGAACTCCACCAGCCGCTTCCGGAGGCATTCCCGCAGCCATGGGATCCATCGGCGGGGCTCCTGCCGGCATCGGAGCACCACCTGCTGCCATAGCCGGATCCATGCCTGCCGCAGGCGGAGCCCCAGCTCCTGCAGGCGGCATGCCGCCCTGGGCCTGCATCGTCTGGAACTCCTGGTAGGCCTCAATGATAAGCTGGGGCGGGATCTGTTCGCCATTCGGGCCCATGAACATGCCCGACGCCGGATCAAGGGACACCCCCAGCGCCTCCTGCAGAAACTGGATGAACATCTGGTCCTGGAGGATTTCCGGCGGGATCTGTCCGCCTGCCGGCGGCGGCATCGGAGCGCCACCCATCGGAGGAGCTCCAGCGCCGCCCTGCGGAGGCATTCCTCCGGCCGCCATCGGATCCATCGGAGGAGCGCCGCCAGCCATGGCAGGGTCCATCGGAGGCTGAACAGCCGCTTGCTCTGCTTCCGGAGTAAGTACAGCCACAGCCGCTTTACCCAGTCCGTAGAGATGTCTGTATTTCTCACTCATTGCCGCGCTCCTTATTTGCTGTTGCAGGCCTGACGGATCATGGCCAGGACGTTGTTCTTACCGCGTTCGACGGCAGCAGCGGCTTTCTGCTGCGCCTCCATGCGCTGGTGACGCATGAAGTCGGCGAGCTTCTTGGCGAAGGCCTGTTTCTTCTGAGCCGCCTGTTTGTCGAGTCCGTAGAGATGTCTCATACTCTGCATATGCTGTGCCTCACTTCGGGTTATTGCTTGCGTATTTCAATAGGATCATCAATATCAATAATGCCCTTGCGTAACGCTTGACGCGCTTCTTCCACAGATCCGAAGATCTTCGGTCGGACATCCTTGCCCTTCTTCATGCGGGTCGCCACGTAGATCCCCTGCATGTACTCCTTTTCGGGCTTGTACAGCACCTTGCGCTCACGCATGGAGATCAGATTGCGTTCCGGGAACATCTTCTCATAGGTCTCCCGTCTGGCGTTGTCGGATACCGGTACGTGCACGTTGGCGGTGTCCCAGATAATCACGCCGTTGTTGATGGCAAACACTTTCGTACCCTCAACCATCAAGTCGAACACCTGGCGATTGCCGGCGTCCTCCACGGAAGTGACAGTCTGCCAAATGGTGTCCTCGTTTTTAATACGGGCGTATAACTCAGGGAACATCTCCTTGATTTCCTCGCAGTAACGCATCAGCCCAACACGACCACCGTAGATACAGGACTTCTTTCTAGTCTTGTAGATCCCGGAGGACACTCCTACGTCTTTCCTGGCGTTCGCCAGCTTAATCAGCACTTCCGCTTCTTTAACAGACAGCGGGATCATGTCTTTGGTGTCTTTGTACGACGGCTGCTGCTTCCATTCCGAGATAAGCTGAATCTCCCGCTCACCAATACAGGTGAGCTTGTCCAGCTTGGCATGCAAGTCAATAGTGGACGGGATGATGATGTATGCCGTATTGGAGAATCCTCTGGGAGGTACCACGGTCATGGAGTAACGCAGACCCAGTCGATAACACAGTGCGCAGATGTCGTCCGCCAGCTGTTTGCTGGAGGTGCTGAATCTGGCTGTAAAGCGCGGCTTCTCCATCGTCGTGTTTTTGCTGATGGACCCGTCACCGTCCAGGAGACCGGAGAACAGCCCCCACAGGAAGTCCTCGGAGCCGTACTGAATCATCTTGCTGTTTATCTGCTTCCGCAGCGCAGCACGCTCTGCCGCAGGACAGTCCTCGTTTATGAGCTGCCAGTTGCGCATCCAGTCTGCCAGGGATTTGCTGCACAGGTGCAACTTAACGGAGGCGCCCAACTTGTTCTTTCCAGCCTGCGGACGATCAGTGTATTCGTTGCAAGTAAAGTTCTCGTGATACGCACGCATGATCCTGACGAACTCAGCACGCTTGTTGGCTTCCACTTTGGCGTATCCCACCATATTGTGCGTGACCCAGCCATCGGAGATGAACGCACCGAACATCCAGCCGAGGTCCCTGGTGCCGAACGGGCCATATGGCAGCTGCTGCTTTTTCAGAACAGGAATCATCCGATCTCCGATCTCTGCCGGGGACACTTTGATCAACGTACCTGCCTTGCTGTCGAACGCGGCCAGGGATTCGTTATCCGACACGATGATCTTTCTGCTGCCGAGAGTCAACTCTACCGTATGGCAGTTCTCCTCCACTGTTACAGCCGACACAGGGCAGAACTTCGGAGCACCTGTAACTGGGTCGCAGGACAGTACGCTTACCCCTTCTGGAACCGGGTACACCAAAGCACCGTTCCGGTCTTTCACCGGCACCCCCTTACGCGGGAACTCCCCGATCTTCATAGAGCAGTACACAGTATCCGGGTCAGTCTCATCCGGGTTGAACACCACGACTCTTGTGTCTTCCGTGATCATAGAAACCTCCTTGTTTTGTTCGGGTTTGTTACTATGATCAACATAGCACATAAAAGCAGTTTTTTCAAGCGCAGATTTTGATAATTTTAGGAAAATTACACTATCAAAATCGCAGCAGTTGCCGTCGAAGTCCGCCGCAAAGGGCACCACAATGGACGGGTTTACCCGGACAGCGTGCCCGGCAGTGAGCACAGGCTCGAATCCCATGATGTTCAGCTTGTGGAGCGAAGGTGCCCGATTCAGCTGCACAGGGCTGTTCTTCATCACGTTAAGCAGCACTGGTATCACGCGCTTGTCCTGGACCTTGATCATCTTCATGGCTTCCACAGGAGAGTACCCCTGCTTGACCATGGATCGAGCAACGAACGGCTCATAGATGCCCAACGCCATCGGCAGAGGAACGCCGAGCTGGTTCAGCTTCAGGCGCGGATCCGGAGTGATAACACCACGGCCTACCGTGTCCACCGTGGAGCCCAATACCTTTCTCTGAAACGCGGACCATTTTGGACTGTCACCAAGCGCCCACTTCAGAAGCCCCCGCACGTGCTTGTTCTTCAGCTTCACGTTCTCGGGCTCGTACATGCCGGTCAGCTCCTTCCAGCTTCGGTACAGGTTTTCCCTGGCCTGCTGCTGGTATTCCTTGGGCAGGTTGCGGGCTTCCCGGGCGTCGTCTCTGGCGTCCAGCATCTGCGCATACAGGTAGTTGCTGTCGGCCACCATGGTCAGTCCGTTGTGCGTACTGACAGGACGGAAGACAGGAGGCAGCACCGGAATCCTATCCAGCATGTACTGGTCAGGGGACACTTCATTCGCAGCCATGCGGGCGATGTCCCGATAACGCTTCAGCGCCGCGTCCTTCTTAGACATCGGGGCGTCCTTGAACTCCTGCTTGGCCTGCTGTTCCTCGGCCTTCAAGTTGATCCTGGACAGGCGTTCCTTGATGTCGGCGGAGGATTTCATTCCATTCACTTCAGCCTTGCCGGCGGCCACTGCCATGAAGTCCTTGGTGGACATTCTGAGAAGACGCGCCAGAGGCTCCTCCATTACAGGGTTCGGCAGAGGTTCGTCCAGCTGGATGTATGCCCAGCGGTCTCCATTGGGGCCGAACAGGTCCTGACCAAAGAGTCCTCCATCGATGGGACGGAATGTCTTGGCTTCGTAGGTGTCCTTGGATTTCAGCTCACGGGGGCCGGCAAGTTCTTTCACATCGTCGTTGGACAACGAGAACACGCTGATGCCCTTCGGGGTTTTGCGCACGTTCACACCGGAGCCTGTAAGGTGGGCGAAGAACTTCTTGTGCACCAGGGGCTCTCCAGGAATCGTCGGGATCTCTCCAGTACGGATGCTGCGCCAGAAATCCGAGTTCGACTGGCCACGCAGGAGTTTCGCATCAAGCAGGTTGTCAAACGCACCGTGGCCGACCATCGCGGACTGCTCCAAAGTTCCGTACCTTTTGCTCCCAGTGAGTCCAGAACCACCCGGCGTGCCCTCGGCAGTGTACTCGGCAGTACCGCGTGCGGACAGCTTGGACTCGGCCTGGTGCTTGAGCTTGTAGATGTACGACACACCGGTCAGCACTTTGGGGATCTTCCTGCCGGTATAAGGATCCGTCAGGTCTTCCGTGTCGCTGACCTTGTTCTGTTTCAGCTGGTTCTCCACGAACTCCGTAAGGTCGCCCTTGTAGAAGGCCGGCATGACGAACGGTTTTCCAGTCTTACGGGCGATCTTGCCCAGAAGAGCCTCGTGGATCTGGGAAGCGTTCGTACGGGAGATAAGCCCAAGAGGACTGAACAGCAGATCCAGAGGCTTGCCGTCCTCTCCAATGGGCATCATGGCGTCCGGTACGATCTTCTGGATCTGGAAGTCCTGGTTCTCGTCGTCCTGTTCTTCCTGGGACTCTCTACCAAGCTGCGAGACTACTCCCTTGTTGCCGAAGTTCCCGCTTACCTTGTCCCCCACTTCCGCAGGTGCTTCCACAATGGCAAACACCTTCACACCCTTCCTGGTCTTGACCACGTCAGTGACCACACCCGGATGGTCGTGTTCCCAGGTCTCGGAGATATCCGTCAGCACGCGCTTGCCAAGCGTCCCGGGAGAGGGTTCGGATGTCTGCACCGCCAGAATCATCGGGTCTCCTTTGCGAAGCACGGAACCCGGCTTAATGATTCCGTTGTCATCCAGCGCCGACAGCTGGTCCTTGGTGTACTCGGACGGCTTCCAGGAGACGTAGTTCTTCTTTCCCAAACTGACTGTCTTGTCGAGGTCGACTGCCGATTTGTACATGGTACGGCTGGTCAACTTCTTGGCGGCTGATTCGGAGATTACAACAGCGTCTTCATAGGTGCCGCCCTTCCAGGACAGCCAGCCGGATCTCAGATTCTTGCCGATGGCCGCCACGCCTTTGTCGTCTGTATAGTTCGACGCCGCTAATACATCTCCCTTCTTGAAGGACTGTCCCGCTTTCACCACAGGCGTGTTGGTGATGTACCCCTTGGCGTTCATCGGGAAATTCTGGTACAGGGAAACGCTGCCCTTGGTGCCGTCGTCGTAGACGACGTCGATGCGGTCCTTGCGCACAGCGGTGACGGTGCCGCCCTGGTTGGCGAATCTGGCGCCGAGATACTTGCCTGCCAACGACGGGATGTCCCTGCCGGACGCCTCATCCAGCCCTCTCACCAAAGGAGCTTCCCGCTCCAGCAGGGAGATGGCCTGCAACGGGTACTTGGAGTTGTGTGTGATGATTCCATTGGCGGTCGCATACATGTTGTCATCGATATCGATGTCAATCATGAGCGGGACCTTTTCTACTTCGAGTATAATTTTCACCTCGTCCACAATGGAATCCCCGAAGGTGGGGGTCTGTTCCACCAGCTTCAACGCCAGATTGACTCCGTCTGCCCGCACAGCATCCCGGTACAGGGTATCCGTCTGCATTCTGGCAAGCAGCAACGCAAGACCGTCACGGCAGATCATGCTGGGGATATCCAGGATCCACATGTCCTCGTTGCTGTCGATGCCGACCTTGGTGGTGTCGGCCGTGTAAGCGTCGATGAAGTGAGACGCAATGTCCAGGCACGCACTGAGAATCACAGTGGGGACCTTGCGCTCTTCCGGCTCCAGACAGATCTCCTTCTCCACCCACTGGATGAAGTTGCTGTCATGAATGGCAAGGCACTTCTCGCCGGCATTGGCGTAGAAGCGGGAGTTCTCCAGTTTGAGCCGTTCGATGGCTGCCTCGATGAACTTCTTCTGAGAAGGCTGGTACACCACCCGGAGCTTGTCCGGGTCAGGTTTGGTGACCGACCTTACGATGCAGCCCAGCAGCGTGGCAACATCCTTGTTCACCAGTACGCCGCGCAAAAAGGTGCGTCGATTGGGCAGATCCTTGAACGTGGATCTGAGCACCTTGTCCCCGGGCTGAAGATCGGATGCGTTCACCAGCTCCAGCTTGTCGTCCCGCAGCACTGGCCATCTGTGATCGTAGCTGGTGATCAGGGACCGCCCCGACATCAGCACGACCTTCTTGAACCACTTGCGCTTCTGGGGAAACTTGGCAATGCTGTTACGGATCAGATACCCCAGCGACTTGCCTTTGGCATCGCAGCCAGGCACTCCATAAGCATTCTTGCCAATGGATTTCGCCGGCTTGATGTTGATCTCGTTCTTCGCCGATATGGTGATCAACGGAGTACCCGGATGCAGGCATCCCATCAGCAGGCGCATTTCCTTCACACCATTGAACATGGGCACCATATTGGACGACATGCTGTACGCATCGTCGGCTCTGGGTAAATAATAATCAACCTTATCCTTGGGTACGATACGTACGCCAGTACGACCACCAAGAGCGAAGATGGACTTGGTATCGGCGTCCATCATCTCAGGCGCTGCCACAATGGATCTGGAAGCTGTTACGGAGTCAACCAGCTCCTCCTTGCCGGTACGCGCGTTGATGAATCTCTGGTACAGCTTTCCATCGGATCCCTTGACCACATTCTTGGTCATATACATATCCAATCCGACGCGTAACCTCTCCGGACTATTACCGCACCAGAAACCAACGCTCTTTTCGCCTCTGCGGCAGTACACCAGACCGCCAGGTATGGTCGGGCAGTACACTTTGCCGGTATAGTCTTCAGTGAAATATTCACCTTCCTTGTGCTTATGTGTTTTTCCAGCCAAAAGACGTTCTTTGCGGGTGTGCCAGTAAACATTCCAGATACCAGGATGGTTTTCATATCTGGTTTCTTTTTCGTGGTATACTTTGGCAGATTCACCCAATTCAAAAAGCAGGCGGGCAAAGTCAGTAGCCAGTCGCTTTGACTTTGTGCAGAGATGTCTCTGTTCCCGTCCATCTCCTTGCAGAAGGGCCCAACAAAACGCTTTGCGGGCCTGTAACGGAGCTGAGAAAATCCACTCAGGTATGTACTTGTCTTCGCACTTTCCAAACTGACTGACGTATATGGTCAGCTGTTTTCTGGCGATGGACAAGGCATGCCCGCCCCTTTTTGCTTTTTCCTCGGCACCTGGATTGGTTGCGTTGAAGGGAAGAGATTCTATCAGCTGTCTGATATGCTCGTAGTTTTCCGCACTGACTTCCGGGGACTGTGCAATATCAACGCGGTAGTATCCTTTGGTTTCATTGATCACATAGGAACCCTCAGCCAGGTACCATCCGAGGAACTCGGCAAACTTCACGATGTCCACTTTGTCCACGTTCTTCAAGCTGGCGCCCATTGGCGGATTGCCATGAACCTGCTCTTTCTTCAGATTAGGACCTACCACAGGGAGCTCAAAGTATTTCTGATCCTCATTGCACAGTAACGGCAAATGGCAGGCAGAATCTACAACCCTGTTCTTACCGTGAATGCTCTCAGCTGTACGAATGTTATAACCACAAGGACGCCCATCTCTGAGTTCTCCATAACATCTGGAATGCATCCGGTGATTCGGTGTCACCAGGTACGAGATATGCGTACCTTTGTATCCGTACATCTTGCCCTTGTAGTCGTATACATTCAATGCGGTTGGTTTGTGGTACTCCAACCTGCCGTCCATATAACATGCAAGCTCATCGTCTTCCGTAATATCGGTAACGAATTTCCAGCCATTTTTGGTCATGAGTTCGGTATCGTCCGAATAGCAGCGCACGGAGTCTAGGTATCCGAAGTAGGAAGGCTGCACTGTACGCATCTCATCAGGAGCCGACTGCACATCTGCGACGCCGCCCTCGCCGATACGGGTGGTCTTGAAGGAAGCGTCCACCGTTTCCAAAGGAGACGACCCGTCGATCATCTGGGCCAGCTTGCTGCTGTAGAACACATCGCTGACGTGCTGATCCAATGCTCCTGACGGTACGAAGTCAATCTTGCCCTTGTTGGTTGCTTTCCACAGCAGGTTACGGGCCACCTTGTTGCCGTCCCGCAGAATGTGTTCTGCAAAGTATTCGGCCGGCCCGTAGAAGCGCTGGAAGAGCAGGGAATCCTTGGGATCCGGATCCTGCTCCCGTCTGGAGATACCAAGCAGCTTGGACGACGTGGCCATCAGCAACTCAGGAGTTATCCGGTCCGTCTCCACACCGACAGTGGTCTTGTTCACTTCAGGAGACATGCGCATGTCGCGCACCCAGTCAGCTGCCGTTTTGGGAGGACGCTGCGGGCGAACCTGAATGTTCTCCACTGTGGAGCTGTCCGCCAAAACAGGCGTCACGTTGATATCATCCATAAGGGCTTGCTTCCTATATCGTTCGAGTCTACTGTATTGCCGTAGCTTACTGCACGGCTTCCTTCAGCATGTGCAGATCGTAGGCATGCTTTTCTTCCTCACCAAGAATCTTTTTGAACAGCGTGTACGTGGTGAGATCGACATGCCGGACCGCCTCGCAGGCTTCTTTGTAGAACTTGATCGCGGTATTCTCGGCTTCGATGGTCTTGTCCAGCTGAGCGGGTACGGAGGTTTCAGTGACTTCCGGCCACGGGTTCGCATTCGGCAACCACTGGTTCGGATTGGTGTAGGGAGCGCCGCCGAGCTCCTTGATGCGCTCCATCACCCAGTCGACATGTTCCCATTCCTCTTTCATGTGCTCCTCGAACTCGGGATCCACGTCGAACTTGCCAGGACCACGGGACAGGTTACGGCACACCCAGTATTGATACCAGGCGAGCAGCTCATCAGCCAGCGCCTTGTACAGCAGGTTCATGACGAGGGCATGGTCGTTGTCGGGGTTGTCCTCTTTCCCGTGTTCCATTCCGTGGCGTCCCTTCTCCACGTTACTGGGAGAGGTGACGTTAAGATCTTTCTGAGAAACTGGAACCGCGCCCTCGATATCGGGCTTCTTATTGTCGGTGTTTTCTTCTTCCGCCATCTTGACAAAATCGTTGAACAACATAATCAACACTTCCTATCATTAGTTCGATGTGCTATCGTTGGTACCTGCGCTGACAGCCCGCTCCTGAAGTGCGGCTACAGCCATGTCCCGCATATAGAGGTCTTCCAGCTCTTCCTGGGTCAGTCCCTCAAGGCCGGATCTCGTATATCGAATACCAGGGTTGACATCCGGGGCACTGAATTGGCGGATCATTTGAATCAACGTGGGGCTGGCTTTTACAGTGCGCTTACGTTCCTTCTTCTCCTGCCGGTCCAGCACCTTGTCCACCTGGAACGGTCTGACGGCGGCCAGCTTGTTCAGGAATCCAATAGAAGCGCTTTTCCGCAGCAGCTTCGCACCGTAGTAACCACCAAGTCCGCCGGCTCCTGCGGTCGCCAATGTGGCAATCAGCTTGGGCAGTTTCTTTTCAGGTCCGAACAGGTATCCAAGAGTACCACCGCCAAGTGCGCCAATAAGAGCGGCGTTCTCCGGGGTAATCTGTGAGGGTATCAGATTGATGTCGATAGGCTGCCGTAGCCTGACATTGATTTCCTTTTCGATACCTACCGGGATCTCTTTGTCAACCTCAACTTTCATCGGCTTATCCGGATCCGTATCGATCCCGACGTCCAACAAGGCAGCCTGTTTCTCGAATTCCGCGTATGTCATGTTGTGTGTGTCCTCTTTATTTCAGGCTCCGCGTTACATCAATTTGAAGTGCTTACCACAACAATACAACGGGCTTACTGACCGTGATCCGACCAATAAGCCCGTTATGAGAAGCTGTGTACCGATTTACTTCGCGTTGGCCGTCCACAGCGTAAGCGCCGCGCGCCACGGAGAGTTCTCCGGTTTCACACTGGTATCAGTGTACAGCTTGTTGGTGTACTGGTCGACCAGCGTCTGCAGCCGGAACTTGGCAGCAGCTCGATCTTCCGCGTTCTTGAAGCTCTTAACCTGCAACGGCCAGATAACCTGGAACTGTGCTGCGGCATCCTTCGCGGACATTCCTTCGGATTCAACGGCCTTGTAATAAGTCTCAACAGCCTTGTCCGCATTGCCGAGTTCCTTGTACACGCGGATCAGCTCCTTATACCCATTCGGTCCGGCGCTCTCGAAATATTCGATGGCCTCCGTCCTGCGGTCCAGCGCAAAGGCCAGGATGCGTCCGGCCTCCGCCCACTGCGTTGCGGTGACCTTGTCCAACGTCTCAACATACGCAAGAGCCTCCTCCATCAGCGCAACGTTCTTCTTGGCGCACCACCACGGATGCACCGGACCGAGCAGGAAAGAGCTCTCCATGCCCTCTTTTTCCACACCGAGCTTCTTGATCTGCTCCATGTAGATCTGGCGTCCGGCAGCATAGGTCGGGTTCTCAGTGGTGCGGAAGTAGTACAGCATCTTCATACCGGAGAACTTGACCTTTTCCTCCTTCGTCATGTTCGGCAACTCTGCTTCCCATCTGGTAAGCACGGCCTGCATATTTTCCGGGCTGTCTGCCATCCGGAAATCTTCAGTGTAGCCCGCAAAGCCCACACATCCGATAAACGTGAACAGGAGACAAGTGATCAGCTTAAGAGTTTTCATTATAGGGTTCCTTCTGTTACTTGGACTGGGCGGTCAGCAGGGTAACCAGCGGCCGCCACGGGGACTTCGCAGGATCTGATGCGTCATACAGGTAGTTGGTGTACATGCTGGCGTACGTGGCGTTGAGCTTCTTGTATTTGTCCAGCACCGCCGGGTCCGACTTGCTCTTTTCCAGCACCAGTTCCCAGGCCTTCTTAAAGGCGTTTACACCGGACTCGGGAGACCACTCTTTCGTACCCAGCTTGGAGTAGAAATAGTCGATGCCGGCATCGAGCTGCCCCAGCTTGGCGTACGCAATAATCGCATACGCCGAGCCGCCCTTGCGTTTCTCCCACCAGCTGACTGCCTGTGCATAGTCCTCGTGATCGTAACTCAGGATAGCAGCTTTGCTGTACAGATTCACGTGCGGGTTGGCGGCAATCCATTCAATGGCCGGATCCGTAAGCGCTTTGGTAAACTTTTCGCCGATCCACCAAGGGCGCAGCACTTCAAACACGTTACCCGTGATCTTGCAGGCATCCCAGCACTTCAGCTCGATCGCCTTGTCCTGTACGACCTTGATGTAGGCGTCGAAGGTCGGGACATCTGTGCTGCGCAGGTAAGCGAGCCCGTAGGCAACACACAGATCAACGCGACGGTTCTCAGGCGACTGAAGCGTAATCTCAGCAGAGGCAGCCTGCAGAACGGCAGGAAGCTCTTCCACGTTCTTGGTCGTCCGTACGGTGTTCATCGGATTCTCAGCTGCACTCACTGCCAGAGCACACAGGGCACACAGCCCAATCAACAATTTCTTCATTGTAGATCTCCTTTATTGGGTTACTTGTTAAAATATTTGGAAACAGACAAATTGTTGCTGATCTTATCCGTAGCACTGCCATCCGACATCTCACCGTGCAACAGGACAACTCCTCTGGCTCCAGCGGTCAGCCAACGCTGCTCAAGCCCTGTGTATACGCTGCGGAGCTGCTTGTAAGTAAGCACGGGCCTGCCGGTGGAAATGAACACCGGGTTCGGTCCTGAGATCAGCACCAACTTATCATCCTCTTTCTGTCCTGACAGAAGGCCATTCAACACACCCTTCACATTCACGTTGGAATACCCGAGATTCACGACCAGGTATCCTGACGCATTGTTGGCCTTGCGGGGAATCAGATAATTGAACTGGTTGGTGCCGGAGTTCAGCTTCTTGATGCCGTCCACTTCCGGGACGTCCGCAGTGGGGCCGAAGTAGATCTCACCCAGCACCGGGATGTTCGGGTTCCCTTCCCTGACACACCGTGCCAGGTAGTCCATATAAGGCTGATCCTGTACGAAGAAGTGAGCGCTGGTGCGCTTCCACATGCCGATGAAACCGTCGCACAGCGGCGCCAGATCCACCAGGTACTTCTTCAGCAGCTCCGGATGCGGGAACACGGACTTGGTATCTTCCAGGTACGTCATGCCATCCACTTTGGAAGTGGCCCCTGCAAATGCGAACCAGACACCCATGTCATGATCTCTGATCAGCTTGATGGTACTCTTCAACGAGTCCAGGGATTCCTGGGTATGGAACACCAGCAGCACCGAGTTGTATCCGAGATCCTTGTAGTGCTCCAGGTTCTCCACCAGCGTCGCATACTGTTCCCCATTGTCGGGTACCCTCACTTCCGCCACCATCCGGATATCATTGGGAAGCGCGATCTTGTTGATTGGCTGCGCTTCCTGATGGTAGACCTCGTACCAGGCTTCAAGAATGTGTGCGTCGTTCATCATGGTGGGATCAAACGTGGCGTTGCGCGTATCCATGAACATATTGGCCACCTTGCGCACGGCTTCCGCATTTCTGGACAGGTCCAGTACGTCGCCGGACACTCTCACAACTGCAATGTCCAGCACGTCTCCTTCACCGCTTTTCAGCACAGTTGGCGTGTAGCTATTGAGATCCGTAAGCGCCGGAGGCTGGTACGTCGTGATCTGCCCTTCCGTCACATCCACCAGACTGGCTTCAATATCAACGATGCCGAGATCAACCAGCTGCGGCTCCCAAACCTCAACAATGGCGTTCCTGGTGTTGACTTCTTGGTCGACTGCCGTGTTGGTGGTATCGTCGTTGACATACAGGACAGTACCTACCGTGGCGGCTGCAGCGGCAGTCACTGCCGCTGAGATTTTACCGATTGCGTTCATTTCGACTCCTGTTCGTTCGTAAACATCAATGAGGCGAGCTGAACAGGCTGTATCTGCCCGTCAGCGTTCTCGATCAAGGCGTTCACAGGGGCCAGTTGCGGAACCGCACGGCCTGTGCTGGTCACGTAGCAGGAGAAGGCACCCAGCGGTGTCTCGTTGCTCTCCAGATCAAAGGTCTCGTACACACCGTCTGTGAGATACATACGGATGTACACCCTGGTCCCCTGTGCTGGGATCGGGTTGATCTTGATCACGTCAATACCGAACACCGGCCTGGGAGTCATGATGTCAAGTTCCCACTTCGGATTGTCCAGTGTAACAGCCGTGGTCCATTCCCCGGATTCTCCGACGCGGTACTGAAGCACGGCTTTCGTAACAGGGTTGCCGGTTTCGTTGGGGCTGATGCGCACGTTGATCGTCGCCGGGAAGGATACGTTACCTCCGTTCTGAAACGTGGGCGGATACGTGAGGCTCACCAGCTGGGTGCGGACAAAGTTGTTGACCGCGTAGATAAACGCCTTGTCGTAGTCCTCGGCCGTGCCCCAGCAAGCGAACAACGCCGTATTTGCCAGCAGCAAGGCACTGATCAGAAATCTTTTCATATTGGCCTCCTGTTTAGAATGTGATAGCCCGCCACGGGGTGTTGGTGGTGTCGTTCTCCATTGTGGACCTCCATCGGTAAGCTCCGTAGTAGGTCTTGCTGGTATCCAGCAGGTTCAAACCTCCGGAGCCGAGATCTTCCATGTCCACAATCAGCGATGTACTGAAGAACTCGACGGGTACACCAGCTGACGTCATGGACACCAGTTCCGGCTTGCTGGAGCCGTCATCTTCGATAACCGTAGTCACGCCCTTCATAGCAGACGCAGCGTTCTGCATGTTGACACTGATGCCGTCCGTGGCAAAATTTCCTGACTCCGAGAACAGCATCTCCACATAGAGCTCAGTGATGGTGCTACCATCGCCGGTCGGTATCGGGACGTAGAAACGACCTGCAGATGCAGCTGGAGCTGGGCTGCTTCCACCTCCGGAGATAAGTCCGATTGCCCCAGTCTCATCCTTGTACTTGTGCAGGATGCTGCCGTTTGTGTCCTTTTCATACCAGGTGGCCAGATATCCTTTGCGGACAAGTGCAGAAGCCATCTGGGCCGCTGTCTTAAGTTGAGACCAAATCATTATGTCCTCCAGTCATGATATGACATATAAATACCCAAAGCAGTGCCGGGACTCTCTACTATTGCGCAGCGGTGCATACACTCAATCTCCAGTTCCCATACCCGGATAATTCCAACTGAAAGCAAGAGACCTCTCAACAGGCCCAACAATATCCCCCACAAAAACAACAGTTACGTTGCCTGTTCCTTTTAGTCCAGCGCTTGCGAACCTGTCAGATTGCAAGGATATTGTCTGCTCCTCTTGCGGAGTCAAGCGCAATGTACTACCACTGCTTTTGAATACAATGTCTCCTGTGTAGGTGGAGTCATCTCCTACTTGATATGTACCATGTGCGGTCACAAAAAACTGACCGTTAGCCATACCTGTGTTTTTGGCTGTGATTGTAATGATCACCTCTCCGTGCATGCTGTCTGCCGCCGTAACAGACAGTATCTGGATAGCAGGACGGGGTACAGGAGTACCTAAATTCCCATCCCCCATTGCAGCGCGTCTATACAGCTCAAACACCTTACTGACCATTACACCACCTTCACAGTTGGATATCTACGGGTAGTAGAACCATCAAAGAACCAGCCGATTTGGTGAATACCGAGCTCCTGCACAACAATGGTGCCTCCGACAATGACTTGCGTACTGTTCGATGATGTGGTTACCTGTAACAGCAGCGTGGACCTGTCTTTAGTCAAGATTGGCGCAGTCAAAGTGCAATCCTGCGTCAGTATGACCTTCTGAAGCTCCCCGTTGGCACGGTCCAATGCGATCGCCGGACTATCGCTCAGTACATGCCAAACAGCATTGTCCTTGTTTTCTGTGTCATCTTCCCCTTCAGTGTATACCAACAAATCCCCGACAATGATCCCATACTCGGAAGGTACTGTTGAGATAGGCAGCAGGGTCGGCACCGTAGTTTCTTCTGTGAGGCCTAATGCCGTATTGGAGGAGCCGTACCCCCATAAAGTGCCGTCTTCTTTCTCCAGTATGACAGCGGTACCTCCGTCATGCACGGCAGTCCAGGGACCCGGGTCTACTTGTTTGAACGTTGTGCTATCGGAGCCATCCTGAGCCCACAAAGAGCCATCTGTCTTGATGATATGTCTATTGGCAGCAGCCTTCACCCCGCTCATCAGGAAAGTAGGAGACGCAATGGTACCTGTGTTCTGTTTACCCCAGTAATACAGATCACCACCAGTGGTAACACCAAAGATCAAAAACGTACTGATACTGGCGGTCTGTGCACTGATATCAGAAAACGTAAGGTCACTGAAGAAAGCTGTCGGTGTCGCTATGGGTGTTGTACTACCGTTCCCGAGCTGCCCGTTGTTGCCGTTACCCCAAACCTCCAGCGATCCCGGGTACTCCAATCCAAACTTGTTGTTTAAGACTATGAATACGTTCTTATACGCGCCACTCAGGGTCTTCGCAAAAGTGGTAACATTGCCTTCCGTAACATCGCTGTATCCAAGATACATACTCGCGTCTCCGGCAGCATGTACAGACCCTCCACCCATTCCGCACAATAAAGTCTGAAAAGTGGATGCAGCGATATCCAGTGTCTTCGGTGCACTGGTGATCTTGGTTAACGTAAGGACTTCTACATCCGCGCTTCCAAGTCCAAGTGTACCGGCCGCATTGCGCCCGGCCCCGTACAAGGTACCGTCGGTTTTAATCGCAAAGAGGTTACTTCCGCCCATGTATACCTTGGCCCAGTCAGTGTCGGTACCTACCTGGGTCCAATCAGAGCGGGTTGTCTTGTCGCCAAGGCCGAGCTGTCCGTAGCCATTATTACCGACAACCCAAAGCGTACCGTCATCCAGAACAACCGCACTGGAGGTACCGTCTGTACTCGTTCTTCCTATCAAACTCATTGTATGTACCTCAATATTTCACAGTTTTCTCAGGGGCATCCGGATCTGTTTCCCATACACCATTGCGGAGTCTCAGCGGCTGAACTACGGCCAGTCTGGTACTGGGATCACGAGAAAGAATGCGCACCCTTGTCGCCTTAAACTCGGATTTGTTGATCGTATCCCAATAGCCTGCAGGAGGGTTGCCATACGTACCATGAGCAGGCGGTGTAAACTGTACTCCCTTGTACCTGGCGATATCTGAAACACGCAGCGCTTTCACGTAGGCATTGGTAAGGCTGGCCTCACCTGAAGTCCCGAAGAACGTGATCACCGCATCTGTAGTTTCTTCTGCCGTTGCCAACCCATCTGTGTACCAGTCACCGGTCAGCACAGGAACACCGTCATAGTAGATGGTGTATTTCCTGCTACCGCTCACTAGGTACACATCAAGCGCTGCATGATGATACTCGGCATTGGGCAACGTAATAACCCGTTGCCCAGCGTAGGCCCAAACACCCCACCTATCCTGTACAGCGCTCCCGGAGTCGTTATAGTTACTGCCATAGATGTAATACGTAGACGGCCCGGTTAAGTAGAAAAAGTTAGTGTCCTGTCTACTTGTGTTATTAAACTGTGTCGGTTTCATATAGACGTCTACTGTGAACTCGCCTCCGAACACCCTCTTTACTTCCGCTGCACTCGTAGTAACCAGCTTATCACTGCCTGACGGAAATAGCAAAGAACCGTCCTCTTGCGCAGAGACTGTGCCAGTCACCATAAACGGCAGCTTCGTACCCAGTGCCATATTGGTAGTGGATCCCTGAACAAGCATCACAGTATGAGAGTCATTATAATTGACACCCTCTGGCGGAGTGCTGTTGAAGCACGGAATTGCACCATTATCGGGAGTCTCCGGCAGTAGGCGGGTGCTGTCTGAAAACACCAGATCCGCTTCCGACACCTTGTAGCTCTTAGTAGGGGTGCCAAACGGTTCCTCAGGTCTGGTCATCACACCAGTGGGGTATCGCAGCCCCTTCGACCAGCGGAACTCATCCAGGTACCCGATGAAGGTATTGTCTTGGTTGTTGACCAGATTCAGATTACCGAACTGCAGATCCTGGCCAATGTAATTCGGCTCGAAGTTACCCTGCACAATCAGAGTACCATCCACATAGACCTTAACAGCAGCGCCGTCGTACTGCACAACAAACCAGTACCAGGTATTGAGCTGCATATTGATCGAACCGGTATAAGTACCAGACCCGTTGCCGAGCCAAAGGTTCGTAAGACTCTGAGATCCCAGCGACAAGTACGAACCTTGAGAATTGCCGAAACTGAAAAACATGAAGTTCACCACAGCCTTGGTGGGCTTGGCGAAAAACTCCATTGTCCAGGTGCTGTTCTCATACTCTGCCAGCCACGGGATCGTCAACCAGCTCAGGCTGCCGGAGTTAAGGTTGGCACTGAGATCAAGGGCATTGTCAAAGTACCCATTAGCGGACACCTTGGCAACGCTTCCGTTCTGCGTCACCGTGTTCTTTCCCGTGGCGTCCGTCCAGGAGGCGTCGTCCAGGTGCAGCAGACAAAGCGTGTCCGCGTCAATGCCGGACTGATAATCAAACACGACCGGATTACCACTTCGGTCGACCGGCACGGAATCCAATGTGGGCAGCAGTCTGGATTCTTCCACAATGTCTGTCGCATCTAACGTGATGTTTCCTTTTGCATCAGGCTTCACGTCATTGACGCTGCTCACCAATACATCGTCTGAAACTTTGAACCGGTTTGAGGTGACCCCATACGGCTTGGCGGGCGGCGTGAACGAGGTTCCGTCCGCGGAGTACATCGGATCAGTCGGGTCGGCGGTGCGGTCGCAGGAACTCAGACGAAGTTCGTCCAGAAGTCCGATGAACTGCTCGTCAGTGCTGGAATAGTGATATCCGATCTCAATCGGCAGGTCGTAATCAGTGAGCGACACATTTGTAAAGGTGGAATCCAGCTGACCGCCGATCCAGATTTTCAACGTTCCGTTCAGATAGGTGAAGGCAACATGCGTCCATGTATTCAACGGCACTTCTCCTGTCGCTACATACGCACTTCCCGTGTACAACTGCGGTTTCCGAGTACCGCTGCTGAAACAGAATTGATAGGAACACGGACTGCTGGCCTGTCGTTGTGCAAGTATTGCAGTGTACCCCGGCGTCTGCGAGATGTATACCCAAACATCAAATGTCCAAGCAGACCGGTTGGCCAGATTGAACGCTGTTGAGCTTGGAATCTGCAAATACGAACCGCCGGAGGCGGAGGCAAACTTCAAGCATTTTCCGAACTTACCGGTCTGGAATGACACATCACCGGTTTTCGTTGCGCTGTGCGCATTCGGAGAATAATCAACAGTGTCATCGTCAAAATGCATCAGCAGGAGAGTATTCGCATCCCCCGTTCCTCCCAGTTCCTGAACGTCGAACACCACCGGGTGTCCGGCAAGACTGGCCGAAACCGCCGCCGGGTCGGGCAGCAGTCGCGATTCGTCAATTCCTGCCACGCTGAGCATGCTTTTGACTTCGTCGTCCGTCGCTACTTCGTAACCAGCACCGGCCAGAATTCCGGGCTGGTAAGTCGGAGTTGTAAACTCACCGTCATACGCTGCGTAGTTCAGCACGTCCAGCGACGAGATGTACACAGTGCCTGCCTCGTTGTAACTGCTGTAACCCCAGGAAGCGCCAATGCTGAACACCTGGCGGGTCAGGCCGTTGGTCATATTGCCGGACGCATATGTCTGGCCGTCGACGTAGATCGTTATGACACCGTTCTTACGTACCACAGCCAGGTGGTACCAGACACCGGCTTGCAACTTGAGCGGAGCAGTGTCCCGAGGAGTGATGTCAGTGTTGGAGTAGATGAACAGGTTCCCGTCCGGCTGACAGTGCAGCGCGAAGGTGGAGCCGCTGGTAGCATTGCCATTGCGCGTGGAGAAAAGCGTTCGGGGGTACGTGCTACTGGTCATGGAAGGAGCCATCATCCACATGCGGACTGTGAAATCGCCTACACCAAACGCAGCCGGCAGCTCTCCATGCAAACAGGAGCTTCCGTTGAAGTATATCGAACCACCGGGAGTGCTGGGTGCGTTGCTTACAATGGGAGCAGTGCCCTCCACAGTCGTAAGCACCTCGTAGTTCGACCTGTCCAGCGTATCCTCATTGAGAGGCAGACACAGCCAGTACGTTTTGTCAATCCGACTGATTGCTTTGAAGATCACTGGATTGTTCACGTTGGCGGACGGAACCGTATCTGTTGCCGGTAACAGGCGGTTGCTGTCCTTGGTCACAAACTCGGACTTGTTGACAGTACCCCATTCTCCGACATTTACAGGAACACTCCACGGATAATTCGGAGAGAACGATACACCTTTGTACAGCGCCTTGTTGGTAAGCCTGAAAGCCTTGATCTTACCGGTCATCTCTCGGCCACTGGTATTGCCTTCCCATCCGATCCACAGGTCAGATCCACGGAAATTGGCCGTCCCCCAGGTGCCTGTCGTAACAACAGAACCGTTGCGGTACACAGCATAATTCCAGGTATTGTCCAGCTTCCACAAATCAAAGGTAAGCAGCGTCTGGGTATTGAAAGGCCAGCCGCTTCCAAGATTGGGGCCGCCGCCGATCTCCATGACACCGCTGCTGCGCAACAGGAAATCCATACGGGGGCTGTCCCCGCGTCCAAACAGGCACTGTATACTCTTGCTCTCGGCAGTGTACAGGATGTCAATGGTGAACTCCATGTCGGTTCCCATCAGATCAGCAGGCAGCGTATTAGCCGCGATCTTCAAGTAATTGGAACCGCTGAATACCATCTCGCCTTCTGCGTTGACCTGAACGCCGTTGTCCTCTATGGGCACGGCAGCCTGATTGCCTGCTGCCGTATCCGTGATGAGACTGCCACCCGCCGGTATCTGAATCAGAAACTTGGTGCTTTCGTCATTGCCTCCGCCGACCGTACTGGTGGCGTCGAAAATCAGCATGTCCTCGTGATTGGCGGAAGTGGGCAGCAGCCGATTCTCATCCACATCGGATCCGGTGTCGATAATGACATTGCCGGACTCGTCAGGAGAGATTCCGTTGACCGTCTTCACCGTGCCGCCAGTCTCAATGGTAATGTTACCGGTGTCATCCGGAGAAATGCCATTGACTGTCTTCACCTTGCCGGCGTTGTCCAGCGCGGTCTGCAAACCATCCACCTGGGAAATGGTGTGGGTGTGCGCAGCAGGAGGATATGTGGAAGGCTTCCCTGTAACGTCGCTCCAGGCAACAGATCCTCCGGTACCCCCACCACTCTCTGACGCAGCAAAAAGGACATACCAGATGTCCACAATTTTGTCAGCAGTTATCCCCTTGTCAGCCAACACACTAGATATGTCCACGCGAGTGGAGTTGTCCAACTTTTTGACCGACTGGGATGGCAGATTCCATTGTACTCCCTCGTTGTCCAGAATGCCGACAACCGTGAACATCGAAGACAGTGTCAGATAAGCGGCGTTCTGGTCGTCGCCGGTGGCTTCCACTGTGACGTCGTCCTTGGTGAAGGCCTGGCGCGGCGCGCCTCCCTCTCCACCGCCTCCACCGGTGGCGATGTACTTGATCCACACGGCATCGGCGAAATCGGACAGCGTTGGGTTCTGAATTTCGACATGCACATGAATCTCGGCACGATAAGGAAGGTCGTCCGTGGGTATCAACGAGAACCCGGCTCCGGTATCATCTGCCGCATACGCCACATACAGATACGTGGAAACGCCACTCTCTCCACCGCCACCACCTCCTGAGCCGTAGACGACGCCGTTGAAGATCAGTTTACCGGTGTCTCTGATGAAATATACTGCGTCGATGACAGGAGTAATGAGGTCATATGCGGACTGTGTCATGGACTTGAAGGACACCAGCTGGGCCGCTGCTCCGTTCAGCATCAGAGCTTCGCGCTTAAGATATTCTCCCATGTCCGCCGCCGCACTGGTGTTCTCAGTGACAACCCATCCGGTGTCTCCGTACACCAGCTCCACGGTGGTGCTGGAACCAAGTGTCAGCACCACCGTATCACCTGTCTTGACCGTAACCGGTTCCACATCCGCCAGCGTGGAGATACGCACCACTGACATGGCGGTGGCATCCTCCGGAAGATTCACGGTAAGCTGAGTGGTGCAGATCAGCCAGTCCTTGGTCACTGCCGTAGTATCGGCCAGTACGAACTTGCGCACATAGGACAGGTCGTCATTGAAGTTCGGGATGCGTACGCCTCCTGGCGTTACACCGTCTCCGACTATGATACGCTTGGCATTCATGTCCCAGAGCGGGAGTGCCTCTTCGTAGACAATATCCGTCCCGGTGATGAGCGGTAATTGATGATAATGAACGGGGATTACGGATTCCATAGTCAGCCCTGTCGTTTCTTTTTAAAATAGGCGCAGCGTGGAAACAAAAAGGAGCCCCGAAGAGCTCCTTTCGATTTTATACTTGGAGTATAATTTATTCCGGCTTCGGCATACCGTTAATGGCAAGCCCGAGCAGAATGCGGTGCGCCAGCGGCATCTCTGCAGACGCCGACTTCACCTGGTTGGTGTCCGGCTGGGTGGGAACGATCTTGGGAGCCGCAACCGGTTCCTTGAGGGCACGCCGATTCTTCAGCCAGTTCTTCGCACTGCCGAAGGCCGACTTGCCGGGCACTGCCGGAACCGCAGCCGCCGCCGGGGCAACGCTGGCCTGTTTGTTGTTGTTCCACTTCTTATACAGATAGTTGGTACCAAAGCCGCCGGCAGCGCCGCCCGCAAGGGCGGCGAGCAGACGGTACGGCAGCTTATTCGTAAGAGCGGAACCGATCCCATAACCAACCAGCCCACCGGCGCCTGCCCCGAGGCCGGTTGCGAGCATCCGATTCGTCTTGTCTTTATCGGCTATACGACCGAGCAGCTCAGCCGATTCCATCTCAGCCTTGTTACGTTCGGCTTCCAGTGCCTTATCAAAACCCGCAGCACGCTCGTTGGCAATCTGCGTATCTCTCGCAGCCTGTTCCTGCATCAGCTTGGCAGTCTCCGTAGCTTTTGCAGCTTCATCCTGCATGCGCTGCAGTTCCGCGCGCTGCGCGGCGATCTGCTCGGCGGTGGCGTCGCTGCTGGCTTCCATATCCCGCAGTTTATGCTGCTGTTCGAGAATGCGCTGATGTGCCTGCAGCCGTCTGTCCGCCTGCGCGATGCTCTGCTCAGCTTTCTGCCTGTCTTCGGCATAGTAGGCGTCACCGATCACCTGCCCGGCCTCGTTCATCTTGTCTGCCACCCACTTTGCAGCCGGTACCGATGCCGCACCGCCCCCGACCAAAAGAAGTCCTCCGGGCGTGATGTGTCCAATTGCTTTGGGTTTGACCTTACCCTTACGGGCCCCTTTAATACCGCCTTTAACAGCCTTGCCGAAAAGGCCTGCAAACTTGGACATGGTGTCCACGTGCTGCATATTCAAAATGTCAGTGTACTTCATATTGGCATCTCCTATTTGTTTTGAGTTATTTCACACGTGGACCGTACTTGGACCGCTCGCTCCGAAGATATCGGGCGCAAGACGCTGCTGATAATCCTGAAGGATCGGATCGAACTGGAGCTGTGGCAATCCCGTCCCGGGCTGCTGTTGTACCTGTTTCGCAGGCGTTTGTTTCACCGGAGTTTGTTTCGCAGGCACTTGTTTCGCAGGTGTCTGCTTCTGCGCCTGAGGCTGCTGTGTCTGCTGTGTCTGCTGTCCTTGCGTCCCGGCAGCGCGTCTCTGATTCAGATATCCGGAAATCGTATCCACCAATTTGTTCCCGTACATACCGGCGCCAATACCGGCGGCACCTGCCAGCAAGGCCCGTGCTCCACGGGACTTGGATGCGCCAGGAATCAGTCCGGACAGTGCGTACGTACCGAGACCGATGCCCAACCCGGTACCGACCTGTTTCAGATTCTTGTAGTTGTCCGCCGTGGCCCATTCACGGATTGCATCCCAGATGTTGGGAGCCGCGTTCTGCTCCCCGGCAGCGGCCTTGCTCATCAGCACCAGGGTAGACAAAGTGCCAAGTCCCGCTCCGTCACGCGTTGCAATCTTGCACATAATACGTTCCGGAGTGGAAAGCCCGGCGCTGGCTTTCTTGCCGTACTGATTGCCGATGTACGCGCCGGCACCCATTCCAACAAGTGCCGACAGGATTCTGGCAGCCTTGTCTTTGGACAGCGCAGATCCGATACCGTATCCGGCCAACCCACCAACACCGGCTCCGATGCCGGTTCCGACAAGATTCGATCCAGATCCAGCTCCATTATCGACTTTACGACTGGTAGCTTGCTGCACAATGGGCTTGTTCTGGGTCTGCCGCAGGTCGTCCAAAAGTTTCTGCTTTTCCTTCTCGTGCTCAATTTGACTGTTGTAGTAAGAATTGGCGCCGATGATACCGGCACCGCCAACAGCTGCCGACCCGGCGACTGAACCACCGAGAAGCACCTTCTTGCCGGTGCTCATATCCTTGTACTCATTTTTAAGTTTGCCGGGTATCGCTTTGGTTCCCTGCCAAGCCTTGCCAGGGAGCTTCTTGGTTCCGCGCCAAGTCTGCTTGCCACGAACTCGAATCCCTCTCATGGTATTCTTGAGCCACTGGCCGATGCCCGCCTCCTTGCTCAGCTCAGAACCGTCCCAAAGTTCTTCGTTGTATTCCATTCCACACCCTTCCTTGCTCATAGGTTATGATCACATGTTGTATATCTTGTTGGCTGCGATACGCGCTTTCTCGCCCGTACCCGCTTCCTTGTTCTTCTTGAACAGTTCCTCTCCCCAGGCCTTCTGCATCTGCTCGTCAGAAACGCCCAGATCATGCAGCACAGCATACGCCGGACAATTCGTGGTGCCACGACTGATCTGAAAGATGCCGGTACTGGGGATCAAACGCATATTGAAGCCGGCCCCGGTTCCCTTCTTGATGTTGAACTGGGCCGAGATCTCATCATCCTTCTGCTTGGTGTAGACTCCTGGCTCCATGCGCATGATGTTGGTGAAAGTGTACTCGTGTCCATTGCGGATGAAAGTACCGCGATCCGTCATGTACGGAACTTTCATCAGGGTCATGCGCTTGGATCTGTCCACCACCTTGTTGGTGGCGGCGTCGCGCAGCACCCAGGTGCCACGCAGCCGTCTGGAACAGGAGCGTCCTTCCAGAATCGCCTGTTTCTGCTCCGGCAGGTCCAGTTCCTCCGGATCGTCGTAATCCACGTTCTCCAACTCCAACGTATACCTGTCGTTGTACAGCGGGAAACGCTTGGACACGGCCTCCTTGACATTCTCGAACAACGTGCGCCGGATCGTCGGATAGTCGTCCATCCGGTACATGGTGACCGGCTTCTCCGTCAGCACGTCCGCGATGAACTTCTGCTGGGCACGGAGCATGTTGGAAGTCGCTCCGGCAAATGCCTTCTGCGGATCCGGTTTTGCGGGCACAGCAGGGGCGTTTACAGGAGAGATAGCCGGCGACACGGGTGTTGACACGGTGGAGCCTGAACCCTGCTGTACAGGGCCAGGAACCGCGTTTACCGGCATGTCTGTGATCTGACCGTCCATTTGTTACAGCGACACCGAGATTGGGTTGTTGAGCGTACTGGGATCGAACTGGGGCAGCGACCTCGGAGTCGCCTTGGGTGCAGCCGTTGCAGCCGGTCCGTCGATCTCCTTGAAGAACGCATCGGAGTCCGTCGGGATCACCGAGATCGGAGCAAGGTTGGTGCGCTGCTTGGCGTACTCGGACAAGCCCTTCTTGAGCGCCTTGTACTTGATGTTGTTCGGATTACTGGCGGAGAAGTACTTGTAGGAGCCGAGCGCGGTTGCCGACATCATGGCGATGCCAAGCAGGCCTGCAGCCGAAACCACCTTCTGCGTAAGCGGCGTGGATCCCTGCTTCAGGAAGATGTCGTCGGAGCTGATGATATCGTGCGTGTTTTTGATGTCCTTTTCCGTTGCAAGTCCCTTTGGAATCCTGGCACGGGTTTTCATCAGAGCTTTGGTGGCGTCCGCCTTGCGCTTGATGGCCTCGTCCAGCAGCCGGTTGCGCCGCGCACCGGCAATGTTGTCGGCGAGTTTGTAACCAGCTCCAGCAGCCAGCAGCATAACGCCCAGAGGCGCCGCCATGCTGATAGCATTGCCCATGGACAGGCTCTTGGGAGTATACTCGATGCCGCGATTCGGGTCTTCGATCACATTGATGGCAGCAGTCTTGCCTGTAAAGAGTCCGGTGACTGCGCTAACGTCGCTCTTCGCAGTGTCGACCACCTGGCCGACACGCTGCCGGATCCACTGCTTTGCCTTGTTGACAGTCTTGTCTTTTTCCGACCCCTTATGTGCATCGCCAGGGCTCATGGGAACCTCAAACGTGGTGGACAGCTGCGAGTGCAGCTTGCCTGCCGGATTGTCCTTTTCCGCCAGGTCGGCCATATTGTTGAAGTGCTTGATCATTCGCGCGCTACCGACAACACCTGCGGTCAGCAACCCGAGAGCGCCCAGCTTAAACGTCATATGCGCGGCCTGAGGATTGCCGGGAAACATTCTGGCAATCCATTCCGGAAAACGGTCACCGCCTCCGGTGACTCCGGAAATGGGATTCAGCGTGGACAGGTACGAGTAGGCAGGACCAGTACCAGCGTAGCTCAAAGGTTTTTCTGCTTCTTTGTTCATATTTTACTGTTCCTTGCGTAAGTATTCAAAGCGAGGATGCAGCTCAAACTCGCATTCGTAATACCGAATCCAAACCATAAACGCACTCTTTGCAGTGTCGTACTGCTTGGTCTCTTCCACTATGCGAACCCGACCCTCGTTGGCCCGGTTCAACAACTCCGCGTATTTCTTGCAGTTCTCCTCGTGTTCCGGAGACATCCAGAACACCCAGGAGCGCTCCGTACTCTTTAGCCTGAACGCCACGGACAGAAGATCCTCGCGATCGATCGGCAGCTTTCTGTCCTGTTCCGCCACAACGATGCCGTTGATCCGGTCCTCGAATTTGTAACTGTACAGGGCATTGCCCAGCGGGTCCAGTTCGTGAGGCTGCTGCGTGCCGTCCTGAGGAAGCATGCTGTCTAAAACAAGCCCAGCGTCATGGGAGCTTACCAGCTCTCCTGGATCAAGCTCGGCTTCCTTTTTCTGCACTTTGATCATGCGATCACCCGGGCCGGTTTCGGCTTTTCTTTATTGATGAAGTCCTTGTACTCCAGCTTCGTCTTGCCGCTCAGGTATCCCAGATCCGCCTTGAGCCGCTCGTTCACGTACTCCTTCTTGGCGGTTTCCTCGTCCTGGGGACCGTGAGCGGTCATCTGTGCAGCTGCGTAACCGAGACCCATACCAGCAGCGCCAGCAGCGGCCAGCACATAAACACCGCCCTCCGTGATAACCTGTCCGCCCAGATGAATGAGATCACCTACGGCTCCAGTGATATCTGACAATCCGAGCGCTTCTTTCTGAAGCCCGTACACATTTTTGCGAATATCCATGAAAGTCTCCTTTATTCCAAAATAGCAGTAATGGCTCCAGCCCACGTACCTGCATCAATGATGTTCTGTCTGGCTCTCGGATCCAGATCCGTCATTGCGCCCAGCGCACTGGTGAACAACCTGGCTGCGCTGTTGGCGACCAGTGACTTCACTCCTACAGATGCGAGACCTTCAAACGACAGTTTCTTGTCGATCTTGTCCACAGCGCTGTCAAACACACTGCCGAGCGTGGGTCGGCTGGTGCCTTCCCGCTGGGCGGCATTGGTGATGATGGAGGTTCCCAGGTTTCTCACATAGTCCTGGTTCTGCAGATAGGGGTCGTTCACAAACAGATCCACCGCACTGACTGCATTGAGTGCTTTGGAGAAGTCCGTGGTCGGAACATAATTTCCGTACAGGTAAGGAGAGTCCGCCGTCTTGTCCAGCGAACCGGTCTTGCGCAGGAGGTTCACCCAGCGATCCTCCTGCGCACTGCGAGGCGTGAACTGATTGCTGGTGTCCGGTGCCAGGAAACGCTCGGCTGGGTTCTGGTAATACTTCGTGTCCGCGTTCCAGCTCAACAATCCGCCGTACTGTTTGTTGGGACGATAGTGCGCGGCCAGCGCACCGCCTGCAGCCAGTGCGCCGACTGCGGCCGGAATCCAGCGACTGAAAGAAGGATCCGATCCCAGCTCGTCCATCGCGGCGTCCCAGTCCTGGTCCGACATGCCGGCCAGGGCGCGGCCCGGAACACGGGCAAGCGACCTGGTGGTCTCCACAATGGGTTTCCAACCCAGCCGGGTCAAACCATAAGCGCCTGCTCCCAGCAGAGCGGCGTGCAGCAGCGGACTGGGCACGACCTTCTGATAGGCCTGAATCGCCCTGGACACGATGTTATCCTGTTTCTTTGGCAGAAACGGGGTGTTCGTAACAGCAGGATCATTCGCCATATTCTAACGACCTCATAATGTCAGCAGTTGTGTACGGCGTCCCGTATGAGTTCATATAACGGCCACGCACTCTCTTTTTATATGCGGCATCGTCATCCTCCTCTTCCTCGTCATCGTTACCGGAGAACGCTCCCAGCGTCAGGGCACCGACACCGCCTACCAGCAATGCCAGTCCGCCGTAGAACACCCACGGGTTGTTCTCGATGGAGTCTGCCATGCCACCCTGGCCTTTGGTGCGCAACCACAGCCCGACGGCCTTGTGCATGTTTCCAGGATTCTTCAACACGGAATCGAACACACGGGACTTCACTGCCTTAGTGAACCCGGCTTCCAGCTTCGCCTTCGCTTCGTCCGGAACGCCATCCAGCGCATCGCTGCTGCCTGACACCATGGACTTGGCAAAAGTGTAGAACTGCTCGTCGTCCTCGAACGCGTCGATGCCGGCCTCAGCGAACTTGTCAAATTTCTCCTGGTCCCAGCTCTTGAGCATGGCATTGATTTTCGGCTTCAGCTCCTGGTCCGTCGCATAGCCGCCCTTGCCCTGTTTCATCTGGTCGATCAGCACAGGGAGCAGCGCTCCGCCCTTGGCAGGATCGGCATTCACTTCATTGAGCAGCTGTTTGGTGGCTGCACGCTGCACCATGGGATTGGCCCCGGCGTTACCTTGCTGGTTTATCAAATTCGACCACTGTTCGGGGCTCAGCTGTGAGAACGGACCTGCCATGACCTTGTCTACACCTGCCTGTCCAATCGTCTCGCAATACTCGTTGAAGTACATCAGGCTGTCAGGATCCATTGCCTCCTTAGTCGGGTTCTGCACATAGTGCGCAACGCTGGTGGACATGAACTGATCCGCCGTTTCCCTGAACTGCGGGTTGTTCTTCAGCATCTCCTGGAATTTCTCGTGCTTGTATTGATCACCAAGCACAAACTTCCCATTGAACAGACTCTTGGTGGCGTCCCACGCGGATGTATCGGCAGCCCCCATGTTGGCGGCCCATGTCTCGAAGATCTGGGTACGCTGCTCCTGGGTCATACCAGGCAGGTCGAACACACCGTTCGGAAGCATGCTGCCGGCTTTGGCAGCGCCGATCGCAGTTTGAATGCGGAGAGCATTCATCATGTCAGGATTGTTGGCTGCTTCCGGATACTTGGTCAGGATGTTGTTATCCCAGTCATAGTATGTAAAGTCACTCCAGATCTGCTTGGCCTGAACAGCATCCACTTTGTACTGTTTGCTGATCTCATCCAACTGCTGCTGGTTGTACTTCTGTGTCTCGATAGTGGAGTTGCGTAATCGGTATGTTTCATTGGTCAACAAAAGAGCCTCGTTCGCCAATTCAGGAGCATCCAACGCAAGTTCAGCTGGGATTACGGATTTGCCGATTATACCCGGGATCTTTCCGAAAGTTCCTAAACTTCCCACTGCTGTGTAATATGGAGCAGTGTCTGCAATGGATTCAGCGACGCCTCCCATAATGCGCCCGGTATTGCCTATAAAACTGGCAGTCCCGCTTTCCGTCTTGCCGCCGTTGTCTATCGTGTCGCCAAGGTTGGTAAGCGTGCGCCCTACCGGTTTCAACGTCCGGTAGGTGTTCAGCGTATTTCCAGCCACATTGGTTCCATATGTGGCCAGGCGCTGCAGCGCGGGTGCAAACTTGCCACCAAACGTAACAACCGGGTTGGCCGCCTTCAGCGCACTGGCGGCACTGCCTGCCAACGCATATGTTGGAAGAGACGCACCGACCTCGGCAACAGTGCCGGCGCCTCTCAGCATCTGTTCCGCGCCCTGACCCGCAAATTCACCGAACTCGGTTGCCAGCTCATCCTGGGTCTGTCCAGTGACGGCCTCAGTGAACCGCCCTCCGACATTTCCGACACCGGCGGTAACTCCGTCCAATGCCTTTCCGGCTACGTACATGCCGGCGTTGGCATTGGCGGACGTCTCCGCTTCCGTGGCGTTGGCAGCACCGCTGACTGCGTTCTGGTAGTTCTTCCAACGAGCAAACTCGACTGGATCCGTGGGCGCCTTCTGACTGGCGTTCTGCATCAACCAGTCTTCGTCGATGTTCTTGGTCATCCACAGCGTATACCAGTCGCGACTGGTATTGGCCTCCACATCCTTGCGCCCGGCTGTGTAGCCCTCTCCGATGTATCTGCGGGCAGCATTGGGATCCCAGCGCCACCTGTTCTGGTTCATCTTCCATTCCACATACTCGTCGGCGGTCTTGTACTTGGACTTGATGTCAGGGGACGCCTTCTGATATTCGTTCAGCGCGTTGTCGCGTTCCTGGGTGCGACGGGTGTTCCACCACATCTCCCGGTATTCCTTGGAATCACCCAGGCCCGGCATCTTGTTCATGTTAAGTTTCAGAGCCGCGCTGTTGCCAGCCGGCTGCTGGGGTTTTTGCGGCTGTGCTGAGGTTTGTTTCTGCGCCGGCTGGGTGGGAGCCGCCGTCTTGTACAGGTGTCTGTAATTCATGTTAGCCGCTCCTTATCCCTGCGGTTGCTGACTCTGCTGCACGGCTTGCGAAGCCACGTCCTGCTTCATGTCGGTCAGCATCTGCTTGACCGCTGCGTGCAGCGGCGGATTCGTGTTCTTCAGCTGCACCAACTGAGACCTGCGCTGCGCTTCAGGCAGCGTGTACAGCTCTCCGGCAATCTGCTGGGCCTGCTGGAACATCTGGTCGATGCTGGCGGCCTCCGAAGCTCCCTGATTGAAGGGCAGGCCTCCTCCGGCCGGTGCCGCAGGCGGCATTGCGCCCGCCGGGGCCGCAGGCATACCCGGTGCCTGTCCCTGGGCGGCTGCTTCCATTGCCTGGATGTTGGCCGTAGCCTGCCCGATGCCTGGAGCCGCTGCGGGCGGGATGACGGATTTCACCATCTCGGAGTTCTCCTGCTCCTCCTGCATCTCATTGCCGAGTTCCATCTCGCGCTTCTGCTCCTTGATCCGCTGCTTGGTGTCTTCCTCGTAGTCGATACCAATGCGTTTCAAGGTATTGGTCTTGGAGATGACCCCACCGGTCATCAGCTGGAACGTCATCTGCTTGTTCATATCATCCTCCACAAAGGAGGTCATGTCCAGAGAACAGGACATCTGCTCGAAGTTGTGAGCCTCGGCTATCTGTTCCGCCATCCAGCGCGTGAATGTGTTCAGCCCTTTGGCGAAGTGCACCCACTGTCGCTCAAACATACGAAGACCCATGGTGGGGGCGACCACCTGGAACGTGGTCTGACGGAACTCCTGCGGAATGCCCATGTCGGCCAGGATCTGGCTGGTGTACCACTCCATCAGTTCCACGGGAGCCAGCTGTTTGGCCTCTCCTCCGAGCATCTGATACTGAACCGGGATCGGAGAGATGATCCAGGTGGTCGGATTCTCCTTTACCTGCTTCAGGGACTGCTGCATCATGTTCCGGAAAATGTGTCCGCTGATGGGCTGATTGCGATTCGGGTCATCCACGCCTGACTTCAGGTTGGCGGGCTGGGGAGAAAGCATACGAACAGGTGCAATGTAGTCCATGGTCACAGCTTCATTGAACTTGTCCAGATGCTGGAGCCGGATGAAGTTGTCGAACCCGTTCATGAAAAGCGGCACTCCCCATCCCTTGTAGAGCCTGTCAAGCTCGGTCAGGGTGGTGGTCCGCATGGAGAAGAACTTGTCCTGATAGAACTCGATCAGCGAGTCGTTGACAGCGGCGTCCAGGAACACCTTGGGTGCATCCTCCAGATAGACCGCGTCCCCGCGCTTGATCGCATTCTTGATCTGCCCCGGCATTTTGTAGTAATACTTGTAGGTCCCGGTGAGTCGGTTGTACTGGATCAGCATATCCACGGCGTCGCGGAACACGAACCGGATCTTTCTCCCGTACGCGTCCTCGCTCTTCACATCCTTGAACTTGTATGTGACGTCCTTGTGGCACTGAGGACAGCGTCCTGTGAAGTTGCGCCCGTTCCAGTTGTAGTCAATCCCCTTGTGCAGCTGCTTCACCGGCATCTGCCATCCACAGCCCTTCGTCGGACACAGCAGCTGACGGGTGAAGATCCGCTCGGCAGACACGAACACATTGCCCATGGCGGCCAGCTCCACGCCGAAAGCCACAATCAAAGGCAGCGCGTTGTAGTTCTCAGTCAGCAGTTCCTCGAACTGGCGGACGATGTCCTCGTCCACGTCGTCCGCCGTGTTGTCCTGCTGCACGTTGAGTCCGGCCACGAAGTACGAAACCACCTTCTGAAGCGCGTTCCTGTACTTCGGGTTGCGGTCCCAGAACCACAGGGCCCAGATGAACACCTCGTCGATGGTGCGGGGATATACGAAGTTGGAGTATGTGCGAAACGGGTTGTGCAACCCGCCGCGACCCCCCACCGGATTATCTAAAACTGCCATGCCGTTCTCCTTGTCATTACAGAGCCTTTATGATATGGGCAGCGTTATGCGCCATCCAGAGGCACATTATATTTCTTACGGAACAGATTGTCAAACACCTTCCCGGCCTTTTCCCTGGTGTCCAGCACGTCCTGCAGCTGCTTCTGTATCGTCTCCAGCGACTGGCTGGTGGCCTTCTCGAAGATCATGTAATTACGGAAGCTGATGCGCTGCGTATCGTTCTTCAGGCCCTTCCGTACAATGGCCAGCACCAGCGACGGGTTCGCGCTGGGTGCCCAGCCAATCAGCGGTCTCCAGTACGACTCCCGCGTCTCGACGTCCTTCGCCTCCAGCACTTTGCTGGTGAGCTGATCTATGAACGCGACATCCTCCGGTTCCAATGCCTGGATGAAGTCCAGCAGCGTGGTCACAGTCAGTTGATTTTCTACTCCGAGTATAAAAGTGTCCGGCATGTCGTGCGTGATCATCTGGAGGGCCTGCATCAGCTTGCAGCTTGGCAGGTGCCGGACAGATTCCTCAAAGGAGTCCCCTGTGGCTCCACAGCTGTGACACACACTGAAGCCAGTGGGGTCGGACTGGATGATACCGCTTTCTTGAAGAATGAACTCCCGGAATTCGTCTTTGGTCATAGAGGTCTGCCTTATGTACTTGGTATGGTTTCCACTTACCATACCAAGTCAAGTGTAAAAAAGAAACTTGTCCTTTGAGGGTAGTTTCTGCGTAAACGCACGTGGCGAAAGGCCCTGAGTTTAAGCGTCATATTGCGAACATTCCTGCTCAGGGCAGAGCGTTATATTAGGATCGCAAACCAACCAAAAGGAGGTCAGTTGACATGGAGTCAATTTATACGGTGTCGCTGCAGTGTCCCATGTGCGGGAGACTGTGCTCTGAGGCTTCTCTGGGCGTGTCCACTAACATCGAATCAGCTGAAAGGCCGGCCAGGGTGCTGTTCGAGTGTCCGCAATGCCACCAGACGTCGTACAGAGAGGACTGGGTCCACATTGGGCGCCACTACGATCAGCCGAAGAAGGACAAGGAAACCACGGAACCCAAGCTGACTCGGTCTCAGCAGGACATTGTCTCCGCCTGTGACGAGATCAAGAGTCTGCTCCTGGAGAAGAATCGAAAATACGGGGACTCGGCGTTGAATCCGGTACGGGTGTTCTCCAAAGCGGACCCGGTGGAACAGATCAAAGTACGCCTGGACGATAAGATCTCCAGGCTGCGCAACCAGCAGTCCGACGATGACGAAGACGTGATCCTGGACCTGCTCGGTTACCTGATCCTGCTTCGCGTCGCGCAGAAGCGCGCCAAAGAGGAGACCAGATAATGCTGGACAACATCCGTGAATCCATTGAAAGGCTGATGCTGCTGGACAGCAGCCTGTCGGCCATCCAGATCGCATACATCAAGGACGCCATGAAAGTGGAGGTCGTGGACGGGGATTATTGTTTCAGCGCCAAGACGGCCAGGGAGATTCTAGGCGGCATCAATCAGCCCACACTGAGAAGGCTCTGCAAGAAGTACGGGGTGGTTCCCCGTATGGAGTCCAGAAAGCTGCCGTTCTATACCGTGAACGACATCAGACGCATACAGAAAGGGAAACACAGTGAAAGAGCTTAAGGAATATGACATCGAACGGAGCAAAGCCTTGCAGGATCCGTCCTATGTGCCCAGAGCAAACGCAGACTACGACATTGATGCCCTCGTATCGGATACAATTGATGATCTGATCAATGCCGGTTACGACATTCTTAAACTGGATGCCATAAGCGTTACCGAGAAGGTATTGAAATTCACCAAAGGGCGTGTATCGGATTATGCGGTCCGCCTGGTAGCGGAAAGAAACCTGCTCGCAACCCAGTTGTTTTTGGTGTTGTCGGAGGAAGAGCAGAACGCGTGCCGGGCGCTGTACGAACATGGGCTTCAACTACTGCCGTCCAACATGATGAAGTTGTTCAACAACCGGCAGCAGCTTCTGGAAAAAATACAGAACATGGAAGCGGAGAAAGCGGAACTGAAAAAGACGATCCGCATGTACAGATCCAGGTATCTGAAAACCCGCGCAGAACTGGGCAATCTGAAAAAGCTCAGTAAGTGAAGTCCTTAGCCAGCAGATTCTGGGAGTATCCCACTTCTGCTGGCTGTAATTCTGTCATACCACCGGAATCAGGTCCCTGCAACCAGAATCCGTAATATTGGTTGCCCCCGTTTTCCTGAAACACCATGTCGAATTCCACCCAGCCTCCGCTTGATGCCTGATAAGTGCAGATCTCATTCTGACTGCCGGAAGGTCCTATATGCTGTCCGGTGGCGGTCCCGAATCTCACTGCCAGATAGTCGTCCTGATTCGCGTACATGATCCAGGTGCCCGCCTTGTTCAACCTGATGTATCCCTGCATGCGCACCATGAAATAGTTTGTGTATCTTCCCACCTGCGTAGGCTGTCCATCGGTCAAGGTCAGCAATGACGTGAGAATCTTCGGCTGATTTGCTCCACCGTTGCGGTTCCAGTTCTGTACTGCCTGCTCGAAGTTGTTGAAGCCCGGAGCCTGGTTCAGATCCTGATACACCATCTTGCCGACAATGATTGCCGACCTCTCCATCTGGTACACGGGACGAAGCTCCGCCTGACCGGTCTGCATGAAGTCCTGCTGGTGTCTGCTGTTGATTCTGCTCACTGTTATGAACATCAGATTTCCCTTTCAGTCAAGTCATGGTACTGGAGGATGCCAGGCGCGGGATCGAACTCCAGTGTCAGCTGCGTACCCGCGTAATCCCTGTAGCAACCCGGCCCTACAATCAACATCCTGTCAGTTGCGCTCGTGTACTCAAAGGCAGCATTGCATGGCTTGCCGTTGACAGTCCAATTGGAGTCGTCATCATATGCCAGTCTTCCATTGCTGCCACCACTCTTCCAGCCTTCCGCATCCGGCTCCCACAGGTACATGTACATGTCGCTCTGGTCACCGGAAACATAGTGCGTGCCGATCCTGTACTTGACATTGGCCAGGAACTTCACGGCAAAGAACACCTGGGCACGGCGTACAGACGTATCGAAGGTGGTGACCACGTAGCTGGACATCCTGCCGGACTCGCAGTTCATATCCCAGGTAAACGGATCGACCCATGTGCCGCTGCCTTTCGGCAGGGAGGCCTGCCACACGCCCTTCACCATATCCGGATCGGACGTGGCCCTGATGCCGCCGCTGTAAGACGACCTGAACAGGAAGCGCTGAGCAGTCTGGGTCTGGAAGCGTTCCTCCTGTCCTCCCAGTATCCGGTTGTCGCCCTTGAATGGTACGACCGTGTTGCGAATCAGGTTCTGCGCCGGGGGCTCCAATCGTTCTCTGGTAACCAGAAACATATTACGAGTCCTCCCTTACTTCAGAATACGCCCAGACGCAGGCAATCGGATTGTCACCGTCGGTGGCCCTGGTGAAGTATAGTCTGTGACTTGTAAACCTGGCCTTGTTGTCCGGGATCTGATATGTCCTGGTCGTCTTGTTGGGCCAGGAGCTCTCTGTCCTGGAATCCAGTATGGTCCACCCGTCGTCTTCCGCGTTCTTCCCTTCCAGTCGCCATGCCAGAGGGCCTCCATAGCTGGCGGAGCCCTGTATGACGTACTCCCGCACCCGTACCGACCTGCTCGTGTTGGTCCACTGCAGCCAGCATGGTATGCTTGAATTGCAGCCCCACTCGCTGGTACGCCAGCCGTCCTCGGGGTTGAACGCCATCCAGGCCAGCGTATCTCCGTATTTCTCGGAAGATGCGCTGACAACCCAGTTGTCCTGTGTATACCCGGTCATGTTGACGGGGCACACCAGCAATGAAACAGGAGCTCTGCTGAGACCGTCCATCATATCGGCATCATAGGAAGGAACGCTGCCGATATTGTCAGTGTTGCGAACACCAAACCGTTCCTGGGTCTGGGTGTAACCATTACGCGAGGTTTCCACCAGCTTGGTCCTGGGGGAGTTCCTGAAGATGTCTGCCTGCGGAATGCGCACCAGCCTGACGTCGGGAGGGGTTGCTTTCGGTCTTGTAACTACGAACATGCGTCCTCCTACTCAGGGGAGAACTGATTCACATGGACGTCCTGCCAATCATCGTCACCGCTGTTCCTGTACCGAAGCTGATAGGCGGCCTGTCTGCGGGTGTCACGTCCGTATCTCCCGTAAAACTCGAACGGGTAACGCCCGACCCCGAGCTCAGCAGTGAAGAACCTGCTGTCCCTGGACTCCGACTGCACTTCCAGGAAGCCTTCGTAGTTTCCCACTTTCAGCGCCAGCTGCATGGCCTGAAACGATGCCCCGAACTGGATCTCCTGCGGTCGATCTGAAATGAAGTAGCCGCGCATCCTGACCCAGAAGTAATAGAGCGCCATCTGCACCTGGGTAGGCGTGCCTTCCCCCATGTTCAGCTTCTGGGTCTTGATCACGATGCTGGGCTTGCCTTCCACAGTCAGCACCTGTTCCCACAGAAGCGCAGCCCTGTCGTAGGAGTAGAATTCCTGCTGAGCAACAGCGTCCTGATACAGCAGGCCCCGGCGCACCGGCCAGGGCTTTATTCCGGCCAGGTCCGTCGACTCCACTTCCTCGAAGCTGGTCCTGGACAGGCTGATAAACACTACACCACCTCGGTCTCGCTGCAGTTCAGACACACCCGGATGCCGCGCACAGTCGCGGACACCTCCATAGTGTACCCCTCCGGAATCAGCATTTTGTGGTTCATGGCAACGGTCTCCAATGAGACCAGCCCGATGGAGAACTGAAACACGATGTCACCATCCGGATTCTTTCGTATGAACGTCAGATTACCGTCTGCGTCGGACTGATTGTATGCCTCCACGGTGATGATCGCCACTTCCTTGCCTGGCACAGCCGGGATGATCTGCTGAGAGACCGCCACGGCGACCAGCACCACGGTACCGACAGTCCAGGCGCAGTTGATCGGATCGTCCACCGCCGTTTCCTCAGTGGAATAAGCAGCCACGTCCCGGGATTCCTGCACGTACTGGGTAATGCGTTCCCTGGTTTCGGTGTTGGACAGTTCCGGATCCGTATAGGCGTAGTCGCTGGTGGACGGGTTGGCTTTCGCCGTATACCGCCAGGTGCTGCCGTTGGCCCATCCGACTGAGGTCTCCGTATCGTTGGCGGTATTCCTGGTGTAGGAAACGCTGTTCGCCGCGATCTTGGCAGGAGATCTCTGCTTGTAGATCTCCCAGCGCTGGATGGACTGGTCGAAGTTGAAGGCGATGATGCTGGTGTCCTTGATCCAGCGACGGTTCTTGGCGCTGGCCTGCTTGTTGACCAGGCTGTACACCCCGTTGAACTCGTCCTGCTCCGTGTCGAAACCGGTGACTTCGGTTTCAGGTGCGCCTTCCGTTATCGCCGTGTAGTTCTTGTATGCCATGCTCTGATCCTCTATCCGAAAATAATTGCCTGCTGCCTGGCTATGGCCACCATGCGCGCCTCCAGGTCCTTCATTTCCGCCCTGAACTCCTCGAACTGGCTCAGGATGGACAGAAGCTCAGCTGTATCAGGCAGAGGCAGGCCGCCGGCAGTATGTCCGTCACCGATGTAGATACGCTTCTCGTTCACATCGAAGACCATTACGCCTTCCGGATAGATCATGCGGATGTCGGCCAGCCGCCTGGGTAACGCATGGATATGTTCTTCTGTCGCCATTTTCCAGTTTCCTCACCTTTATCAATAACGGGCCGTCATTGTCTGTTCAACCAAACCGGCTGGGAATCGACAGCAGTTTGCCGAACGGAACCTTGCTCTGGTTTTCCTCCTTGAACCCGATCTGCGGCGACCTGACCATACGCCTCTGAAAGAACTGCCGCATGCGCTCCTGACGTGCCGCACGGTCCTGTATTACCGAACGCGGACGGAAACGGGCGCCCATCTGAAGGGCTCTGTTATAGCTGTCCCTGGCCTGTTCAAATGTTGGTGTGTCCGCCATGCTCGTCACATTCCCTGCATTTCAAAATTCTGTACTCTTTGGCCGGAACAAAACGAGTCAGCCTGGTGCCGTCCTCCGTAACAGCGCGCACTGCGTACACAACGGCCTGGCTGTGGTTGCGGGGCGTGTACATGCACTTGTAGCACTGCTCAATAGGAACTCGTACCACTTTGCGGTTCTTCACATCAAAGAATGAAATGATCTTGCTCAAGCCGTACCTCGCTGTTCTGCACTTGCATGCTGCTGTCTTGGTGTTGTCGATCAGTGTGTTCTTGACCTGATCTATGAGCTGGTCCTTCTCCTCCGCCCTGCTGGTCAGGTACTGGTCAATGGAAGACTGAGGCTCCCGCTTGAACCCAAGCCAGTTCCTGGTGGTCGGAAACGTGCTGATGTACTTCTGCACTGTCACATTGCGCTGATCAGGCGGAAGATGGTCGTGAGACTTGTACCGGATGCCGCGCCCGATCACCTGGTCGGTCTTGGCGTTGTTGAAGTGCGGCTCCAGAATCTGAATCAATCTGGTGCCCTTCAAGTCCAACCCTTCCGACGCCGAGCCGGATCCCAAAATCACCGGGACCTCTCCCTTGTTGTAGGCGTCCACGATGGACTTCTTTTCAGCAGTGCTGAGCTGACCGGTAAACTTGCGGTACGGTATCCCTTCCTTGTCCAGCAACCTGCCGTAGGAATCGATGCCGGAGCCGAGATAATTGCTGTACACCAGCGCACGGAACCCCTTGTTGTCCTTCATGCGCTTCTTCAGCTCCTGCACCGCTCTCTTGATCTTCTCTCCAGGCTCCACAGGCTCAGCAGAGAACGCCTCCGGTGTGTTGGCCACCTGTCGGACGCCGGAATAGAACGCGTTCAGGGACTTCGCCTCCGCCTTGCTGGGAGGCAGGTTGTGGGTCAGCTTCCAGAACAGCGCCGTAGGCATGGCCTGCGTCACGTACTTGTAGGTGCCGATCTGCTGCTGGTTCATGGGAACCTCGATAACCTCATCCTTCCGCTCCGGCTTCTCGACGTCGGCGTCGAAGATGTCCACATAGGGCGCCATCTTTTCCCGGAGCTCGTCAGCGTTCTTCAACTCGTCCACGACGCCGGGTTTCACACCGTGAACAAGCCTGGCCCACAGCCCGGGGCGCACTTCCCGCTCGTTGATGTAACGATTGCGGAACTCGCTGCGGTCACTGGGTACGACGCGCTTACGTGCAACCAGATTCACCAACTGGGACCAATCCGCAATGTCGTTGTATGCCGGAGTGCCAGTAAGCCCGATCACGCGGCCGGCGTTCTGTAGCTGCTCCTTGATGTACTTCTGCCTGGCGGTGCCTTCGTTGCGCAAGGCGTGGGCCTCGTCGATGATGACCGTGTTTCCTGCCGGAACCTTGTACTTGCGGGACACTGCGGTAGGGAGCGACCAAACCTCCACCGAAGGTCCTCCCTTCTTATGCTTGGCCAGCTCCTTACGGAAGTTCTCAACCAGGGACGCCGGCGTGAACACTGTAGTGGGTTTTCCGAGGGCGTCCGCAGCCGCTATGGCTGTGAGAGTCTTTCCGGACCCTGTTGAGTGAGCCAGGATAAGATCGCGCACCAGGGCCCGTTTCCGGGCTCTTTCCTGGTGTTGCTGCAACGGCGTCAGAATTTCAGAGTACTTGATCATGATATGCTGTCACCTCGACCTATGATTGCGTACCCGGTGTGAGGACCTTGATCTCCGCTGCGGACAGTACGCGGCCTATCACAAGCGCGTAATCGATCTTATTGCTTTCCGACAGGAACCCGGTGTAAATTCGTCCCTGTATCTGGATGCAGTCAACGCCCAGCGTAGTTGAGCCGGCGCTGCCGAATACGAAACGAGTCACATCTCCGGTGTCGCTGGTAAGAAGAACGCCATCTACATAGAGCTCGGTCGTCCACTTGGATGTTTTCCTGTCTGTCCGCATAGTGGCTGCAATCAGATGTCGCTTGTTGAAGAACTCGCTGTCCACGGAGGCAGTAACTGAGTGCAGGGCATACGAGGAGTCTGCCCAGACCACCTTAATATTGCAGCTCGTCTGCTGGTTTCTGTAATCTACGCTGACAAACAACCCGGCAGTAACCCGATCTCCGGTCCCGTCCAGTGCTGCTCCCTGTGTGAGCAACGGGAAATAGTGCAGCAGCCCGTCGTTGTTCGGCAGAGGGAAATAGCCGCTGGCAATGAACGTATGCGCTACGGGCGTTCCTCGCAGGTCCAGTGCTGTGGTTATGCCGGACACCTTGCTGGCGTCCGCCGCCTCGAACGCCCCCCGGTCAGTGCGGACGTTCGTTTTCGTGATGAGCCGCACCCGCTCCGCCTCGGACGGGTAAGACCAGACGGTGCAACCGATGGTTAAATCCATGATTTGAATTTTATACACGTAGCCGCTGTTGCAATTTGGAAGCCCAACAGTGGTGGTTCCGGTTCTGACAGTATTGCTCGTATATGCAACTTCGCTGCCATTCAAAAAGGTGCGCATCGCATCGCCTTCAATGTTTAATTCGATGATATGCCGCCCTTGCAGGCGAGTATCACCGGAGTAGGCAATGCTTCCTGTGTGCTCTGCGGTAGGATTGCTAGCTGCCCTTAGCAAGTTGCTGAAAACTCTTATGGTGTTGTCGCTGTAACAATACACACCGAACGGAAAGTTAGCAGCTCCGGCATAAAACACAGATGCTTCGCCGCTCTCTTTAGTAATCTCAAAATCGAGTAAAAACTTATAATCATGCGTCGGATCGAGTGCTTCCTGCACCACCGCCTGACAGTCATAGAAAGCCTTGGCTTTCTCGGCAAAGTTTTCAGGAACAGGCGACGGCCACGGATTCGACGTGTCGTACAGATCGGAGTATGCCGCCTGCCAGACGGTTTCCCCGGTGGTATCGTTGCGGATGGAAGCGGCGAAAATGTTTCCCGGATAAGTTGTAGCTCCTGACGTATAAGTCACTGTTGCTCCATCAGGCAGAGGCTTGGTCTGGTCTTTTACTGTGCTGCCGTCACGGGCATAAACAACCATACGCACATTTTGACCGACCTTGATAACTTTAATGCCGACGATATCTCCCGTTATGTGCATAGTTCCCACAGGATACAACGCATCTTTTGTGCCGTCCGTTTTCAAAATCTGTACGCTTGGCTGGTAGGCTTTAGTAGTGGCATAATAAGAGCAGCGCAGACAGCCAATGTTGATGTAGCCACTAGCGTTTTCCCTAAGCAGTGTAAAATCGACAGACAATGTAAAATCATCTGTTCCGATTCCGTCCTGAGCGGTATACGAATCGGTAAACGTCATCGGGTCTGCCGCGAAGTTACGGAAAGGAAGTGCACGTTGGATACCGGCAGGATAGGGCAGCGCCGGGTACTTGACATACAGATCTGCATGAGTCGCATGCCACAGCTCGGTACCCGCAGTATCGTCCACCAGTTCTATCGCATGGAACGTAACTGGAGCCTGAGTAGTGATTACCCTGTCGTATTCCGAAGAAGCAACACGTTCTCCAGTCTGTTCATACTCCGTGCCGTCCACCGTGATCTTCAGCGTGGTACCAACCACGGCCAGCGTCACCTCGTGCCGTCCTGCTAAAGAAGGCTGGAACGGTGTGTACACAGTCAAGCCGTTCGTAAACGAAAAGGTGCCCAAACTGAACCTGGAGCCTCTGGTGTCCTTGTCCAGCGTAGCCACAACGCGTCCGTTGCTCTGCAGCATGAGCCAGTAACTGCCATCCGCAAAATCTTCCGGCACCGTGAAATCGAACCTGAAATGGTAGTCGTTCTCCCAGGGCAGCCCCCGCAGTGCAGTCTGAACAGCAGACCACTGGTACGAGATCGAGAAGTCCCTGTCGGCGTAGTTGGCATGAGTGTCCTTGTACTCCGCATACCATACCGGAACATCGGCGTCTGGCTTCAACAGGACGGCGTAGTCGATCCCGATATCGGCAGCGGTGACGCTGTCCTGCGGGAAAGGAATGGACAGCCCCGTGGTCTTGGACGCCTTGAACTCGTTGTCCAGGTACAGCGAAGCGGTCCCGCCTGTCACTTCCAAACGGATCACATGCCAGCCAGTCCACTCTGACAAAGTGACATAGTTGCGGATATAAAAAGAGGCCTCACCCGACGATACCAGGTCATCTAATAGCTTCAGTGGAGTCTGGGACTGGTTATTAAACACCTGGCCGGTGAGGCCATCTTTAATATACAATCTTATTTCAAAAATCCAATCCCCGGATCCGATTTCAGTCAGCTTGTCCGTGAACCCGTCCCAGGTCATCGGGTCCCCGTCATAGGATCTCAGGTCGGAAGGGTGCAGCTGACTCCACCAGCTGCCGCCGAACGCCGGATGCACAGCAAGTATACAGGAGGAATCCCTGGCCAATTTCAGAAAGCTGTTCACAGTTCAGAAACCTTCCAGATGTTGGTGATGAACATACCTACCGTACCGAATTCCCCTTTCAGGGTATCACGCGCGTCTTCTGAGGCCCTGGAAAGTGTAAGCCGCCCTGATCCATTGACCGGGACTTCCACCACCGTCAGCGCTGCGGAAACGGGCACTACAACAGCTTCCTGTTCCACATCATTGATACTTGGAACCAGTACGACGTTCCCAGTGGTCGTCTGATCCTTGCTGACAACACGGAGCTTGAGCTTCTGCAGCTGGTAAACCTGGTCGAAAAAAGTCAACATGTTGACTGTTCCGTTCAGCTCCCAACCGGTCCCCAGTACGGAGTCCTCGAACTGCAAGTCGACAGCGGGGTCTGCTTCTGTGAGAATGGCGGTATTGTCCTGTAGCTCTTGAAGGGTATTCTCAAGGCCGATCACATCCGTGATCTCATGCGTGTGCTCCAACGGAGCCTTGTCGTTGATGCTCGTATTGATCGCAGCGAGGTCCAGTGAATTCAGTTGCTTTTTCCACGACGACCAGGGTTGCGTATTGCTTTGCTTCTGACGGGTTTCTGTATACTCAGTATACAGGTTGTAAACTGTCTGTCGGATGAGGTCTCCTTCGGTATCCACACGCACCCAACCTTTTATAGTGGTAGCCGGTCCGTGTATGGTCGCACTGTCATCGATATAGTATTCCCCTGGAGTAACCAGAGTATCGAAATCTGTACCGACAGAAAGTCTCTTCACAAACGGCATATCAGCCCATTCCGTACCGTCCGCAGTCTTGCGTAACAGCTGCCCTGCGGCACCTTCAGCAGTCGGTACCGGCAGCTTAGCAGCCAAGGCCTCTGTCAGCTTGCTGTCCTCTGCAATTCGGTTCTGGGTCTCCTGGGCAAGTGACTCATTGAGCGTACCCACCGAGGCATCCAGTTCAGCCACTGAACCGTTGATCTCGCTTATGCTGCTTGTGAACTGCTCGTCGGCCGCTTTCCGTTCGCTGCTCTCGGTAGCGATCTTCTGTTCCAGCGCTTCCTTCGTTTCCGTAAGTTTCTGAGTGATCTGGGCATCCGCTGCCTGGAGCCCGGTCACAGCCTGTTCCAGGTCCTCAGTCAATTTATTGTCCGCTGCGATACGGTCAGCAGTTTCCCGGGTCAACGATTCCTGTACAGTGCCCACGGCCGTGTCCAGTTCGGACACCGTGCTGTTGAGCTCTTCCACACTGGAGATAAGCTGCCTGTCCGCAGATTGGCGGTCACTGATCTCAGTGTCGATCTTCCGTTCCAGTCCGTCCCTCACTTCCTTCAGAAGCTGATTGGTTTCCGTATCGGCGGTCTGAAGTGCGGACACGGATTGCTCCAGATCGGAGGTCAGCTTGGCATCCGCCTCGGCACGCGTCGTCGATTCCTGAGACAGGGACTCGCTGATCGAAGTGACGTTGGAAGTCAGCGCAGCGTCCGCGTCCTTTCGTTCCTGGGTCTCGGTTGCAATAGCTTGTTCCAGTGCGGAAGTGTCCGTAACAAGTTCCTTGCCGTCGAACACCAGATTGCCCTCGGACTCGCCGAGCTTGTCCAACGTCTCTTTGTTGGTGTGCTCATGGGCCTTGCTGACAGCGTCCTCCACCTGGACTGCCGTTGCGGTTCCGATACTCTCGGCGCTGTCAACTATACCGTTGCCGTTCTTGTCATAGACGGCCTTGGTCATGTCTCCGCCAGCTGTGACGGAGTCCTTGAGCTGGTCGATCTCCTGCTGGAGCAGGTCGTCGGCTTCCATGCGGTCACTGATCTCCTTCTCCAACGCAGTGCTGAGCATGTCCAGCTCGTCCGGGATGCAGTCCTGATTGGGGCGACCCTGCACCTGTATCCAGAACTGAAACGAAGCGGAGCAAGTGGACTCGACGTCCTTGATCTTGTATCCGCGCAGACTGAACACGGCCGGAGCCGCATGCCTACCGGCCACGTACTTGTAGAAGTTCGAGCTGAAAGTGTCAATCGGCACAGTAATCTTGTTGCCGACCACGCTGTCAGCCGCGATGGACGCTTTGGCCAGCGGCTTGTCGGTCGTGCTGAAACTCGGCGTAACAACTGCGGACCAGGACAGCCCCAGCGCTTCCATATCGATGGGCTGTTCCCCATTACGGGTCACACACTCGAACACCAGTTCATAGCTGGTGGCGTAACTCAGCACCAGAGAACAGGGCACGATCGTGCACCCTGTCAGAGACACCGGATCATCAAAATACAAAAGCACTGGAAGCCTCCAATCCGTTACAGCGTTTCAACTTCTTCCCACTGCCAGAGCCCTTCAGAACCAGGTTCATAAACGCAGGCCGGCATATCGGACTTCGCCAGATACACCTTCCCGTTGTGGGTGTAGTACAGGTCCTTGGTCACATCCATTCCGAAATAGAACCTTTTAGGTTCTTCAAGCGTTCCAGGAGCCGGGTCGATGGGCCGGTAAATTGCCAGCATGCCTTCCGTGCCCGGGGCCTGGTGCTCCAACGAGTCCACGTCCTGAACGACACGATAAGGGAGTCCCTCGTGATTCACGATTTCACCCTGCTGATAGTGATGATTCGCTTTCCAGGCCGGACACACCGGGGACAGGGTGAACGCCGTGGCCTCGTCTTCCAGCGGGATGGACGTGGAAACGGCACGCATCTCCTGTTCCTGTTTCAAGGCGGCATAGAGCTGACGTGCCTGATACTCGGCGCTGGGTGCTGGCACTTTCCCGGCAAGATACCATCCGCCATCCGCTGCCTGTTCCACGTCCATCAGCGACATGCCGATGGATTCATAGAACTCCACATCATCTCCGAGCCCGACATTCACAGCACCTGTGGTTTCATCGACTATCTGTGCATATTTAAGCATATGTAAATCCCCGTTAAAGTGTTTATCGCGCCACGTAAAACTCGCCGATCGTAGCGTCGGAACATTTTACAACGTCACCGGACATTACCGGAACCATCGACAGTCTGCTGGTGTAGAAATTGCCGCCGTTGATATTGAGCTGTATACCATCCGCATATATCCACCCGTTCGACGGACACGTGTATCCGGCCGATGATTTCAGTGCGCTTGTGCAGTCTACGGCGCTTCCGACTTTCGGCGTGCACGCCGCGTTCGTCGTAATCCGTTTCCAGGATGCCCACGCGTTGTTGGTGTAGCGTCGGACAAAGAAATCATCGGTGTTAAATCCGTAAAAAAATTGCAGGGCATGATTTCCGGCCGGGATTGCTCTTACCGTAACCCAGCCTTGATTATTGCTTGCTCCTGTAAACGGTCCGTTTGTGCAATTTGCACCGTTCGCAAAATAGAAACCCTGTGTTAAAGCTGTATTGAAATTGAGATTTGGCTCCACGCTGCTTGTCGGATAGACGCCGACAGCTTCCAATATGTCTTCTGTAATAAGTTTTGTCCACGGCTGCCACGTATACGCGCCATTGTCCCAGGATGCGGTGCGTATGTAAACAGTCGCGGTCTGTCCTGTACTGACGATTTGCGGTATCGCCATTTGAAGAACACGGTTCACGGTACCGGCCGCGTTGTAGTAACGGTGCACGATAAGATGGAACGGACCGTTGGCCGGCGCGTTCACGTTTGACGTGTTGTCGCCGTAGGAAAAATAATATGAACCCGGGCTGGTTACATTATTATAGTCGGATGTACCGGTTGCAAGCTCGTTGTTGCCGGATATCGTCATCCAATTCGTCCAGGTTTCGGAATACCGCCAGCGATAGTACATAATGTGATTACCTTCGCTAGTTCCGCTGCGCATGTAAAATATCTGCACATAGTGCGTGTTTCGCACATTGTACACGCAAAGTACACCTGTACAGTTGGCGTCATCGCCCAACGGGCCATTCGGATGCGCACCGTTAGGAAACCAGTACACGCCCTGTGTAAGAAACGTATTAAAGTCGCTGGTTTGCGTTGTATACATGGATACGTTGGGATAAATACCGGTGTTCGCAAGGTTCGTTTCTGTTTCCAGTGCGGACCCTGATATGTCGCAAACACCGGTGGCAAAGTCGACGGTGAGCGGCCTGAGAGAATTATATGAACCGGTCTGATTTCCGGCGTCCGTAAGCATCAAGTATAAATCATTACCGTCGTTTCTCCAGAATGCACCATAGTCGCCGTAAATCAGCCGGAACGAGTTGGTTGTATTGGACAGTATTTCCCCAGTCGATGTTATACTACCAGCTACTGTCAGCCCCCCGGACGTGACGGACAACGTATTGGACACCGAAACCTTTCCACCAAGCGTGAGTGTATCCGCCGTATTCTGCACAATGCGGAATGTGTAGTCAGACTCTGAATCGTTGTAATGAAAGTCTATGAACGGAGTTGAGCTTGTTATTTCGATACCGCTGCTGAATGTCGGATGGTAAAGCGGCGCGTATGTTGTTGTTATTACATTACCCTTACCATCCTTAGTCGCTCCGCCATTTATATTGCACTCGCTTGTAGCAAAGTTTAACTGAAGTGGTCTTGAAGCCGTCCAAGAACCGTTTTCATCATCTTGGGCGGTGATCATTATAAAAAAATTACTTGCATCTTTTCTAAGTATGACACCATATCCATCTGCATTATTAAAGCGAATACCATTCGACGAGCCCAGCTTCAGTTCGCCGGTCATCTGACCACCTGTTAAAGATAGCTTTCCCGGATGCGCGGACGAATCTGCATTGTGTGCGGAAATTTTTGCATCAATGGTTTCATCAATGTCACCGCCGGACGGTGCTGTCCATACAGGCATACCGGCAGGTGGCTCGTATGCAGCCTCCCTATCAGGAACTGCAAATGCTTTGCCACCATAACGAGCGCCCGCTGTAACACGGATCTTGTTGGCCTCCCCTTTGTAGTACCGTCCGCCGTCGCTGGTGTTGCCCCCGAACCAGAACGGTGTATTGGAGTCGAACGGCACAAAGTCCCCCGTAAACGGGACCTGGAGCCATGGGGAACCATTCAGGTAATAGTTCAAGCTCCACCCCGAGGACGTCTTCTGTTTCTCGACCGCGATGAAGTGCCATTGGTTGGCAGCACACGGCGTTGAAGCGTTGGGCCAGTTCGAGGCCTTGATCACAGAAGCCACATACCCGCCGGTATCCTGTTCCAGGGTCTGATCGTCGGCGTTCCAGGTAAGCCCAATGCTATGACTGCCCCAGTCCCCGTTGTTCTCGGTGAGGATATAGTTCCACCCGGATGAGTTGGCCACAGGTTTGATCCAGGCGTCGATCGTCCATTCCTTGTCGGCTGCGAAGATGCTGGCCACTGGGAGAACTGCAGTCAGGTAGGAACCGTTGCCGTCGAACTGCAGATTGCTGTCACCAGTTAATGTGACTCCCTGTGTCGTGACTGCAACAGGTGACGCGTTACCATGAGCGGAATCGGTGAGCTCGTTCTGCAGCAGCAGGAACACATCCTCGCCGTTGCCCTGGTCAACGCCTTCCTGGTAGCTCAGCACGTCTCCATCCTTGCCACCGGTGGGAAGCAGCCTGGACTCGTCCACCGGAGGTGTAACCTCGCCCTCTCCGCCGGCTGCAAACAACACATACCAGATACCGGTCATATCGGCCTGAGTGATGTTCTTGCTGGCCAGAATGCTGGACACGTCGATCCTGGTGTAGGCGCCGTTGGTCGTAATGGCCCCGTTAGGCAAGGACCACTGGTTGCCTTCGTTGTCCAGGACGCCAATCACAGTGTACGCGGAGGTCACTGTGACAAAGGCCGCGTTCTGGTCGTTACCAGTGGATTCCACCTGCACGTCATCCTTGTCGAACGACATGCGGGGAGCCCCGGCGGAGGCGTCTCCGGCAACCCACACTCCCCAGCCCTGGTTGACGTAGCCGCGCACCCAGGTCTTGCCGGTAGTGAGTTCGGTAAGATACTGTGTCCGGTACGAAGTTCCGTCCACGGTGGCAGCATACACACGAAGCAGGAACGCAGGAGCCTCCTCCCCTTCCGGGAAAGGTGCGTTCGTGTAGCCAGTTCCTCCCTGAAACACCACGCTGCACTGATCCGTAACGGTATTCAGATCCTTGGCCTGCGTAGCTTCGTACGCAGATTCGGGATAGATGCCGACGTCAGCCACTTCCTGCTTGGTCAGGTACTGTGCCGCGAGACCCAGCAACTTGTCCGACATGAAGTCGTTCACTGCCTTGGGGGTCGTGGCCTTGTCCTCTGCTGCGGCGTCCGTTTCAATATCGTGAGACAGCATTCCCAGAACAGCGGGCTTGACCAGCTCCGGGTCAATCACGCCGTTCTTCGCTGTCACAACTTCCCTGGTGCTGTCCAGGAGTTTAAGACTACTTGCTTTCATGCGTTGCGCTCCTTACGCGGTAGCGACCACCGGGCTCAGCATCCCGATTTCCAGAGAGACGCCGGTGAAGCCGAATCCGCTTCCGAATTCCAGTGTGAGTACGAGGAACGTGGTGTCGACCGCATTGCCCTCGCCCTGAGTCGCCTGAGTGATGTCGGGCATGATGTACTCCTTGCCGCTGCTGGTGATGAGCCAGGCTTCCAGGAAGGTACGGGCCACGGTGGCGGCGTCAGCGCTGGCGCGATTGATGCGGACGACCACGGTTCCATCATTACGGTACGCATAGAACTCTCCTGCGGTCGGCCATGTCGTGTCCGTTGTGGTAAGGCTGGAGAGCGCGATGGTTTCCCGGTCGATGGTATAGGTCTGCTTGACCTGATCTGCGGTGGCCAGCTTGACGTTCTGGATGGACGGGACTCCGCTCTCGACTTTGATCGATTTCAGCAGCGTGGCCTGGTCGTCGGTGACGTCGGCAATGTCAGCAAGATTGAGCGTGATGTTGCCGTCCACGGCCGCAACACCGTTGACAGTAATCGACGTATCCGGCATGTAGGTCTTGATGCAGTCCGCCGGCTCCAACTCGGAAGCAGCCGTAGTGGTGTTGACCAGGTAGTTGCCGCAGACGCTCTTCCAGTAGCTCTCTTCCGGAGCCGGATCCGGGTCTTCCGCCGGACGGGAGATCACAATGATCTCTCCGGGCTGTACCTCGGTCAGACTCTTGTCAGTGGCCGCCTTGCGGAGCAGCGTGGTGAGATCACTGGTACCGTCCGCTTCCACGGGCAGCACTTCAGTAATCGCAATCGGGGGCAGCTGCGCGACCTTGATCTTGCCCTGGGCGTCGAGGGTCGGGATACCGTTGGCGGCGTTCATTGCAGCGCCGGCATAGGTCATCGGCCCGGTAATCGAAACAGCACCGCTCATGGTGACCGTGTCGGACATCGTCACGGCGCCGGTAAACGAGTTCTCGGTGGACGAGAACCGGATGGCCCCGCTGGTGGCCTGGAAGCTGAACGATCCGGTGGTGGTTGCAACCACGTCCGAAGAGTTGGTCAGCATCATGAACGTGCCGGCAGTAACACCGATCGCATTGGACTCACTGACGGTCAGCGTGGAGTCCGTGGTAAAGGCCCCGGTCTTGCTGTCGATGGAGGTCACGCCAGTCGCCGGCAAATCCGGCAGCTTGGCAAGCGGAACCTTGCCGCTGGCGTCGAGCTTCAGGAGTCCGTTGGCGGCGTCCACGGAAGCGCCGTTGAGTTTGTAGTCGGTGGCATTCACGGCCACCGAGAACTCGGCTTCAGTGCCAATTGTGAGATACGTGGTGTCTCCATCCAGAGAAGTCACCTTGATCGAATCCGCAAAGAGATCCAGGGACTCAGCACCGGCACGGACGCCTCCCTTGCTGTTCTTCAGCTCGAACTCGGCATTGGTGACCTTGAACCCGGATGTTCCATTGGTCCAGTTCACAGTGGGTGCGGAAGCCATGACCGGCTTCAGGAACACGCCGTCCGTGACCTTCAGCACCTTGTCGGCACCGATGGTCAGCGTCGAGTCAACCGTGATGGCGCCCTTCTGGCCACCGATGGAAGCTACGCCTTCTTCCGGAATCTCAGGCAGGAACTTGGAATCGACCTTGCCCTGAGCGTTGAGGATCAGGATGGAGTTCGCGGTATTGGGTGCGTTTCCGTTGTACCCGGAAATGCCGGCAGTCAGCGACACCGGGGCGTTGAACACGGTCTTGCCCGCAATGTTGATCTGCTTGTCCTCGCCGTAGACGCTGATAAGCAGGTCACCGGCCATGACGTCGAGCTTCATGTCGCCCTGCGCTGCGGTCAATACGAACTCGCCGGTGGAGGCGGTGATGCTCTGGGTCGCAGCAGTGTTGCGGGTAATGGTGTTGGCGATCTGCAGCTGGCTGGAGGCCGACATGGAAAGGTCGGCGGAAAGCGTAATGTCCCCGGCCTTGCCCCCGATGGAGCTGACGCCGGCGGTGAGTTCTCCGCCGGGAAGATTGGTAAGACGACTGCCATCCAGCGCCGGAAGCACACCGTCTTCCGCAACGACGACCTTCAGTCTGGGATTGAGAAGCTCATAGGAATTGTGTTTCATGTTGGTATCTCCTTTATGCTCGTGCTTTTGCACTGGTGAATAAAATGTTCAACGTGCGTCCCGTGAAATTGTACCCGGGACCGAAATCCAATGTCAGTTTCTGTATCTGAACCGTTCCAGCGGAACTGGCGATTTCGACCAGGGTCTCGGTATCGGGTGCCACTTCCTCGCTGACCTGGTTCTTGACCATGTTCATTCTGGTAAGGTTGGTGACCGCGTCCTGATACATGGTGCCTATCCAGACCGTAACCACCCCGTTTACGACAGTGCGGTACACCAGTTCCCCGTTGGTGGATGCTGCAATCGCCTCCTCCAGCGACATCGGGAACGATCCGGTCAGCGGTACATTCACCTCGAACTGCTGGTTGCGGAACTCCAGCTCCTCTTCCAGCTTGGCCAGCGACAGCTCCAGGATCTCCTTGGTAACCATCTGCAGGTTGTTAATCTGAACAGTGATCAAATCGTTGTACCCGGACTGCACTTCCTTGATGCTTTTCAGCAGGTTGGCAGTCTCCTGACTCACATCCTTCAGGTCACCGAGGTTCAACGTAATGTCCCCGTCGACGGCCATAATGCCGTTGACCGTAACCTGTCCTCCGGTGATGACCAGTCGATCGATCTGATCCTGCAGGTCGTTGTCACCGGCCTTGCGCGCTTCGATCTCCTCGGAGAGCGCTTCTCCGAGCGCTTCCAGAGAACTGGTGCTGCAGGTATCGACATTGATGTTGGTTCTACCCTGTACGTTGATGAGGAACTCGAATGCGACCAGCTTGGACTCCGGGTCGTTGGTCTTCGCGTAGCCGCTCATCGATAAAAGCGCAGGAGACTTCGAGCGCCCTTCCGTGTACCTGTAAAGCGACATGGAAAACAGACCTAGAGAAAACGAGAACTTGTTTCCCTGCAGGACGGAGGAATCCAGTGAAGAGGACAGCAGCACTTTGCTGTCGTTGCTGAAAGCAGGCTTGATTTCCAGCTTCCATTCCTTGCATCCCAGGGCTTCCAGGTCGATGGGCAGATTGTCCTGCGCGGTAACAGCCTCCAGCTCCACGTTGGATCGCGTCCCGTACACAAGCACCATTGCCCTGGGAATGGTTCTCGCCCCGGTCAGCGTAGTTGCGTCATCAAAAAATACTTTCATAGAGATCCTCTCTGGCGGTAGGACGTATCATTCAGCTATTCAATAGATCGTCGGCGTTACATCACATAGTCTGACCATTGAGCAAGTATAGATTCAAAGGAGAGTTCGAGATGCCTATTCACAAAGTCAGAATGCCGGACGGCAGCGTTGGATACCAGTGGGGCCGCACAGGAAAGAAGTACAAAAACCTGGAGGACGCCCGCAGGCAGGAACGCGCCATCTACGCGTCAGGCTGGAGAGAAGGGGATCAGGATAAGAAAGCAACATACATGGGAGAAAATGGAATGAACTACGAAGAATGGACCAAGAACGCATCTAACCCCAGTATCGGTGCCATTGCCGCTACAGGTGCGGCAGGCAGAGCCCTGGCGCTGGCTGCATTGCTGCACGGAGTCACCACGAAAAACCGGGCTACTGGCGCGATTGGAGGCGCCATGCTGGGATCCGGAATCGGAGCCGGGCTGGTGGGCGGAACCTCACAGGCGCTCGCAGCCGGTCGTGCGCTTCCCGGGAATCCGAACGACGCAGGCACCTGGGGAAGTGCTGCCGGTGCGCTGGCCGGTGCGATCGGAGGTGGTTCGCTCGGTTACATTCTGTCCAGTGCTGCGAAAAAGCGCCAGGAAGAAATGGAGGACGCCCGCAGGCAGGAAGACGTTGTGAAGACCGCCTCCCTGAGAAAGGGTGCGGCGCGTCAGCTGGCGATGATTCTCAAGACCGCACAGACTAAGAACGCCGCTGCAGGCGTCCAGCTTCCCAAAGCCATTCAGCCCACTGGCGGAACCGGGCTGACTGCCACCCCGCAGCAGACTGCAGCGAGTGCATCTCCGGCACCCAAACCGGCTGCTCCCGCGCTGCAGCAGGAACCGGATCTCGGCGGCACCCGTGTCGTACAGCCCGGCGACACCGGCTGGAAATACTGGAAAGAGCTTGGCGGCAACCAGCACATGCCCTACAACAAATGGCTGCAGGCGTTCCAGGCTGCCAATCCCGGCATGGACATCAACAAGCTGAAACCCGGCACCACGGTTGGACTGGGGGAAGGCGTTGAATAAGGAGGACCTCATGGAGAAATCGATTCGGCTGTGTCTTATCGCGGCGGCCGCCATCGGGATCTGCTTCCTGGTGACCGGCTGCCTTACCGGCACGACTGAGACCAAGACCACCATCACGGAATTCGACAGCGAAGGCAAGGTCGTCAAGACCACGGTCACCGACGCCAGCACCGAGAGCATCGTCGCTTCCGTGATGAACGCCACCAAGGACAAGTCGGTGGTCGTCTGGGACAACTCGTTCAAGGCGTACCTGTCCGTGTCCTGGGGCAACGTTGACAACCCGACCCCGCACGTTGACGCCGGCATCGGCAAGAACGATCGCGGGTACTTCTCTCTGCACAAGAACCATGACTCCAGTGACGGAGAACGGATGATCCAGGCTGCAAGAGCCCAGGAGATCTCGATCAAGGCCACCGGCATGGAGACCTCGTCCGGCAACAAAGGCGGGGCTGACAAGGAGACGACCAATGAAGAAGCCACGAGGACTGAAGCAAAGGTGGGAAGCACTGAAGCTGTGGATCAGAATACTGTGGTTCCAATTCTTGGGCTGATTGTGGACGACAAGAAGAAAGGAGTCGAAGCCGATGGCGGAACACCTGAACAACCGGAAGATTGAGATGGGCGTAGTGCTGCCGGTGAAGAACCAGCAGCCCGTGTTCGGTTCGGCTGCCGAATACTACGCGTTGAAAGTGGAGTGCGAAAGCGGAGACCCGGAATACTGGCTGCTGTTCACGGAGCACGAGCTGTACAGCATTCCGGTGCGCAAGGGCGGCAACTGGTCTGACAAGCTCAAGCTGGGTCGGCTGCACGAGCTGTCCATTCCCGGCAAGGACTCGACCACTCCTCACTTCGGCCGGTATCTGTGCCGGGTCAAGCGCCCGGTGCGCGGCTCAGAGGAATACGAGGAAGTGCTGCT